TCAATTCTGACTGTATTGCTTCTTCTATCGATTTGGGCGTTGTTGTCATGGCTTTTTTTCTCCTAGTACGAGATTGTCTGGTTTTTGTTGTATGATTTACATGACCTTCGGGGGTGGTAAATAGTTATTGATTTTAAACTAGAACAATCACTAAAAGCATTATACCCTATACTCGTTACAGAACTAGGGATAGTTATTGATTTTAAACTAGCACAATCCATAAAAGCATAATTCCCTATACTCGTTACTGAATCTGGGATTACAAACTCGACAACATCTTTATCAACACGCAACAATGTTTTACCATCTTCACTTAATTTAAAGTCAATACCTTTTACCATTTCCATAATTTTATTTTGAAAGTATTTTTATTTAAACCTATAACTCAACACGTTTAACATCAATAACATAATACAAGAAACACTAACGGATGAAATGTGGAATGAACCCACCTTGGTACGTACCTGGTACAGGAATCATGTTATCACCTTTACAATCCACACCTTCTATCGAAGTTATACCCTTGTACCATGTTTTCTTGTACTCATCCTGTATTTTGCCGATATCGACAAGCACGTGGAATCCACCACGTGTTTTCAAGTAGCTGACACAATCCTTGTTAAGCACATCCTCAACCTTACCACTCACGGTATCGAAATCAACACCATCGAAATCAACATCGAAGAAAACCTTCCTGCTAATTGATTTGTGGATACAGCTCAACATCTCCTGGTGTGGGTTATACCCACCGTAAGGTCTCGTGATTAATTCGGCAAGTTTAACCAAGCACATCTTGGCAGCCTTTTCATAACTTCTGGGGTTAATGTTGATATACAACGCGAGTGCTTCCTGTGGTATTTTAACGTGTTTCTGGTAATATGTACCAACTTCACATTCAAGTTGCTGAATCTTCTCGAACAAGAACTCCTTGGTTGTCGTGAACCTTTTGAGCTGTTGCTTGTCTGAATTGATATGCAACACATCCTTGCAATACTTCGACCTAGCGAACAAACCACAGTAATAACACTCTCCTTCCTCCAATTCAGGCAACCAGTCTATGAACTCCAGAAGGAGTTTCTCGTCTTTAATAATCTCGTAATTCATATTAAATTTCGATAGTAGTTTCCGCATATTCAAATGTAACAGCAACCGTCTTACCATCAACAACGATATCAATGGTATTCTCGTCCATAGACTTAAACTCGTGGAACCATTTCCTAGACAGTATCATAGAGAACTTCTGCTTGGATATCTCCCTCATGAGATTCTTCTTATTGTCGTTAACCTCCTTGACCTTCGCTGCTATAAAATCATCACAAACCCCAGGGTTAGACTTTTTGAGCGATTCTGTCAGTCGGATCATCGTGTTATAATCAAATATAGCCTCGTTAATCAACGATTCTGATATGGTGAGCGGTTTACCGGTGGCAACTTTCTTCACAACATCATCGACCTTCGGAAGGCTTGACAACCCTTTAATCTTAACGAGCAACTCGATGGCAACGTATGAATCTTTAGGTTCAGCTTTCTTCAACTTAGGCGAGAAACCAGAGAAATCGGTGAACCCTAGACCGTTCAACCAGTTAGTGGCTTCCTCCCCGTATTTCTCCACCATCGATACGCTCTTACTATCCTTAGATGCCTTGAACACCTTGTTCATCGCCTGCATCCTGCACAAATCGAACGATAATTTAGCAAGTTTAACAGCGGACATATTCTTGTACATCGAACGGTTTATAGTCGGCAAACTGCTGAAATCAATAACCATTATATTTGAATTGGGGTCTGGGACAAAAACCATAACACCGTTCGAAAACAACCTCGATGATAAATTGAAACCGATGTTACCGACAAAAGATACAGGTATCTTGGTTATGTTAACGATACCATCCTTGATGATGTTGTACGTGCGGTACACGAACGTGTTGACGATATCTATACCATACTCGTTATTTGGAAGCATGACGTGACCATCAATCCTGACACGAACCGATATATTAGCCCTATCCTCATGGTAAACAAGGTCGTCGAACGTGTACCCCTTGTTCTTATTGTTAGGTACGAACTTCAACTTGAAGTTCTCCTTCTTGATTTTCTCCAATATAGCCTCAAGCTCATTAACCGAACTTGCATTCTCCACGAGCTGCTTCTGTTCATCCGTGAACTCGTCCTTGTCCTCCATGGCGGCTGAAATCCTGTTGTACTCGAAATGCTCACTCAACGGGTGGAACAATGCACCGTGATCCTGTAAATCCTCTATGAGTTCAACAACACAGTACTTCTCGTCATCTATCATGTGACTCGTGTTCATACCTTCATTGAAACGATACGAATCATCGTAAATACACTTCTTCAGCTCTGACTTGAACTCGAACAACTTTTGCTTGCCGAACGCGTTGGCGTACATGTTGATCATCCTGACATCACCTATACTGGACAACACGTCCTCGGTATCCTCGACGCGCATCTTGTCTGACAACAGGAAAGCCAGCGCGTACATAGCCTGTGGTGCATTTGTATTACCAGAACCATCAATAGTGTAATAAACCTTATCAATATCCTGCCCAACCAGCACATGCCCGTCAACGATGCTGTACAGTATAACCTCGCCGTTGTCGATGCTATAAACGAAATCACGTGACGGTGTTTTATCCAAGGCAACCTTGATTTTCTTCGTTGACAACAGCGGCGTTGATAATTTCCTAGTAAAGGCACTATCGTAATCATCGAACGACGATGAAGTGACCTTCTCGCCACCAACAAGCGATGCCATTTCAGACAGCCTAGACGAATCAGCGTAATAACCATACTCGACGAACATCGAAGATGCAAGGCTACCGTTCAACACGGACAGGTTTTGCATCACGTCCTTCCAGCTACAATCGTTGTTGTACCCGTCCGTTAGGAATATAAGCACGTTGGGATTACTAGAACCGTAATTGTCTATGATGCTCTTGACAAGTTCAAGAGGTTTCCTGAACGCGGTGCAACTCATTGGCTTCAAGAACCTGTCGATCGCAGCGTGTAAATCATTAAGCTGTACCAGGTTTGTAACCTTCACGTTCTCCTTCAACACACCACATTGTGAATCTGAAGAGAACCACACTATTGTTAGTGTATCATCATCACGGAGCAACGAAGACACCTTGTTCTTTAACTGCGCGCGGATTTTATGCAACTCGCCGGACATGCTACCACTAACGTCAACAACAACGTAGTAATTAACACCCGTTACCTGTGGCAATGCTTGCTGCTTTTCAATACTCTGCGAATAGAGTCCATTTAATGTCGTTTTCATATATGATTAAATTAATATTAGAATTATCAACTTTACAAATTTACACAAAAAAACAACAACTCGAGATATTTTTAGTGTAAAAATCATCAACCCAACTAATCTTATTATAACTAGTTGGGTTTAATAAATTTACAAATCAGAGAAATCATCCTGAGCCTTAGTATCTTCTCCCGTACCACCTCCATCTGCTCCCTCGGTTGCTCCATCATCGTCAACATCTATGTCCTCGTCATCTTCCTCACCGCTTATCTTGTCGAAATCGACATCCTTTATGAACACGAAACCGTTTGTGCTTTCATCTGACACCATATCAACACAAGACACTGTAACACCTTCCAGATCGTAAAGCGTTATGTACAGGATGTAACGACCGGGTAGGTTGACTGTCTTGACAATCTTAGGTTGCAACATCTTGACCTTGTCGGTTATCTGAAGGTAATCCTCACCGAAAGAGATGTCGTTGGTCGTGAATATGAGTTCATCCGCACCACCTACACCGAATATCTTCACCATAACCTCCATGACCGACAGCGTTTCCTTGGATGGCGAATCTGTTGTCAGATACGTATCGTTGGCGTAATTCCTCCAGTTATCGCGGAACAAGCTCTCGCTAAGATATGATTTTAAACTCGGGACGTGTTTCTTGAACTCACCTAAATACATACAACCGTGATGTTTTTGTTATTTATATCACACCATGCCACAGACCAGAAGCTTAACGCGCTTCTCGAGGTCATCGAGCGTTGAATTATTCATTATGACTATATCACTTTCTTCCCACACGTCTATGTTGAAAGAGTCGCTTTGTTCCAGTTCCTCCCTCGGGTCGAAAACACCAACCACGACATCGAACACGCCCTGCTTGATACACTCGCGTATCTCTTCCCTGTCGCGCATACCGACGTAGATATCGTTTTCAGCAAGTATGTTCTTTGCCAACCTTGCCCTGTCATTCCTGTTGTACCAGCATATAAGCTCGTACCATTCAGACCTGTGGTTGAACCTGTCCTCGAAGCATTCCGCGACGTTCCTGTACGCGTACTTGTGCTTCAACATGTCGAATATGAATATCCGGCAAGCCGCCATTGACGAACTCTCGAACCTCATGCCAGTTAAACCACCGATGATACCCGCGACCGTATCCTTGCCGTGCCTCGCGTGTCCTATAATAAGAATTTTCATAAATTATAAAAAAATACAGTTTGTTATATTAAGCAACACCTTCTTCTATCCTCGATTTCAACCGGTCCATCTTGAAACAAACCCTAGCGTTTATAGCGTCAATATCGAATATCAACTTGGCTTGCTCCAACATTATGATGGCATCGGCTATCTCGTCTATAACGGCGTTCGTCTTCTCAACGAAATCACCTCTCTTGCGCCTCAACTTGTGTATGGCGAGGGCCAACTCGATGCATTCCTCCTCGACCATCTCCACCTGCGCGTCGACACCCCACTTGTCGATAGCCGCACGTAAAGTGTGTGTATTTATGTGGCCGCTCGCGCAAGCACGCTCGTGACAACCACTACTATTTTCGAAAGAATTACCAATGACGACGCAATTATACCTAGATAATTCATTAAACAACAACCGACCACCTATCACCCACGACCCGATATCGGTATCCATGATCACATCTAAGTCACCAACACCATCACACCGTATGATATCACCATCGAATATCTCGACACCGTTAGCATCGAACAAGCCGGTTGACACCAGCACATCACCAGACACATCTTCACCATGCGCATACACCTTGCATCTCGAATTTCCCATAAACATCATTTACATTTCAACAACAAATTAGACAACTCGGCTTTCTCGCTCTCGTTCAACTTGGATATATCCGGGGCGTTAACTTTCAAATCGAACACATAATCGCGCCTAGACGTTCCGTTAAAACCAAGACCCTTATCTTTAAGCACGCACTTGACATCGCTCAACGAAGACATCTTGTTCACCTTAACCTTGTACGTGTTGCCGAAACAAGTCTTCAACTCGATACCATCACCACATACAACATCGTGCAGGCTCACGGATTCAGAGTGGATGATGTTGGCACGCTCGTCCATGATAACATTACTAGGCAACTCGAACAACAACACCAGTTCAAGCATACCACGAGTGCCGTTGTAGCTATGACCCTTGCCGGGGATATGGCTCTGCGACATTACGTACATCCTGTGGTTTGCCTGGTGTATGCGTATGTCCTTCGTTATTATATTATCATACGTCATCTTTATGTCTATCGTGTCGGATATACGCTTGTTGTTAGTCACATCAGACACGTAGAACTCCTTCCTCACATCGAGATCCCTCAACTCCTGTATGTGGAACCTGTACTCGATGACGGCGGTCTGGTTCCGCATGTTGCCGAACGTGAAGTTAAACCCGCCGAAGTTGAACCCAGTACCATCGAACGGGTTGAAATTGTTCGGGTTCTGGAAACCATGCCTCAGATTATGGTCGTACTGCTTCTTCTTACCCTCGTCACTAAGCACCGAGTACGCATCGTTTATTTCCTTCATCTTAACATCATTCGCCGCTTTTGTTGAAGCGTCGACATCAATGTTAGCATCGGGGTGGTATTTCTTAGCGAGCGTCTTGTACGCCTTCTTGACATCTTCAACCACCGCATAATCGCTAACACCGAGAACCTCGTAATGATTCATCCAAACTGTATTTTTTTTTACTCGTTAAAGTTAAACTTATCAACGTTCAAGTACTTCTCCTCCATCGAGGATATGAAATCACGTATATCGTTGTAGGGTATACCGAACTCCTTCTCGAACAAGGAATACACACCTATGTACGAGTACGTGATGTCATCTTCGTACATGTTGTAAACGTACACTAGACTACCATCACTGTTGGTGTACAATACATCACCACACGAGTTTGGTTTACTAGATGATAAACAACTGAATATTTTAATGAAAAATTCTTCCATGTTACCGCATTTTTACTATTTGTACAAGTACCACAATTCTATGTTCTTATTCATGTCGTTAGAAAGTTTCAACGCCTTGCGCATACCAAACCATGCACTTATGTATTGTTGGCTCGTTCATTATTTGGTTACACCAATGAAATTAATTATGCCAATTCATTCCAGAATTTCACGGCTTCATCATCCATACAGCACAACAACCTCGGCATGTTGTAGTTTCTTATTGATTTCAAAAGAGGTAGGAGTTCTCTTAGAGTTAATTTATGTTTGATATCATCTTTGTACCTTTCCTTGTATAACCTCTTGAAACTATCAACACCACCAGAACAAGCACCCGTATAATCCATATACATTTGCTCTGTTATGATTGTATCTAATGTTAATACTTCAAGATTTGATACATCTTGTTTAAGTGTATCGTATTTCCTTATCAAATCTTCTATCGCTTGTTCAAGCGTATCAGCATGTGCACACAACGACCTAAATTCATCACATACCATTACAAGTTCATCGGATAGCTTTATTTTACCATCTTCAACACCATAAAACCACCTTACACCAGTATATACTTTTATTTTAGAAAATACTTCATGGTCAACAGCATGTTTGTATGACTTGTCATAAACGCATAAATCACCGTCATCACCCATAACAGTTTTGTACTTGATACCACGTATAGTGATTGATGTTAAACCTTTACATCCATGAAAAACTTTACCACAAACAATAGAACAACCGCCTATATTAGTTACAGAATCTGGAATAGTTATAGATGTTAAACCTTTACATCCATAAAAAGCAAAACCACCTATACTCTTTACCGAATCAGGAATAACAATAGATGTTAAACTATAACAATTATAGAAAGCAAAATCACCTATACTCTTTACCGAATCAGGAATAACAATAGATGTTAAACTATAACAATTATAGAAAGCACATTTACCTATACTGGTAACAGAATACGGTATAGTTATTGATTTTAAACAAACACAATAATCGAAAACATCATCACCTATCCTAGTTACATAACTAGGGATGGTAACTGTTTCTATATTTTTATTACTTACACCAATAAGAGTCTTTTTATCCCAGCTCAACACGAGATCGCCAACTTTGACAGTTTTAGATTTAAAATGTGATTTAAATACATTACTAACAACTCTACGCGCAGCCATTACGATTACTTCACTACAATCACCAAACACGCCCATAATTTTAAATTTTTTTAACGGTTATTTTACAATTATACTTTCAATAACACCGCAAATATATAACCTTTTTTTTGAAATGCAATACAACGATGTTAATATTTCTCTTAAAATAATACGGGGATAACATCGTAAAGCGTTACATACGAAAGAATAAATAACACTTATGAGCGGGATAAAGAGTTTACACGATTTATACAAGTCGAAGAGCAGCGGCTTCATATAGAAGTTGCTTTACGCCGAGATAACCATTGACGACGACATCCACGGGTCATACTTCTCGGCGAAGATGAGACCTGATTTCACGTGGGCTTATTTCAAGAAGAACGAGGATATAACGCATATAGACAGGACGGATATCTATGTAGAAAACGCTAGTGTCTGCAACACCAAGCCACGCTAGACCCTAACTCGTGTTAAGAAACAACATTGTCATCAAGGATCTGTACACAGAGGATATATGAAAGTACAGGACTCCCACCATGCTTCATGCAATCCAATATGCACTGCAAATATACAAAAAAAATTAAAACAAAAAGCATTTTTTTTTTAAAAAAACAACACGACACTTTAAATAAATAAATGTAAATAATTTCTGACGATAATGGGTTCACCCAAGGTCATAAACGGTACGGTAGGTGGTGATTACGTGTTCATTGTAGAGAGCATCAACTCGCCATTGATACAAGCACCGCAGAACAACACCAAGTACGAGTTCATAGCCATTGTTGCAAAATTCGGCATAACCAACAACAACGGCAGGGAGTACATGCGCGAGGATTACATCAAGCACATACCTGAACTTAAGAAAAGGATAGACAGAAGGCAACTGATGGGCGAACTCGACCACCCGCAGGGGTACGACACGTCGTTAAAGAACGTCTCGCACATAATCACCGACATATGGTACGACGAGACCGACGACACGGTGAAGATAAAGATAGAGGTACTCAACACCCCTTACGGAAACATAGCGAGGACGCTAATAGATTCGGGTGTCCAGTTATCAACATCATCGAGGAGCGCTGGCAAGGTCGACGGTCAAGGTCGCGTCACGCTGTTCAAGATATTCACGTTCGACCTCGTTGCCGAACCAGGTTTCTCGCAAGCCGTGTTGCAGAACAACATCCCGGAGAAGATGCAGGAGAATTTCTCGATGTTAACCGAATCGCTAGATAACATAAGAGTGAACAACATCACCAACACGATGATGCTTGTTGACGAATTTAATTTTTTCGGTGGAGAAGCTAAGATATATAAAGTAAATGAGAGCGATCTAGCATCGTTCGAGAAAGTGCTCAACAAGCACACACCTAATAAAAATAATGATGACGGGATGAGTTCGATTTCTAAAGTGGAATTCGATGAGTACAGCAAGATGATGCAGAAGCAATTCGGCGAACTGAGGGGTATTCTCGAGGGTATCCAGCACGAGACAAAAGCGGTTCTCGAGAAGAAAGCACAGCATGTACAAGCTCAAGCCGCGCAGGTACAAGCACAGGTTCAACCACAGGAGCAAGCTCAGGTTCAACCACAGGTACAAGCACAAGCACAAGTTCAACCACAGGCACAAGCTCAGGTTCAAGTTCAGATTGAGGTTCAACCACAAGTACAAGCACAACCAGCGGTATCGACACTTGGTGCAACACAACCTTCTGGTGTAGCAGCGCAAGCAGCAGGCGTACCTGGTGTAACAGCAGACGGTGCCATGGCACAACCAGTAAGCGGTGGTCTGGTACAACCAGTAAGCGGTGGTCTGGGTAACCAGCTCGCACAACCAACATCACCATTGATACCAACGCAACAGGTTTCAGCAGCACAGCCAGCAGGTGACCAAGCAGCCACGATAGCATCGCTCATCGAGTACATCAACGTGTTGGCAAAACAACTGCAAACAGTGATGAACCACTCGTCTATCATGACAGAGCAACACAACAGATTAATCGGGTACGCCGAGACCCTAGGGCAAACAACAAACGAGCTGGTGAACTTCGTTAACGTGCAATCAAAGGCAATCAACGAGTCGATCCGCCACTCTGACGACCTAGCTAGGGTAATAAACGAGAACGGTATAGTTACCGAGAGCGTTATCAAATACACCAAGCTGCTGGGCAAGACACTAAACGAGAGCATACAACACTCGAACGTGATTTCAGAGAGAACCGAGCAAGCCATCAAGGCTATCGACTTCAACGCGGAGATAATCAACGAGCACATCGGGCACACCAACATGTTGGCAAACGTGATAAACACCGAGGACTTCAAGACAGGTAAAGTAAGCGGCGTTGAAGATAGGAACCTATCTTCTAACATATCAAGCATCACAGAAGGCGTAGACACGTTGATGGCAGACTTGGACAAGGTTCTGACAAAAGTAAACGAGCGTGCTAACACAACCGTGTTGGAATCTAAATACCCATTCCTACAACTACTAAGCGAGAACAACAAGAACTTGTTCTACGGGCTGGACAACGAGTTGAAGAAGGAAATTGTACACACATTGAACGCTGGTGTTTACTTCAGCGAGGGTGATGTGATCAACACCATCCAAGGTATAATGGAAAGCAAACACAAGGAATTACCTAACTACATCAAGTTCATGCCAGACATGTACAAGAAAGCTTACAGTGTTCTCAGCGAAGCACAGAAAGCGGAGATAGGTAAGAAAGCAGCCAAAGGGTTCTACAAGTTGAACACAGCCCCACAAGTAAGGACTTTTTGGAACTCGCTCAACTTAGACCTAGCGACTCTAAACGAACACGCAGAAAAACTAGAACAAGGACAAACGATAATAACCGAGGGTAAACAATGCCAAAGTACAGAAGGAATAATAACCCAGAGCCAATTCGTCGATTACAAGCGCGGTTACTCACTTGACTACATCAAGTCGTTGACACGCCACGCTGCGATACATTAAAATGCAAATTTAAAAAAACATTTCTTACAAAATGGCAGGTATGAAAATTTTTCAAAAAAGTGAAGATAGGCAGATGCTCTCGGATTGGGCTGGATTCCTATCAGAGTACGGTATTACCGAAAGCAACACCAGTGCTGACAAGTACAAATTCCTAGCCGAGATGGCTCATAACCAAGCTATGTTCGACAACACATACCTTACAGAGGCGACTACAACACCCGGTATGTTCTTCCAACAACCTGGTTCAATCTCTGCTATGGGTGCACCAATAGCCCCAACACCATTTCAAACTCCTTACAACGGTGTTGTTAAAACAACAGTTGCTAATTCGGGTTCAGGCGACAGGTTCCCATCGTTGTTACCTATCTCTATCCAGGCAGCTGCTAAAACAATAGCATTCGACCTAGTATCAACAATCAATATGGATTCACCAGTTGGATTCATCCCTTACCTTGACTATGTGTACCAAGGAGGTAATGTTGATACTGATTTCGCTCCGTTCACCATCACAATCAACGGCATCAACGCTAATACCATTATTGCAACTGCAACAGGTGTTACTTTCGGTACAGCTATTTCTACTGGCGCAATCAGCAAGAACCAACGCTTTATAGTGTACAATACTGCTACTACTCCAGTTGAACAATTGGATTTACGTTTCGTTGGATGGTCACGTATAGATGGTAACGCTATATTCCGTGTTAATGATATTTCAGCAACCACTATTAATGCTGCGTTGGGAGATGGATATTCAATCCAAGCCGTAACTGATACACCCATAAATGTTGCAGGCGTGCCTGTTGCAGGATATGCAATAACTGTCGATGCAGATATCCACAAAGCACAATTGACATCTGCATTGGAGAACCACATCTCTGGCTTCACCACTAGCAACGAAACACACCCATGGGTAGGAAACTACACACCAGACCCTGATCCTACAACTGATGCTATCAACCTACCTTTGTCAATGAACAGAGCTGAAGGTGAGAAAGCACAATACCGTCAGATGGGTATCAAGATGTTCACCAAGTTCGTTGAGGCAGAAACCGACCAGGTTGGTCTATCGGCAACTGTTGAGCAGATTCAAGACTTCAACAGAGTAATGAACTTCGATGCTATCAAGATGTTGGAAAACCTCGGTATCAACGAGCTTGCACAAACAATGTCTAAGAAAATCACCGCACGTATTACCGAACTCGGATCAGTACACACCGCTAACATCAACCGCGTTGAAGGTGCTAACGTCGCATCAATAAATCTTGGTGCAGTTGCAGGTGGAACTTTCGATAATGTGTCTACACTACAACGCAGACTCGGTACCAAGCTTGCAGAGATGTCCAACTTGATTTACCACAGGTCACGTTGGGGGTCAGGTGAATATGTTGTTACAAACGGTCGCGTAGCTGCTGCTTTGGCTGACATATCAAACTATTCTATCTCGCCTTTCAACATCAAAGCACCCGCAACTGGTGGACAATTGTTCCCATCTTGCGAAGTGTACGGTATGAAAGTGTACGTTGATCCTAACGCTAAGTGGGGTGACAGCAAGATAGTTATAGGTCGTCGTGGTAAAGACGAAGAACCCGGTATCAAGTTCATGCCTTACATCATGGCAGAAACCATCCAGACTACCAGCGAGTCAACTGGTTCTCCAAAATTATTCATCAAGTCACGCTACAAAGTAGTTGACGCAGGATGGCACCCAGAGACACAGTACATCACACTTAATGTGAGTGGCTTGCAAAACGTTGTTGCATCTGTTTAGTAACATGAATCTCTAACAAGAAAGCAGGGGGATTAAACTCCTGCTTTCTTTTTTAAAAAAAAATATAAGTGTTAGTATGGAAATCAAGACATTCACTAGCAAAGCAAAGACATTCAAGGAGTTTATCTCGGCTAACGCTGAACTATCTACACCAAAAACTGAAGATTCACCAAAGGCTAATGATGCCAAGGGGACCGACAGACCTGTTGGCAAGGTAGAGATGCAAGGCAAGTAACACACCCTAACCGAAATAGAAACAAAACAACCTACATCGGGCAGTCAATATAGAAACGATTCAAAAACAACAACACTATGTACATTGCTGAATTCAATAACACAATCGACGAATCAGGGCTATGTAGGTTAGATATTCTTAGATTAATGCTGGAACACGAAGACCCAGCATTAATCTTTAATATGGTCATCGATAAAGCAAGCGACGAGACGTTGTGCCAGTGCATACAGAACACTCTCGATTACGGCTACGTTATAGATGCGATAGCACAACACGAGATGGTGAAGGAAGGCACTGTTAACGAGAGTGTGTTACACAGCATAAACGAGTGGTCAGGCAACAAGTTCAACAAGGGATACAATGACACCAAGATAGCAAACTCCACCGGCAAGGATTCGCTTAAAAAACTAATCGGTAAATCGGGAGATTCAACCGACATAACCACAACTGACTGGAAGCGTGTTGGCGAGATAATAGCCGACATGGAAGGATACAACAAGCGTGATTACGTCGGCATGATGAACTTCCTCAGCACGTCATGCTGGATGCAGAAGTACCTCGTCAACAAGCTCGGCAATGAATACAGGAGACAAGCGAAACGCACGTTCAACCCCAAGAAGGAGGTTAAACCAAAACCAGAAAAGAAACAGACGGTAGAAGCGAAGCCATTCAAGGCCGTATCACCGTCAAAGAAACAAGGAAAGGAAACTGCAAACGACAAGGATGTCGTGCCAGAATTACAACTAGCACACAGGATAGAGTTCTTCGATGATAGTGTCGATGTACTCACCGAGGATAACGTCACGTCATTCATCCAGCCAAGCAGACCGGATATACAGATACCAGCCGAAACAATCGGTGGCGGACAATCTGAAACACGGACCAAAATAAAGAAGGCTATCGGGTACCTCAACATGGAGGATTTCGTGAAGGTTATCGCATCGGTTCTAAGCAGGTTGTCAGACCTTGATATAGCAAACATCGATAACGATATAGCCGATTACGACCACTCGCTGTTGGACAGGGAACCAAGCGACATGGATTTCAACGACATGCTTAAACTGAACGGCATACCCGACCCCGAAGTACCTGTACCGAGCATAACAGAACGCAAGGGCAACAGCTACGATAGCGCTACGAAGGCAGCCATACGTATCGAAAGGGATAACGGTAAGGGTGGTTTGAAGGAACTCGTCGGTAAATCAAAAGGCGATGACCTTGACGTCGGTGACCTAGGTTCCATAGCAAGCTCGATAAAATCAATGGACGAAGACGAAAGGGGCTATTACATCGGTCTCGTATCGTTCATGGGGAGTTCTTGCCCTATATTCAACGCGATAGTCAGCGGGTTCTTGTCTAAATTACAAAGCCACGTGATGTCGCAGTTCAGGACAGGCTCGCACGAAGGGAACAAGATGGTACCCAAAGGCGGTCGCAAGAAAAAGACACCACCAAAACAATAGCATATGGAAACACGCGAGATAGAGGAGATTTCGAGGTATAATTCGGCACACAACCTGGTCACGTTGAACACGCAGGTCAACGTGAACTTCAACTTCACTTTGTCGGGTGGTAGGCTTTATTACGTTAAGCACAACCAGAAAGCATCGTTGAGTGGATTCAATGTATTCCCTGCTTTGAATTTCAAACAGATAGATATACTATGCGATCACGACGGCGACGATATAGTCAAGACAGTCGACGATGCTCTCGGCGAAGCACGGGATAAGATGAACAAGCTGATACAGGAAGGTGCGGGTGTAGATAACGACATACAGGAAGAAGGTGAGAAACCATCTAAAATAGAAAAGAACCGCGTGTACAAGATGTTGGACGGCGATTACTTCCTCGTGTCCAACATAAACAACAACGAGTACACGGGCTTCACCGTTTACAGACCATCCAAGAACGCGTTCGTCGTCAAGAAAGGGATGATAGACCCGTCGGAGGTACGCAGCGACGTTACCGAAACCATGGTCAAGAAAGTGGAAGCATCTAGCAACGACGTGTTCAACGGCAATTTCAACGTGTTCATCAAGAAAGCCGGCATAGAGCTAGATGACATACAGGATGTTCCAGAACAAAAGGTGAGCGTGAGGAGAACGAAACCAGATAACATCGAATCGGATGACATCTACAAGGGAAGGGAAATATCTTTGTTCAAGAACATAAACAAGTTTTCGGAAACATCAGAGGTATCCGTGATAATAAACAACCTTATACTCCACAAGACCATAAAGTTCACCGGTGAAGATGTGGTGTTCAACATAGACCCCAAGTTCATCGAGGAGACATTGATATCACACACGGAAGCCAAGAAGGGTAAGATAATCGTGAACAACGTCGAGTTACGCCCAAAAGAGGAAATGGGATTCCTGAAGGTGTTCTTACCTAGTATAAAGTTGAAGGTAGTGTTATAACACAACATGTTAACACACAACCTCGAATAAATAAAAAAAAAGATTGAACATGGCAAGATTAACTAGCGGATTGCCCCACTTCTCTAACTCTGCGGCAGCCGTGAACAACTGGGAACCATTGTACTTGAACCAGTACGAGGTTATATTCACACCACCCGCTGTAATCGGTGGCGTTGACCTGTTACTAGAACAAGTTAAAACGGTTAAAGGTTTACCAGAGATAACACCTACTGGTATAGTGACACAGAAGTACAAGTTCGCGGAACGCGTGTACGCTAACGCAGCACCAGAGAAAACACACGCCGAATTCACGATAGAATTCGAGGTGAACTTGGACGATTCTAACTCGATGTACACGTACAACACGTTGCGCCAGTGGGCTAACATACACTACAACCCTAACAGGGGGTCGCAGGGCCTTAAACGCGATTACGCCGGGTCCATATACGTCGCGATCTCGAACAAGGCACAGGAAATATACCGCTCGTTCAACTTCAAGACCGCTTTCATGATGGATCCATTGAACTCTATGGATCTCGATTACGGCAGCAAGGACGGTATATATTCCCTCACCGCTAAATTCGTTTCAGACAACTGGGAAGAACTCCGCAACGGTGCATACGACCTATCGGACATTATCTAAAAACATACACCACGCTATATGTCAGATTTCAAGAATACAGCAGTAATTGACGTGCTTGACAACATGTACGTGCTTCGCGTGGATAACGCCGGTGATGTGCCGTTCCCGTTCAAGGATGACATAACACAGGCTGACGCAATGCAGAGCATACAGGACTACATCAAGGACAACTCCATAGACGTTACGAACAAAGACCAGTTCGAGTTCCTTAACAAAGTACAAGCAGTCAACGAGGAGCAAGAAGACTACGTGAAGATGGTGTACGAGATGTCGACATATGACCTCAAGACGAGAAACGCTCTGACATCATTCGAGGATTTCAGCAAGGTGTTCGACAACGTTTCAAAAGTCATAAAATTCGACAAGAACAACGACCCGATAGCCAAGCACAAGCTAAAGGCGAAGCGTCACGAGTTGTTCATGCACGAGATATTCGGCAACAACTACCGGATGTTCGGGCTGGAAGGACCGTTCGACATCAACGATATAAAATAAAACAAAAGCCTGTTTAAATCAAACAGGCTTTTGTTTTTATCATAAAACAGTCACTTTACTAAACACGCTATCGTGAGAGCAAATAGACTCCGCCATATCCTCTTCTTCCAGATCATGGTAAACGGTAAACGTGAAGTTGACATTCTTGTAAGTACTACGCAGCAAGGATGCCGTGTTCAAAACGCTGGTAACAGACATGTTCGAGTTTATATGCATTATGTCGGTATAGTTGGTGGTGTTACTTGATATGACCTTGTTTATCAACTTGTTCACCTCGTAATTCAACAACAGCAGCTGCATGGAGTTAAGAACAGATGGCATCTTTTCCATCTTGTTCCTCATAATAAGATCGACACTCAGAACGTAATCGCTCCTTTGCTTCAACCTTGTTTTGTTTATTATGTGCTTTATACTAGTAGCGAAATGTACTTTTATTTTCTTACACTCCCTTTCTGTTGATTTACAACCGATACGAGTGTATTCATCGTCATCACAACAATCAATTACATCGACACTGTATAAATCATCCTCATATACATTTAACCCGTCCATCATTTAATTATTTTTTTATAAGTGAACCAAATATACCAAAAAAACAAATCACCGGTACAATATACAACCGAGAGTCGTGTATTCTTCATTCACTTTATCACCTACACCGTGGTGGCTAAAATTCATATCACCACGTACAGATTTAATGAAATCATCAAACTCGCCGGGTGACAACTCGAACTTGTGATCATCATGCCGCATCTCACCATCAACCATACCGTAATAAACATTGAACATCCTGTTCGGTGTAGTTAATATTATTTTATTTACAAGATTGTTAGACGTCAATCTTCTTACCATATCCACCGCGTCATCGTACTCCATGTGTTCTATAACCTCGACAACAAGCACGTCGAACTCCGTTGACATGTTATCGACACACGACTCAACAGAATCATACGTGACCACATTACCGTATTTCGCGTTCTTGGCTTTAGTGGATACATAAGCGATGGCATCCTCGTCTATATCAACAGCGTGTACCGTACGTTCTGTCCTACCGGCTATTTTAAAACTGTACTTACCCTCACCACAACCTATATCGACAACATCACGTTCACACAACCACCTGTTGCCCATCACGAACGACATCCTGCTGCTATTAGAATTACCCGGCTGCAACAATAGCACATCATCGCAATCTTCCTGCAATTCCTTTATGAGCTGACCACTACCTTCAACAAGGAGGTTGGACTTGAATATGTTCCTGACGGAATACGGGACACGCAACTTCCTCATCAAATTGATGTACTTGCGCTTCAAATTGACATCTATGTACATGTCATCACCGTTCCTGACCGAAACCATGAATATAATGAACTGGGATATGCTCAACAGGACATTGAACCCAAGCGTCGATTTAACACGCACAGAATAATTACCAACTGATACCTCACCTAGCTCAACGGTAGCATCCTTGATAAAGGATATCAACATGCCCAACCACATCTTACCCTTTATACTGACACACGAGAAATACATCTCGTACTCGTAACCGCTAACATCATCCTTATGGGTAGAATTAACCCTCAAGAACTCGTTGAGTAATGACAGGTACGCAAACGGAGAGTTATACGACGTGTACGTGAGGTACTCGTGCTGCTGACCCTCGTATTCCTTGAACGATATGGTCCTCTTACCATCCCTGAAATTGATGCAGTAAGTCGTATCGTCGCTGTACCAGCCAACACCTATACCATCTCTGATACTCTTGACGAGCGGCATACCGTTAGGATTTTTACACAGGACGTACGATATATCCGGGTTATTAGATTTTATTACTATAGTTGCCATAAAAATATTTTTTAAATATTATAATCTTGGGTCCAATTCCTTCTCCGACTCAACCTCGCCTATCAACTTGCATACCTTAACGAGTTGCGACTCATCACCACCATCAAGCGAACCATACGGTATATTCAACATGTCGTGACCCAACCTGAACTCGCTTATAGATAATCGCACCTTCTTAGATATACTCTTGTTCTTGATGAGGGCATCGTACTTCTCCCCCATATCGTAATCGTGACCGTAGATGATACGCAAGTATTCCGTGTTCCTGCATTTCAAACAAGGGGCTATATTGCTCGTCAAGCATACCTCATCGTTCAGGGGTTTTATAACAACACCTTCCATCATGTTAATGCGTGTCAACCTAATGTAAAACTCGTTCACGTGTGCCAGTATATCGTCAGCATTACGCAAAGCCACGGTGATATCATTACATCCACGCGACCTGTACGCGATGCTAGGTTTATCGAAATCAACCACGAGGTGCAAGTTATCGTTAATGCTCGAGAAACAACTGTTATCGTAATTGACACGTTCCGTACCATCTTTATACACGAGCTTCAATATATCGAAAGCCTGTATACCGAGTTCACCTTCCGAACCATACAGCTCAACCTGCTTATCGAACAAATGTAAACCACGCATCGTGCCGTGGTGGTCCACCATCATGTTATCAACACCGAACGACATGGTTGACGAGAACGTGTTGTACACCGCATTACCAAGCTCGGATACACCTTGCTCCTTCGACATAGCCCCGAAACCACTAGCCGCCTTGATACCGTCAAGCACTTTAAGCACCGCGTTGTTGTAACCATGTTCGTGAAGAAGCATGCTCTCGTTGCGTATAGCCGACGAATACCCTATGAAATCACGTTCAATCAAACCGTTCAAATGAAATTGGAAGAAATTACCTTATCACCTGAGTGGTAATAAGGATGTTTCACCAAGAACATTTGTTTGTATTGGGAACCGTAAGTACCCAAAGCGAACCGAGCCAGTGAATTTGTCGCACCGACAGTATCGGCATTGAGTGAAACACCACACTTCACACAAACAAATTCTCCCTGACTTGCTCGGTTCGCCTTCTCACTGTGGCTACAGTATGGACATGTAATAGAATTACCATAAGCGGGAACTCTCCGAAGAGAGACACCGTTCTCCTCAGTTAGCATTTGAATCCTGCTGTTTATTCTACCAATAGACCAACCAGTGAGAACAGACCGCATATTTTTACTCAGGCGACCTCTGAGTTTACTCTTGTTTTTTAGTTTACTCTTGTTTTTGATTTTCCTGTTGTCCTCTAGGACAAGCAACCGTAAAGTATCAAATGGAATCTGCTTTATGGAATGATCTATGTATTCAAGGATCTCCTCTCTACACGCATTCCATGCTGTTGAATTTCGTTTCTTTCGTTTCAGTTTTTGAAGCAGTGACATCATTTTTGACCCGTAGTGGTTTCCTTCATCGTCATTGACGACATGTACAGCACCGGGATCTACACCAATGATGTTTCCTTCCGTATTCTTTCCTTTTTCACATTCAAATGAAAACTGGACATATTTATCTGTCAATATAACCGATGTACACAGCGTCCCTTTAGATTTCCATTTGTTGAACATCTTGTTCTTTTTCAATGGAATTGCCACAGAAACTGCTCTCTCACGTGAATCAAAACAACGCAAATCAACCAACAGATCGAATCCTTTCAGTTCTGGATTCAGTTTAATATCTACATTCGTACAGCTAAGTAGAATACGACTCGAATTATGATGCGGTCGTGAATATGGTTTGTTCAATTCATCAGCACTGCGTTTGGTTCCCAGAACCAAAGCATGTGCTTCAGCGAATGCATTCTTCTTTGCTCTAGCTGTCAACCACGATTCACATCTGGATAGATTCTCTGCTAACAACAAAGATGGTCTCTTCATTCCACCCAATATATCAGATTCGTGATGCTCGATAGCCCAGGTCACAACTCTATGCATCTCAGATATGAATTCACGGATCGAAGTCAACTTCGATTCTGTTATCCACTTGCTGAAATGGCATTTTGATGATCTGGTGTATTTCATTTCCTCGAGCTATTTATTTTCTCACTGACTTCTTTGTTTTGTGACTACACTTGCCGTATATTTTAGCAGAGAATGAAGCCATCAATGTAAGCATATCCTCTACACGCACTACTTTCATTCGTTTCATTTCCTGCTTTCCTATTAGTTTATAAAAGTTGGTAATTTTTTCCAATTTCTTCTAATAATGTATATTATTTAACATGCAGTTATCAACCCCGAACAAATCGTACAACCTACCTTCTCGCTTAACATCACAGCGCACGCTGGCGAACTTGACACGCATATCAGGCGTGAACGTGGCGGCCACAAGCTTACCGCCGTACACTGCACCACCATCGAGGAACACCTTGTTCCCCAAAGCACGTGGGTTGCTCACGGCTATATGCCCGAAGCAATGGTACGGCTGCCTGCAAACAGATTCATCAACGATGAACGACAGCATACCCTCTAGGTGCTTGTCCTTATCCTCAACACTACCATCTATATTGTAAGAGAACGACCTCATGCCCCGTATCGACTTGATGTCGAACTTACCAACATGCTTGTTCCGACAAGGTGCATGCGTAACGTACACGAAGTTATTGTGACAGAAATCAACACACGATTCTATAACGGAGAAGAACTTACCGATTTCACCACAACCTGCATCCTTGTACATGTTTATAGAATCGAAGTAATCAAGCATATCACCAGACTCGTCTATTTCACCTTTAAGGTACTTGTACACGAAATTCTCGTGGTTCCCCTTGATGACCTTGACGATGTCGTTACCGATGTTGTCGTACAACAACCCAACGACATCAAGTACCTTATCCCCCTTGTCTATGAAATCACCATTTATGACGAGCGTCCTCTTGTAACCTGAATTATCAACTATCTTACCACCCGATATACCGAACCCGCACTTGTACAACAACTCTACCAATGAATCGTAGCACCCGTGTATGTCTGATATAACGACGACATCATCATCTGGCAACGTGGTCTCGTCTCGCTTCTTAACATCACACGGGTCGATAGAAACACTAACACCGGACAAGTCACGCGATTTAATCCTGTACAGGACACCGTGCTTGCTTATCCTAGATATAGACCTCAGTTCCTTCTTGAACTTAGTCACGTGGTTATTAACGACACGAACAATCTCTTTTGAATCCGGGACGAAGGACATGTACTCATCCCTGCTATCGTAATCGAACTTTATGGCGTACACGTTGTAGCAGTTATCACGCGCCACGCTGATGAAAGCATCACGTGTCTTCTCATCCAACAATGTCGCATCAACAACGATGAAGTCAGCCATTACAGGGAACTTCATCATAGATGCGACCTTGTATTCCATGAACCTGAAAGCCGGTTCAGACACGTACATCATCTTCTTATCCATATTTGACAAGTCAACACCTAGGAGTTCCCTTCGTGTATCGTCGGATGAAATGTACTGGACGTTGAGCGAAGGGTCACTCTTCAATGAAGGTAGCAACACATTCTTGCAGAAATACGTTTTACCACAATGAGATGGACCGATGGTCAACACCATAGATTTTAACTTGAAATTTAAATCAACCATGATATTACTATATTTAATTAAACCACTATATCACATCGCCACCTGCATCCGCCAGCGACCCACCATCCATCTTTGATGATCGCGATTCATCTTGAATCAGCTTCACCTCCTCGCAGAACAACATGTGCCGTTTCAACCCCTGTTCTATGTTCTTGCTTGTTATCTCGGCACGCTTGCTCAAAGATAGACCCTTCATCGACTTCCTGTCGCTGTACTTCCTGCGCTCACTCCTGTTAACGTGGTTAAAAACTTCACCCATATATAAAAATATTTAACTAATTACTGTTTTAAATGCCGGGAACCTTAACGGCGGTTTACCATCTCACCTAACACAAAGCGTTGAAAAATTACCATCGTTTTTCACATCTATTATCTTGTCGAAAAGCTCGTACGGTACCTGCGTGTGCGACATGACGAATATGGTGAGGTTGTACTTCCTCGAGTATTCCTTCAAGATAGCCACGGCTTTCGCTATGTTGTTAACGTCCAAGTTGCTGAATATCTCGTCTAGGAAAAGGACGTTTATGTTCTGGTGCTTCATGAGTATTATCTGCAATGTCGCAAGTATGACGATTATGTCCATGATACTACCCTCGCCCCTCGACACTGTTATCGGTATCTGCCTGCCGCAATAGTACAGCTCGACATCGAAGTTGTTGTCGAACATGAACCTGTACTTGAAGTCGAACATAGACGTTATCTGCTGTATGGTGGCGTTGAAAGAAGGTATGACCTTGTTCATTATCAAACGCTTCAACCCGTTCTCACCTATGAGGAACTGCGTGTCCTCGCACTTCTTGACTTGTCCTTCGAGAACTAGCTTATCCGCGTACAACACGCTTATCTCCGACTCGTACACGTTTGCCATTGATTCAAGCTCGCTTATTGATTTCAGGATATCACCGTTGGACAACTCCGCTATCTTCACGTTACACTCGTTTATGGAATCACGTATCACCTTCCTACCAGACTCGACAACCTGCAACATGCTACCGGAGTACTCTATAGAGGTATTCAACGATGTTATCTTCGATTCTGATTTAGCATTGATAGCCGCCATCTTGGCATCCATGTCGGATCTAGCAGCGGATAGCTTATTATTTAACTCGGCATCACACGAGGCGTTGTAACCTGACAAGAAAGCATCGTGGTCGGAATACAGCTTGTTGATACCAGACGTGCATTTCTCCCTCTCCGTGTTGACGAGACCATCGTACCTCGTTTTAGCCGCGCTTTCTGCGGCGATTATGTCAGTTTTTCGCCGCGATATCTCGTTGTTAATCTCGTTAACCCTGTTGTTGAGAAGTGTCCCCACCCTGTTGCGTTCAGAAGAAACGTCACCGTTGTATATTATCAACAATGTGTTAGAATCGTTGTTACACTTGGTATCCAGATCACGCAACTCGTTAGACAAGGACATGGCGTTGACGTTGAAAGTCTTTAAACTCTCGGATAAAGCATTACACGTGCTGGTTATATACGCGAGCTTCGACTCGGTAGACGCTACATCATTTACGAGTTTCTCGTGTTCCTTGACGTGGAACTCGGTGTGCTTCAAATCGACACCACACGACACGCACTTATCGTTATCGTACAGCGACAGCTTGTTCTTCAAAACAGATAAAGCCGATGACACGCTTATGTACTCGTCCGACCCTACCTTCATTTCGGCATTCAGCCTATTTACCTCTAACGAGTTCGACAATATCTTGTCATTTATAACACCCAAGTCCAACTTGTACTTATCGTGCAACAATTTCATGTTTGAATCGTGGGTTGCTTTCAACGACTCTAGGCTATAGTTAAGCATCTTGTCGTGGTTTGCCTTTTCCGTGTTGATTGATGCGGTCAAAACATCTATCTCTGATTGCAGTACCGAAACGGTTTGCTTCACACCAGACATCACATCACCAAGACTAGCTATATAAGCGGATAATGTATCGTTCAATTCCTTGACGCCGGCATCACGCTTACCCACCATGCTGGATACAACCGAATTCCTTGTCGCCTTGTCACTATAGGTTATATTAGAGACGAGCGTGTTGTACTCTGTCATGACCATCGACTCGACACCAGAGACCTTTGACAAGTACTCGGTTAGTTCTTTGTTCAAAGATGCAAGCTGTGTCGTTATTGATGTGTACTCGGCATCCTTGTTTATTAACCCCTGAGATAGCGAAAGGAGGTCGTTTTTAAGCGAATCTATCTTGTTGTCGATACCATCATCTATCGTTGATTTTAACTCGTTTATACGGGCTATAATCGAATCTAAACTGGATTTCTTAGAATTGTATAGAGAATCCTGAACCATCAGCTTGTCTCTGTATTCCTTCAAATCCTTCTTCAACAACTCGTTCATGTCGTTGAAAACGTCGGTCTGGAATATCTTGTCTATAATCTTGCGCTTGTCGGCAGACTTCATCTTTATGAACGACTTGAAATCATGTATCGACAGAAGTATGTTGTTAGAGAAAACCTCGTGCGGGATGCCGAACAGCTCGTCCTCGACCATCTGGTCTACCTTTACCTTGTTAGCCTTGTTCTCCTTCTTGTTCTCGCGTATTTTAGAACCGTCACCTGACATAACTTCCAGATCGTAGAACTCTGGTGCTATACCACGACAAACCTTAACAGACCTACCGTCGCTTGTATCGAACTCCACCTCCGTATAACCGTTATCATTGAACCAGTTGGCTAGGTCCTTAGTCGCTACACGCGTTGACTTACCGTATATCGAGAACTCAAGAGCCTCTTCTATTGATGTCTTGCCGTGACCGTTCTCGCCTGTTATAAGCACGAGACCACTATCACCGTCGAACGGTAGCTCCGACATAGTGTTCCCGTAACTCCTGATGTTTTTGAATTTAAGACTCTTTATCTTACCCATTTTAAATTTTTTATGATAGTGCTAATATACTATATTTTTAGCATCATGTTTAGCTTCATCCATGTATTTACACATTAGAACATCTATCTCGACAAGATGTTCGACGGAAATATTCTCCAGATTATAATACCATGTTATCCTACGTATAATATTGCGCTTCATAATCTTGCCCAAGACTTCCATATCTTCAAACACAAAGTAACACCGTTTAATATCTTTATAAAATCCATCCAATTCGTCTGCATTAACTATATGCAGAACACCATCACCATTCGGTATAGATTTAATTATAATAGGGGAGTTAGAAAGTTCGGCAATGTTTTTTTGCACATTAGACACGGTGTACGGATTTATAACGTCATTTTTGGAATCGACCATATAAACAGTATCACCTACCTCCACCTTATTTTTTTTACATTTCATAACCAAACAAATTAAACATAAAACCTATCGTAATATTTGAAAACCTCATCCAATTGCGCCGGGTCTTTCAAAACAGTGTAATAACACACACCATCATCACCTTCATAGTAATCTATTCCCCTTTGTTCAGCATCTTCTTTTGAAATAAGAACATCGACGACATCAACATAAAATGTATTGGGTTTGAATGGCAGTCTAACATATTGGCAACTACCTATTTTCTCAAAGTTCTTATCATCAATGTAAACACGACCAGTAAATGTACGATCACCGCAAATATAACAATTTTTAATAAACAAGCATCCAATACATACATTATTTTTTAAATAAATAATGTAAACACTCGTTAACTTGAAACTCAACATATTCTCTCTTAACAGGATACGCACAAACGAGTTGCTAAGGGACACGATCACGTTCCTTACCGACAAGTTCGCGCAGTCGAACAAGTTGTTCACGATATCATCCCCCTACGGGCAGACCCTTTTCGTACAGGAGAACATACAGCAGTTAAACAACTACTACATAGAGGATTCTATAACCGAGCTATCGGCAAGGGAAGCGTCCCGTGATTCATCCGTGTACGGTCTAGCCGACCTCGCCGGGTACAGGCCATCGAGGGCTGTCGCCGCAATGGGGCAGGTATCTCTGAGGGTTAAACCATCAGTAACCGCCGAGATAGTCGGCAACGTGGTCAACATCCCCAATTACACCAGGCTTAAGTGCATAAACAACAACGCTTCATTCATAGTGGAACTCACGAGGGACGATATAAAACTAGACGTGTCGAGTTCATCCAACACGAACATAAACGTGACACAGGGTTACGTCGAAGACCAGATACTTGACAAGGGCTACGGCACACCTTACGCGAGCTACGCCGTGAACTTCCCCAAGAACTACCACATAGATAACAAGTGGGTGAAGGTGTACGTCAACAACGTGATACAACCGCTGTACGATAACCTGCTCAAAGTGCCGGCTGGTTCACCCGGTTGCATGGTTAAATCGGGGATAACGTCAGGTATAGACATATTCTTCGGTAACGGCAAGTTCGGTAGCTACCCGCAGCTAGGTGCTGAAGTGAAGGTCGAGTACCTTGTCACGGACGGCTATTCCGGCAACGTCAACTCGTCTAATCCCGACGACGTGCAGTGGGAGTTCTCGGAAACTGGATACGATGCAGTCGGGAACGAGGTTGACCTAAACGAGGTGTTCGACATAACGACGGTTGTAATACCGAACTTCGGGTCGAACCCTGAACCGATAGAGTTGACGAGGTTGATGCTATCTAAATCGAACGACAGGTTGATGACCGAAACCGATTACGAACTTCTGCTGAGAAGGATGCAGGTGTTCTCCATGGTGCGTGTCTTCAGGGATTCAACCAACGACAGGGTGTTCAACATGTTCCTGATACCCGACATCAACGTCCTCATAAGCGGCAACATGGATTACTTCAGCATACCGCTCGACAAGTTCACGATGTCGGAGAAGAAGAAGAACGAGCTGCTGCGCTACATGGAGAAGATGGGTACAAAGACAATATCGTCTGATATAAAGGCGATAGACCCGATAATAAGTAAATACATACTGAACATCACCATCATAAAGATAGGCGATCACGACGACAACAACATACGCAAGGATGCCATATCTGCCATAAGCAATTACTTCCTCACCACGTCGAGGCAGGACAGGATACCAAGGAGCGACATCATCAGGATACTGGAAGACGTGGAAGGTGTAGATTCTGTGAACGTCAGGGTGGTATCTGAAAAGAACGAGATATCCAAGAAGAAGAACATAAACAACCCCGACATTGGCGTTGACGACATGAACGACATCATAATATCGAAAAACGAACTCGCCGTTATACGCGGTGGCTGGGGCGACAGGTACGGCAACCACTACGACACGACGTACAGGACAGACGGTGGTATAGGTGCCGTGAACATTATAATAAAAAAATAAGCGAGATGGATTTCGTAGATTACATACTGGAGAAGAAGATGGTTGGCAAGTTCACGCGTGAGGACATAATACGTGCCGCAAACGACATAGGCATAAATCTATCCAAGTACGACTACAAGAACGTCATACTTGGTATGCGCGTCGAAACTAAACACGGCTCCAAGCACGGCAACGACGTGAACGTTACCGGCGACCAACCACAACCTACATTGAAGCTCGTCATAGGCAACTTGAGGGAGAACCCGAAATACTACACGGATATCATCAACAAGAAGAAGAAGACGATACGGGAATCACTCGATAGTGCCGTATATTTCAGCACTTACGTCAACTACATAAACACGCAGAGGGACAAGATAGAGATAGGTGCTGGCGTGTTACCGATATGCAAGAACACGGGGAGGATACTGATGGCAAAACGTGCCGGCAACATAAGCCAACCGAACGTGTGGGCTGGTTTCGGCGGTAAACTAGAGGAGAAGTACGGCGAATCGGAGGAAGACGTGATGGAGATAGCCAAGCGCGAGTTCTGCGAGGAAACAGCGTTCAAGGACTATTACAGCATAGTACCGACTTACGTGTACGCCACCCCCAACGGCACGTTCAAGTTCTACAACTTCATCGGTCTTTTCGAGAACGAGTTCGAACCTATGCTCAACAGTGAACACACCGAAAGCAAGTGGTTCAGCCTTAAAGACATCGAGGATATAAAGAGTGACGACATACACTTCGGTATAAAGCTGCTGTTCATGAACGACCCGAGCATCATAAAAAAATATGCTAAGTAATGCACCCCGATAGCGTGTTCAGGAAGCCGCTTGAATCAAACAACACCAACAAGCACAGGGGGTTCGATTACAAGGGCAAGATATTGAAGAAAACAATGTCGTCCAAGATGTTCACGAGCAACGAGCTATTACACGATTACCTGGTCAAACTAGACAACATAATATACAACGGGTTCGAGAACATAAAAACAATCCGTGGTTTTTACGGTATATCGAGGGATAAAAACGACAAAAGATTTAACTAGACATGGAATTACTCAACGATAACTTGTTCGAGATGATATTAGAACAAGAATCTTATCAAACAGGACACACCGCACCTGGGAAAGAAAACACCGCACCGTTATACAATTTATCGGGGGCATATCAAGAAGATATTTACTCTAGTAAAGCTGCATCATATTACGGAGACCATAGCAACGATTACAGCGATGATCAAGCGTTGTACATAATCAGAGCAGCACGCAACAACCCAAAGTTTAACGTCACAATGTACAGGGCTGTACCGGTACCAAAACAGAACATTGAAAACAAGAAGAAGATAAACGAGCTTAAAAAGATACTATTGTACTACGACAAGTTCGGCTCCTTCCCTATGAAAGACAAAATATCAAGGAGTATCTTGTATTCGTTGCTAGACAGCGGTATGAACTACGAAGAGGTAGGACAGAAAACATATGACATCATTAAGAACAACATAGAGGAATTAAAAAACTCCAATTTAAAAGAGATCGACACGATCAACAATGGAGATTGGGTTACTTTAACTAAAGACTATGCTGTGTCACACGGTGTACATGTACTAAACGGTATGTTCAAAATTCTTTCTAAGAAAACGACAGCCGACAAATTATACACCGATGGCAATAGCATACACGAGTGGGGATACAACGAGTGATACTTATGAGGAAACTTTAAACTGTAATGGTGTGAGACAGCTTAGATTCAAGTAGTAAATGCAACTTTGGGAATGGTAGGCAAGCTCTTTGGCTGGTTTTGGTCGTGTGTTGGCTTTTTGTGCGACCAGCCAATGTGCTTGATTACGAAGCGTTGGCTAAAATCCGTAAACTGTTTTTATTATTTCGTTTAATTCTTTTTCAAGTTCTTCGTTATAACTACCTGTCTTTTTAATGCTGTTTATTATTTCACCAACTGTTTTATCAATGTGTTTTAATTGTTTGTCTGTTGGTTGAAAAAAAGGTATTTTTTTAATATAGTTAGCAGGATTATTTACCGAGGGATTAATCGTCCTAATTAATTTATTGCAAGTCGGTGAATTGAAAAATGCAAGTAAGTAAAAAGTTAACGCTTTGTCCTTAGGGAAAATGCCGACTATTGATTGGTCAAATAATTTGTTTTCAATTAATGAAGCTGTAATACTTGATGAACTAATCATAGGAACACCAATTCCATATTTGAAATAATATTGAGAATTTTGAAACCTTGATTTTTTGTCCCTTTTATAATGAGTTACAGCTTTCTTACTCCAATTCATAAACCAACCTTCGGGTTTCAAGAATTTCACATTTCCGCCTTTTACAATAGGCAGAAAGTGTTTTTCTCCTTCTATTCCGTCTAAGATGTCGGAAATATTTTCGTAGTTTCTATTTACAGAATTAACTTCTACCAAGTCGTAGTTTTTACCATTCTTTAAATCTGGACTATTAACTTGTAAAAATGTTTTATCATCGCCCGAATAAAAGCCAGTAACGCAATTGGCTATATCACCAACTTTTAGTTTTGAATTATTTATAGCTAACGCAATATCAGTGTTGTCTGAAATTAAAAAGGCGTGGTCTGGATTAGATAATATTTCTTTTTGAGTGAAACTGAAAACTTTCAGTTCGTTCTCGTTTATATTTGCCAATTGCTCAACAGTCTTAAATGAATTGAGAACTTTAAATTCATTATTCAAATTGTCATTAAGATTTTTTGTCTTTTGAAGTGTAATAATAGAAAGATTTGCATAGCCAAAATTAACACCAGGGAAAAATGAAGAAGGAAACAAAGCAAGCTCTAATATTCTTGCCTTAGTGAGAATATGTTTTCTTATAGCCTTGTGCATATGAAGGTTCAAGAAAGTATCAGGAATTATAAAACTTAAAATTCCGTCATCTTTTAACAGTTCAATACAACGATATAAAAACAAAGCATATGTTTCTTTTACGTAAAGGTCAGAGTATATTTTTTTTAGAGCGGCTCTTTTATCTAATTCCTGCCAAGCACCGTATGGTGGATTGGCAATTATTTTATCGTAAACTCCTCCAAAACCTGAATTAAATATTAAATCGTTGTCAAGTAAAGTATCACATTGCCTAACTTTTATTGTATGGTAAGATGAGAATTTACTAATCAACGTTTTAAAAGCACTTTCATTCAATTCGCAAACGTCTATGTTTGCAAACTCATTGTCAGAAACAATTGCATCAATGAAAACACCGTCACCACCACAGGGTTCAAAAATCTTATCAGTTGTTTTAAGATTTAGTTTACGAACCATATAATCAACTATTGGAGTTGATTTGGTGTAAAATGCTTGATATTTCCTTGCTTCTGCTAACATTACCATAATAAATACTGTAATAGTTTTTGTTCTTGAAAATGAGTAATTAAAAACTCATTGATAAAGATTTTATTTCATTTGGTTTATCAAAACACCACGTTAACAATTTTGCCTTGTATGACGATGATTTTTTTCGGGGTCTTCCCATCCAAATATTTGGTAGTCTGTTCGTTTGAAAGAGCGAGTTTTTCTACTTCCACTGCGTTGGTGTCGGCAGCAACCTCGAGCGTGAAACGAACTTTCCCATTGAAAAAAACGGGGTATTTCACCGAGTTCTCGACAAGGTATTTCTCGTCGAATACGGGCCATGGTGCATCGCAGATGGTTGAAGTATTTCCAAGAAGCTGCCACAATTCTTCGGAGATGTGGGGTGCAAATGGAGCGAGGAGAACAACAACTTGTTCGAGTATGATTTTCTTGTTGCACTTTAGGACTTGAAGCTCGTTGAGGCAAATCATGAAGGCACTTACCGAGGTGTTGAACGAGAATTGCTCTATGTCGTTGGTTATTTTCTTGATGGTTTTGTGGAGAACTTTAAGCTCGTCGGCAGTGGGTTGCGCATCGCTAACAGAGAATGTTCCACCGTTGAAAAACAGGTTCCAGAACCGGCGCAAGAATTTAAACACACCGTCAATTCCTTGCGTATCCCAGGGCTTGCTCATCTCGAGAGTACCTAGGAACATCTCGTACATGCGGAGAGTGTCGGCACCGTATTTGTCGACTATCATATCGGGGTTCACCACATTGTACATAGACTTAGACATTTTCTCGACAGCCGTGCCACAAATATATTTATCGTTTTCGAGGATAAACTCGGCATTGTGGTAGTCGGGTAGCCATTTGCGGAAGGCGTCGGTATCGAGGGTGTCGTTCTCGACGATATTTACATCAACGTGAAGCTCCTGGGTGTCGTATTGCTTGCGAAGGTTGTATGAAACGAATGTGTTCGTGTTGATGATACGGTACACGAACTTCGATTGCCCTTGTATCATACCTTGGTTAATGAGCTTCTTAAACGGCTCTTGCACGGGAGCTATGCCTATGTCGAAGAGGAACTTACACCAGAAACGGCTGTAAATGAGGTGACCGGTAGCGTGTTCGTTGCCACCAAGGTACAGGTCAACATCTTTCCAGTAGTCGAGGGCTTCGGGAGATGCGAGGGCATTCGGGTTTTTGGGGTCCATGTAGCGAAAATAGTATGCGCTGGAGCCTGCAAACCCGGGCATGGTGTTCATCTCGAAGGGGAAGCCATCGAGGGAAGCCCAGTTCTTGGCACGTCCGAGAGGAGGTTGCCCGTCTTCGGTTGGGAGGTATTTGTCGACCGCAGGCAGTTCGAGGGGGAGATTTTCGTCGGCGATAACTTGTGGCAGTCCATCTTTGAAATAAATTGGGAAGGGTTCACCCCAGTACCTCTGGCGGCTGAAAATTGCATCGCGCAGGCGATAGTTGACCTTAACTTGACCTATGTTTTGTTCCTTTACAAATTGTTTTGTCTTCTCGATAGCCTCTTTCACGTCCATACCAGTGATGAAGCCAGAGTTTATCATGGTCCCTTCCTTGGAGCCTTTGGATTCGCTCCAGTCTAGCGGGTTGCTGGCTTCTTCGCCAGGATGAACAACCACTTGGGTTATGGGAAGTTTGAAGTGTTTTGCGAAGGCGAAGTCGCGGCTATCGTGAGCAGGCACAGCCATGATAGCGCCAGTTCCGTAACATGCCAGCACGTAATCGCTTACCCACACGGGGATTTCTTTGTTGGTGAGCGGGTTGATAGCGTAGGCACCAGTGAAAACGCCTGATATTCGCTTGACATCGGACATTCGTTCTCGTTGCGTTCGTTTCTTGGTTTCCTCGATGTATTGGTCGACGGCAGCACGGTGTTCGGGTGTTGTAAGTTGATCCACGAGCTTGCTTTCTGGGGCAAGAACCATGAAGGTGACGCCAAAAACAGTGTCGGCACGGGTGGTGAAAATCTCGATTACCTCGCTAGACCCTTTAACCGGGAACTTCATCTCGGTACCTTCTGAGCGACCTATCCAGTTGCGTTGAACTTCCTTGATACTCTCGCTCCAGTCGATAGTGTCGAGACCATCGAGTAAGCGTTGTGCATAGGCAGAAATACGCAAACACCACTGGCTCATCTCTTTCTGTTCGACAGGGTGACCTCCTCGCACGGAGAGTCCATCTTTCACTTCGTCGTTGGCCAATACGGTACCGAGTTTAGGGCACCAGTTCACCATCATATTCGCCAAGTATGCCAGGCGGTAGTTGAGGAGAGTTCCTTGTTTGGCATGGTCGTTCATCGAGTTCCACTGCTCTGCCGTGAAGATTTCCGGCTGGTTGTTTGGGGCATCGATGGAGGCGTTACCGAGGTTCTCGAATGTTTTGACGAGTTCGGAAATTGGTTCTGCTTTCTGGGTTTTATTGTTGTACCAGTGGTTGAACATCCTGATGAACACCCATTGAGTCCAATGGTAATAAGCAGGGTCGCAGGTACGAACCTCGCGGTCCCAGTCGTAAGAAAAGCCGATTTTGTCGAGTTGTTCTCGGTAGCGGTTGATATTCTGTTCGGTAGTAACAGCGGGATGTTGACCTGTTTGGATGGCGTATTGTTCTGCCGGAAGCCCGAATGCATCGTAGCCCATGGGGTGCAACACGTTGAAACCGTTCATCCGTTTGTAACGCGAGAAAATGTCGCCGGCAATGTACCCGAGCGGGTGACCTACGTGCAAACCTGCGCCACTAGGGTAGGGGAACATGTCGAGCACGTAGTATTTCGGTTTATTCTGGTCTATCTCTACCTTGTAGGTCTTGTTCTGTGCCCAGTATTTACGCCACTTTGGCTCTAGTTCTTTGAAGTTGTATTCCATTTATCTGGCGGATTCAAGCTGCAAATGCAACTTTAGTAAGTGCAAATTTATAATTTAAAAATTCAATGTACGAAGAAAATTTATGTTTTTTTCGTGGTCGCGTATTAAGTTTATCCTGAACACGCTTAATATCCTCATCAGTAATATTTTCAAAAGATGATTTCTCGGGAAAATACTGCCGAATCAAGCCATTCATATTCTCATTTGTTCCACGTTCCCATGAAGGGTAAGAAATTACCCCTTTGTTTTGAAAAATATTTGATTTTTATTACCATTCCCAAAGTTGCATTTACTACTTGAATCTAAGCAATCTTTCCATTATTCAGGTTTAATAAACCCATTTATCACATCCCTATAAGCATTCTGTACTGCCACTTTCTGTGGTTGTGGTACAATAGGAAATGTACTTAAAATGTAAGTAAATTCTTCTTCGGTAAGCCCGTAAATATGGGCAATAATGCCATCAAGTTCTGCCCGTAGTTTGTTACGTTCATATTCATTGGTTGCTGCAACTTTTTCGCTCCATTTGGTTTGCATGGTTTCTTCCCATAAATCGGCATATTCTTCGGTGGTGCAAATAAGTTTGGCTGCACGTTCAATAATAGGCTTGAACCATTTGTCGGTGGGTTTGAGGCGAGGTACGGGAAGTTGATAGACATAAAATAAATTACAGTGTGAAGTAATTTTTTGACGAATTAAATAATCATTTGTATATCCATTTAAAAATGAAGTAATACATAACAAATCTGCTGATGAAATATTGTTTTTTGATAAAACAAGAGTATTACCGGCAAAGATATTTTTGGGAACAATTGTATTAATCATCGACCGCTCATTTGTTGGTGAAGTTATATCCCTAAATGCAAGTCTATAATTTTGATAATTTAAAATCTGACCATCATCTTTTTGCTTACCTAAAATTGACTTCCTTCCCGTATTTTCATTAATCCAATATCTTGGTTCGCTATATCTATGATAAAATTGCCATATCATTTTACCCTCATATAATGCGAATGCGTTCTTATCTGGTTTTGTTAAAAATATTTTACTATCGTTTGTCATGTGAAATTCATTACCCAACTCAATGTTCCATGTGCCATATATTTTGTCACTTACAAAGGGGAATGATATGGTTTTTTGTAAAATACTAAAATCAATATCATTTTTCACTTCTGTAACTGAAAGACTTTCAGGACTTTGTTTTGTGATAAAATTAAGACTTATCTCCGAAGCTCCATATTTTGGAAAGCTAGTTAATTCATCCACATCGTGGCGCATAAAAGCAGCAGGGAATGATTTAGTGTTCCCTCCTTTCTCAAAACTTAAAACAACAAATTTAAAGCTACGGTGAACACCCTCAAAAATTTCTTTACGGTTTTCAAAACAGAACAAGCCTGTTACTTTATTTTGTTCAAATAATAATTTTCGTAATTGCTTTGTACCTAAATCAGTATAAATTCCACTTGGTATAACAATTCCACTATAACCACCTTTCCTTAACAAATTAAAACATTGCTCTGTGAAAAGTTTGTAAAGGTTTATATCCGAACCAGCTTTTTTACCATTAACTATTGATATTTGATTTTCGAATTGCTTTGCACTTCTGAAATATGAACTCACATGGGGATAGCTGCTTAAATAATTTATCCATGCTTCTTTTATTTCCTGGTCTTGTAAAATTTTTTCCTGTTCCTGCTCAAAATCTTTAATGCTCATTCTTTTTCTCGAAACAATATTTGAGTAGGCAAGAAAAAACTCTTTTGAGTTTGGTTTAAACACCTCCCAAGGTGGATTTGTAATAATAGCATCAAACCCGTCCTTTTTCCTGAAAATTTCAGAAAACTCGTAACCCCAATGGAAAGGTTCAAGAGCTTTTATGTCGTTAATGTTCAGGCTGCGTTTAACGGGCTTGCCTTCCTTGTTTTTATTCTCGTCCCAGGTTATCTGTTCATATTTAATACCAAGGTTTCCAAACTCGTTCATGAGCATATCGTCGAGAATGGGTATGACTTCCTCGCGGTGGCGTTCAATATTGTTTTTCAACAGTTGTATATCGTCAATACCTTTCGGGTTTTTGTACAACTGAATAGCAATGTTTTTTTCACGTAACAAGTCGGCATAACTTTTACGGAAGAGGTTTTGTCCCTGATGTTTTTCAAATCTTCCGGCATCAACCCGCATCAATCCTATAAGCGAGTTGCCATTCATTATATTAAAAACAATATTGGGCAGGGGTTCCAACTGGTCAACCGTGTCGGCACTTGCCACTAATGCAAGGAACAGGCGTAGTTTGGCTATTTCGGTAGCTTCCTCCATCAGGTCAACCCCATACAGGTTGTTGGTAATAATTTGTTTTTTAATGTAATAGTTAATGCTCGGGTGGTCGGTTTCAATTTGTTGTTTCCATTCGGTTAGCTTTTTATCGCCCAGAAAATCAATTTTGCCCAGCACGACAGCATATACGTTAATAAGCGTTTTCATAGCTGCCACCAAAAATGCACCCGAACCACAGGCAGGGTCGAGCAAACTAAGGTTTGGCAAAATAGCATCATCGCCCATAACCAACTTTTTGCAATTGGCAGCATCGAGGTTCAGTAAAAGTTCAGCTATAGAATCGTAACGTTTGGGGTTTCCAAATTTATCCAAGCCTGTTTTTTTAAATAATTCAGGGTCGATTTCGGGTTCATTTATAGCATCAAGAATAAGTTTATAAACCGTTTGTTCGCAGAGGTATTCGGTAATCTCTGTTCGTGTATAATATGCCCCAAATGCTTTTTGGTTAATGTATTTTTCAAAAATATAACCAAGTACATCGGGGTTCATTTCGTTGTCGGCACCACCGGGCGTATCGTTCAATGTCCAGCTGTAACGGTCGAATAAATCGAATATGGTTACAAATGCTTCGTCAGCAATTTTTATTTTACCATCGTACTTTATCTCAATTTTATGTTTCATGAACAAGCCACCATTAAGGTATTTAATCTTACCTATCAGCTTATTGGTTTCGGGGCTTCGCTGGCTTTCGTTTTTGGCAAAACCTTCGAAAAACAATTTACTTAAGAAAACCTCGTAAAATTTGTTTTTACCCAGTTCTTTTTTCGAGAATTCAAGTTTGCTGTTAAGGTAGTTAGCGTTAGCATTGTCAACAAACAATTTCTTTTGTAGAAAATATATAAACATGAGCCTGTTAAGGATAACCGATGCATACCAGCGGCGGTCGGCTTCATTGTCAATGCCTTCGATAAGGTCGAGAAAAACAATATATTCCTGTTGGTATTCGCGGAAGAATTTTTTAACCACCCGTTCGATATCCAAAGCCGATTTTATACGGCTTGCTACTTCGGCAATAGCAATATTCCCTTCACGGTCGAATTCACTTATGTCAACAACCAAAGAGGCTATTTTGGCAATAAACACATCGCCTGGTTGGTGTCGGAAATAAAAATGCTCCCTACTCAACAGTTTTTTGTCCTGATGTTTCAGCCAGTACCAAATGCTTTGTTTACGGTCGCTGTCAACAAAAATCAAAACATGTTCAAAATGCTGTTTTTGTATTTCTTTTGCAATCGCTGCCCGTTCTTTTGGTTCGGGAACAATACCAGTTGGTGTTGTAATCTCAAAAACCACAGCACCGCTCAATTCGGCAATGGGTTTACGAATTATAACAATATCCTTTATCGTTTCATTAATTACTTTCGAAGAAGAAGGGTTACTCCATCCCAATTCCTCAATAAACAAGGTTTTAAAGTCGAATGACTGTAATGCTTTTCGTGTATTTTCTATATTTAACTTAGCCATACTTATTGAACATTAGTTAATCCCATTGAACAAATAATTTGTGGTTCTCGGTGTTCTTCATCGCCTGTGTTAATGATGCAAAGTTTATCTTCTTCGCGCAAAGTGGTTACAAGATTAGCCAAGGCGGACTCAAGCTGCAAATGCAACTTTAGCAAGTGCAAATTTATAATTTAAAAATTCAATGTGCGAAGAAAATTTATGTTTTTTTCGCGGTCGCGTATTAAGTTTATCCTTAACACGCTTAATATCCTCATCAGTGATATTTTCAAAAGATGGTTTCTCGGGAAAATACTGCCGAATCAAGCCATTCATATTCTCATTTGTTCCACGTTCCCATGAAGGGTAAGAAATTACCCCTTTGTTTTGAAAACATTTGATTTTTATTACCCTTCCCAAAGTTGCATTTACTGCTTGTATCTAAGGGCAACAAAAGGTACGCATATACAACAAACGTCTGTAGTATATACGTACCTTTGGTACGCATATACGTAAGTTATAAACAAGCTAAAAAACCGCCTTTTTGATAGCGACTGCCAGCAACAATCTTGCTTGTCCTGTTATATTTTCAGATTCAAAAACTTCTAAAGCTCGTTGACATGCTTCTAAAAGTTCGGGTGCGGTAGATACAAGTTTTGCATTAGCTTCAATTTCTATTTTAGATTGAAGTCCTCCACCTATTTCCCCAATAAATGTTCTATCGTGAGATTGGTCAACCGTTTCAATATAAAAACTATTGCCTACTATATCTGGTCTATATTTCCAATTTCCTTCTGTGTGTTTTTCTTTTTTCATAATTTATATTTAGAAAGTTAATAAAAGCCTGTTTATAACAGCACCTATACACTATGCGGGGTGCTGCAAACGCAATCTTTTCAGCTCGTAGCTAAGTTCTGTAACGTGGGATACGAAAGCACTTCGTACACCCGCACATTGCATAGCTGCGACACCGTTAGGGTGCATTTAAACACTTTACTCCGTTTGAAAATCCTGTCTAAATTTAGAAATTGATTTTTCAATATAACTTTCGACAATTTCATCGGTTTTCTTTTTTACAGCATCTCGAATTTTACCCCATTCCGAGGAATCTTTTATTGCTTTTTCAATAGCATTTTTAACGGAGCGTTCAACTTCTTTTTCTAAGTCAATTGTTTCAAAAGCTCGGTTTATCCCAGCTTCAATATCTTTTTCAATTCGTTCATTATTAATCATGTATTGACTAATTAATTTTTGAGCCATAACATCTAATTCTACTCTTACTCGTGTGTAATTTTCCATTTTGATAAAAATAAACGCACCCTAACAATGTATATAGCAAATTGGGGGTGTCGTTCCAACTTGTTATATTAGCACAATTTATTTAGTTCTTGCAAGTTGATAGGTTTGTGCATTCTATCCCCCAACTTACCATATACGTAACGTTAGCCACAAGTTTGAGAACGCTTGTGCTTAATATCACCACTCATTGTTGAAATTGAACCCTCGACTGTTCCACAATCAACATCGCCTGACATTGTTTGAATTGAACCAGTAACATTTCCCGTAATTTCAACATCTCCGCTTTGTGTTTTAATACTTGAAACATCTCCAGTAATTTCTACTTTATTACAAGCATCAACTTCTAATTTGTTAATATTCCCATCAACTTTAATGTTTATTTCCTTACTATCAGGTGTAACATCATTGCCATTTACAATAACTTTTCCATTTATCACTACAATACTATTGCCTGAATAAGTATTACCATTAATTGAAATTGTACTCATATCTATTTAATTTTAAAATGATTAATAAAAACATGTGGCTAACAAAGGCTATAAGTAATGCAGCCACTTAATGTAGTGCTAAATTGATACGGTTTGAAAGGCTGCACTACTCATAGCCTCGAACGTTAGCAACAAGGCTACTAACAGTACCCTAACTTGCATTTCCTTTTCAAATTATCGAGATGCCCATTAGCGTCACTTAACATTGCTTCCATGTGGCTTCTATGGTTTTCAATAATTTTTTCAAGCTCTTCTTTTGTAGTTGCATTTTCGATTTCGCCTACTTCAAGCAAATTGCCACCGTAAAAATCACGGTATTTTAGCATCTCTTTTTTAATGTTTTCTATTGTCATTTCGTTCTATTTTACCCGCCAAGTTGCTAACAAAGTGTAGCCACAATAGGCGGAAAGTTATTACTAAATTAACAGGTCGGTGCGTTAGCCTACTGATGGCTACACTCGCCCGTTATGCACAAGTTAAGAAAACAGCGTCCGTGCATTTATTCGCTGCTCTGCTATTTTGAAATAGTTCTCGTCTTTTTCTATTCCGATGAAGTTTCGGTTTAGATTTTTACATGCTACTCCAGTTGTTCCAGAACCCATACAAGGGTCAAATATTGTCATTCCTTCATTACTGTATGTTTTAAGTAGGTACTCAAATAATGCTACTGGTTTTTGGGTGGGGTGTTTAAATTCTTTAAATCTTTCGGCAGATTTTTGAAACTGAATAATTGTTTTCGGATTTACTTTTGTGTAATCCCAATTTGATGAATACTGTTTCTTTTGTCCTCCTAAATATTCATATTCAACCCTATCCAATTCTTTTGTAGTTTTTATTTGGTTTGGTCTTAAATCCTTTAGCGGTCTATCTGTCATTTGCCTATTATAAATAGGCTGGTTATTATAAAACACTAATATATTTTCATGTAACTTCATTGGTTGTTTGCTTGCATTAAATGCCCCAGTAGGTTGCACTTTATCCCAAATCCACTCATACTTAAACATTTTCGGGTTACTCATTACTAAAGCACTTGTAAAAGGTTGTGAAGCTGTTGTAATAAATGTTCCATTTGGTTTTAGTAAGTAATTTACCATTTCCCAAAGTTTATCAAATGGAATTATAGTGTCCCATTTACACGCAGTCGTACCATAAGGCAAATCGGTTAAAATTAAGTCTATGCTTTTAGGTTCAATATTTTTATACAACTCCAAGCAATCGCCTAAAATAACCTGTGCATAACAAGCGGGCATAGGCAATTGGGGTATTATCTGTTCATTTATCATTTCTGCATTTTATTAAGTTTATACTTGCGGATAGTGTAGTGGTTTCTAATCCCCAACTGCCCATACCGCCATTCGTTAGGGACAAGCATAAGACGGCATACCCCATTTGATAATTTAGCCTAAAAGAATACACCAATCCTCTGCTAAAATATCTGTTTGAGAAGCCAGCCACGGAACAACTTTTTCATCGGCTGTTTTCATTGCAATAAATGGAAGTAATTCATAATTATCGTTTACTCCATTTGTGTAAGTCCATCCACCTGTGCCGACTTTTGACAAATCTGTACCGATAAGGAAAATATACATTCCTTTACCATTCCAGCCTCCACGCTGAACTTTACTACCTAATTTTAGGCTTTCTAATGCTTGAGAAAAATTCATAAAATTTGTATAAATACCAGCCCCTAACAAGCGGTATAAAACAGCAGGGCTGATGTGCCGTAATTAACCGTTGTGCTACTATTCATCATTCGTTTCGGCTGATAGAGTTTCACACTTAATCCCTGCCGTTTCATACCGCCAAACCGTTAGCAAACATTAAAACGATTTGCTAACAACAAAGGCGGATTCAAGCTACAAATGCAACTTTAGCAAGTCCAAATTTATAATTAAAAATTCAATATGCAAAGAAAATTTATGTTTTTTTTCGCGGTCGCGTATTAAGTTTATCCTTAACACGCTTAATATCCTCATCAGTAATATTTCCAAAAGATGATTTCTTGGGAAAATACTGCCGAATCAAGCCATTCATATTCTCATTTGTTCCACGTTCCCATGAATGGTAAGAAATTACCCCTTTGTTTTGAAAAACATTTGATTTTTATTACCATTCCCAAAGTTGCATTTACTACTTGAATCTAAGCTATATTAGGCAACAAAAGGTACGCATATACAACAAACGTCTGTAGTATATACGTACCTTTGGTACGCATATAAGTAAGTTAGCCACCATATTGGTACAGCCCCGTTTTAAACATTGCCGCACGAATATTATCTAACTCACTTCGAGTTGGAAATGGTGCTAAAACATCTTCATTTGCTACTAAATATGCTTCAACTCTTTTTAATGCTTCAAACATTTCAGGAGCAGCAGAAATAAGTTTTCCATTTGATTCTATTTCTTCTTTTGATTTGTCAAAAGTTGAAATTGCACATATTGATTTTGAACCTTCAATTATACCATCTTTGCTGGTAGTTACTTCTTGATATTCCTGCGAATATCTCCATTTGTTTTCAGTTTTTGTGTACATATTTTTATAATTTAAAAGTATAACATTCAATAAAATACGGTGGCTAACAAAGTGTAGCACCAATAAGGGGTTGCTACAATTTTGAAGCATTGTAGTCCGCTTTTATGTCTGTGTAGTTTGATAGGTTCGCACTCCGCAATCCCTTACTTGTGCTACACCCGACCGTTATGATTCATACTAAGAAACCAAATCGCAATGATATTCAATGGTAAATATATCACTTTCAATGTCGATATATTTCCATTCATGAATAATTTTAATTTTTTTATTATGAAACATCGCTCTTTGTTGCTTATTATCTTCGACAAGTTTTTTAGCAAATTCAGGCTTATATTCTTTTAATTTTACTGGAGGAATATCATCAACCGATAAATTAATAACATCACCGATTTTAAATGGATTTGAACTCATATCATACAAAGAGTATATGTGAGTTTCTTCTTCGTTGTTTAAATAAAATTGAATTGTCATAATTATTTGAATTAAAGCACGAAACCATAACAATATGTATAGTTAATGGCGGGTGCTGTGGTTAATATTAAATTTCTACTATTCATTTACTTTTGTACTGCTTGATAGGTCTGTGGTTTCAAATCCGCCACTAACCATACCTGCAACCGTTAGTAGCCATTTTAAGAACCCCACTGCAACGCCATCGCTTCGGCAATTCCGGTAAAGGTTTTTGAACGGGCTTTTCTTCGTTCTTCTTTTGGTAGCTTAAATGTTTCATAGTGCAATCTACTGTCAGTTCTTCCGCTTTTATGTACTATAATGTCAGGTTCTACAATATTTGTAGGTTGTAATTTTGATAATCCTTCAATCCATAAGCAAGTGCTTTTGCGTTCTTTATGTCCAAATTGGTAAGGTTGTATTATTTGAGTGGGCTTTTTATAGAGTTTACTCATTATCCCTATCGGGTTTTCAATATAACCTTTACCAACTTTCACTAATGCTTCCGCACATTTCAAAAAGTGTTCAACTGCTTCGGCTCTTTGTTCGTGTATATTTGGGAAGCGTTCAGCATATTCAGGCTTATAATACTTATTCGCTGCAACTGTTAACCTCGTGCATTCAGGGTGCATCCCTAAAAAGTCTGGCTTAATAAGTTCTATTGCTTCAAAGCAATCTATTTGTAAATGTCTATCTGGGTACTTTCCGCTTGGTGGTAATAAATCACAACTATATGCGTCATGTCCAGCATTTAAAAACGCTTCCATTACTGTTTGGCTTTCTTCGTGTGTTATCAATACTATCATATAAATCAATTAAAAGATGAATAAAAAACGGCTACTACCACGGGCTAAAACCGCATTAAAACGACGGTTTAGCCCCACCGTTAGGTGCAACCGTAAAAAAGCACCTCGATAGCTTTGTTCGCTTGTTCGATAGTTAATCCTTGGCGGATTCAAGCTGCAAATGCAACTTTAGTAAGTGCAAATTTATAATTTAAAAATTAAATGTACGAAGAAAATTTATGTTTTTTTTCGCGGTCGTGTATTAAGTTTATCCTTAACACGCTTAATATCCTCATCAGTGATATTTTCAAAAGATGGTTTCTCGGGAAAATACTACCGAATCAAGCCATTCATATTCTCATTTTAGCTGAGCTATCTCAGTCTGAGATTTCCCTGCTTGTACTAAACAAGAAATTTGATACCTTTGTTGTTCGGTTATATGATCCAAAGCGCAACTTGTTTTGGGAGACTTAGGGGGCAATTTAGCAAATATATCCATCAAGACAAAGCGGTAATTTCTTACCATCTTTGTTTTGATGGATATATTTGATTTTTATTACCCTTCACAAAGTTGCATTTACTACTTGAATCTAAGATTAAATATGTTAATACTAACTAAAACTGCGTATCCAATACATGTTTCTAGTGATTTTAAAAACGATATTTTTAAAACCATAGGTGTAAAGAAACAACACACAAATATACGATTATTTTATAATATCAATGATAATTTTTTTTATGATATTATACAACCACGAAACTGTTTAACCGTCGTGTTCGTATTTAACCATAGAGTTATGTATTTAAAAATATCATCACTTTTTGCGTGGTTTTAGTTTTTTACACGCACTTATAACTTCGTTCTGTATGTCTTCATTCCTGAAAATGTCAGCGATGTTCACAATCACAACACCTTTGTTTTCTCTTTTTAATGGAAGTCGTTCTCTTGGCATATTTTTACGTTTTATCAATAAAAAATATATGCAATCACGTGTTAAGGTTTGTACGATGAAACAGTTTCATATCTACAATCGTTATACAACACTGCGGTTGATATGGCGTTCAGATAATTGAAATTTCTTTAAATCAGCGATAAGCTCATCAAATTCAGAACTCGTAGCAACAATTACGTTATCAAGACAGATTACATCTCCACTTTTAATTTTTGCCTTTACGCTTTTTGCTTCATTTTCCTCTAAAGTTATCAAATAGCTTAAAGCTTTTCTATGTACATACTTTAATGCAATTGCTTCAACGCAGGTCAAGCAACGTGGTGTTTTTCTAAGAATTCGAACAAGTAGAACAACATAGTAGTTTTGAGTTTATTACGAAATAAAAACCTGTTTTTTTAAATACACCTACACCTCGTATTGTCTTTTTTTTCCAATAAGAGTTTTCAAGGCAGTTAATGCTCTTCGTGTTGAAGAATGCTGGATAAATTTTATTAGTTCTTGCTCGAAATCTTGCTCTGAAACATTATTCTTTTCCTCTGGCGCTTCAGTATCTACACGAAACAATCTCATCGTTACGGGAAATGGAGAAAAAGCATCTTTTTGAACAACTTCAAACAATTTATAACTGTAGTTATTTAACGCTGGAGCAACTAATGTAAATCCATAGATTACCTCTTTTTCCCGTTCCGGTCTCCATTCAGATACAACACCTATAATGTCTCCGTTTGTAAATTTTTCAAGCTTCGAGGAATAATCAAACAAATAATCATAGGGGGTTTTGCTTGTATCTTCTGTGCCATCAGCATATAACCAAACATCTTTTTCCATATTTTTTTAATTTAATTTTAGTGTAAATGAAACTGGTAAATGGTCTGAATAGCCATTTGCTAGAAATGACTCTGATAATTTATTGATTCTCTGCTTGATTAATGGTTTACCGTTTAATGATTCAAGTATTTTAATTGAACCTACATCTATACAATCCATGATCTCTGGACTACCAATTACACCATCAACCAAATTCCACATCGGGTTATAAAACAATCGCATGGTTCCTTTCTTTTGTAACTCCGGAAATTGACGAACAAATCGTCTATCACTATTTGTGAAAAACATTTTTGGATTTTGAAAAAAATCATCAAACGGTCCGTAGTTAAAATCTCCAACAATAATTGTTTTTTTCTCTTTAATACGTGACTCGTACCTGAAAATAAGTTCAGGAAATTTGCTGTTGAGATAGTTTTGCTGTTCTTTTGTGACATTAGATATACTGTACAAGTGAATTCCTGCAAGGTTGAACATACATCCACTCTTAGTATGAATTTTCATACAAACCAATTTGTTGTCAACATCAGCATGATATGTCAAATCACTTGTTGATAATTCGCTTGACTTTCTAATAAATATGCGTACCGAACGCCTTCCTTTTTTAGACAAATAATCGATTGTTTCATCAAATTCGGCAAACTCGTTTGAAGAAAAATCATAAAAACACTCCTGTAGTACAACAATATGAATATCATCTATAAGAAGTTGTTTATGCAATTCCTCATAGAAAGACTTAGATTCATTTTTGTTGATATTCCAAGTTAGTATATTGATATTCATAATGTTTTCAGAATTATTCTATACTATTTAATTTTCCCATTAAATTGTTCTACCACCACCTCGCGGTCATCGAAATGCGATTTCACACCGTTCACCTCCTGGTATGTCTCGTGTCCATTACCTGCTACGAGGATGATGTCGCCGGGATGGTGAGTGTCTTGGCAGCCAGCACAGTTGGTCGTTAACCAAACAAGACTTTATGAACTTCTCCATCTCTTTTTGATCGTCTTTCTTAGAAGCAGCCTCTATGTTGAAGTAATCACGCTACCATAAAAACGACCCTACGGTCAAGATACATCCTATACCAGCGTACATTTATGTTAATATTCAGCAGGTGTTGCCATTTCCATACGCAATCACAAATTAGCAACATCAATAAACACTCACGGTATAATTTTCATCTATATACCTCCCTTTGAGCGTGAACACGACACCTGCTGGTAAATATTGTCTCCTTAGATGTTTCATGAGTGCTTTAATGCTCGCTATGTGTGCAGTATTCGTATTACGTGGATAATAACTATCACGATGTACCCATTTCTTAGTATCACTGTTATACCAGAAATCGCCATCACATTGCAACCACCACGCGCCACCACCGTAAGGTTTCGAATGAAATTCAAAGCTAGTTGGTTTGCTTTTAGTGATAGAAATCTTCCTTTTTCGTTTAAACGTTTCAGGTGGTTTAGAAGTCAAATCAACAGTTTTAAACTTTTCATAATGCTCATCACCATAAATACATTTCATTCGTTCTAAGACGAATTCACTTTTGCAATTCTGAATCAGATAGATATCCAGCCACGTCGGTGTGTTCATAATTGGAATCTCACCATGTTCAAAATCTTCTTCCTCGCATAGCCAAACATAATCACCTATACATTTTTGATGTCCATCGAAAAATGTCAACACCTGGGTGTCTGCCCAAGTTTTAAACTCTTTATAATCTTTATAAGAGTCTATATATGTTTTATCAATTGATGCCATTTTTAATAATATTAAATGTCCATGAATAATATATTTTTAATTTAACGTACATCAACTACATCGTAGGAGCATCTTGTCACACGGCTCAAACTATACCACCGGCCGAAATGTTTCTCAACATGCTCGTCATTTTTTTTCAAACCGACTGTAATATTCCTTCCATTTTTCAAGTATAGTATTAAATTTAGTCACATACTTAATGGCTTTGTTTTCATCATTTACTTTACATATAAAAGACGGTTAATATGAACAATCCATCACATTTCACTGTTGGTAATAAGCTCATTACCGTCAGAATCATACAACAACACCGTCGGTTCGTTATCAACACCGACTTCAACCACACTCTCTATATCGGAGAAATCGGTATCAAATATCCGAGAGTCGTTAACCAAACCAGACTTTATGAACTTCTCCATCTCTTTCTGAGCGTCTTTCTTAGAAGCAGCCTCTATGTTGAGGTAATCACGCTGCCATAAAACGACCTTACGGTCAAGATACATCCTATACTTGGGCATCTGTATTATTTTTTATAATTAAAAAATGAGTTTTACGTGTACAAATGTATAAAAAAAATTAAACGCAAAAACAAAAATAATATTTTTTTTTAAACGACTGCGAAAACCTCACATCCACCATCGACGATGGAACCATAATTAACAACACCGGCAACCTTGGTGTTCCTCAATTCAGCTTCGACGAGCTTATCATTAGGGTTACGGATGAACGAGTTTGACACGGTAATACCAACGCCGTGGAACCAAGTGTTCTCTATTATGGAATCGTTGATAGCACACCCGTACATCAACTCGCAATCCTTAATGTTCGATTTACTCACGTTACATTCTACCAATACGCACCCAGAGATATCACCGCTTATGTCGCAGTAGAACATCTCCATGTCGCTTATGAACATCCCGTTCTTGATATGAGCCTCCTTTACCTGTAAAGCACCCCGTTCAGAATCGTAATTCACCTGGCAATCCTCAACACCACAGAAGTACACGAGGTCAAACAACTTGCCTCTGAATTCATTGTACCTTGATTTAACAACAGCCTCGTCTTGTTTCAAATCAACCGATATCTCTATGTTGGGGAATTTAACAGAGAACAAATCGAACGAATGCGCTAGGTCGGCAACCCGTTTCTGAGCCACCGCGACATCGTTTACCTTTGACATCTCAGCCACGCTGTACTTGTTGTTGGAGCCGAGTATTGATGTGGTGGCGTTTATAACACCGGACAGGAAAGCACTCGCACCTCGTTTCTCCTTCTGGTAGTTAGTGTTCTTATTATACCGTATAGTCAACACGTTGGACTCTAAATCAGGCACGTATAACGGCGTTTTCCTGTTGGCTGGGAAAGAATACTCGTTGTGGAAACCAACACCACTAGGCACGACACCAGACATCTTGCGGCGCATGTACTTCAAGTTGCCGACGTACTCGGACACGTGTTTCTCGCTAGAATACCTCTTGTTCACACAGCACTCGTCGACTGCATTAACGAGGCGTATCGTGTTTATATCCTTCAACTTTGTTAGTTTAGTTATATCGCCATCGAAGACAACCCTCATCTCGGCAACGCACTTCGACGTTGTGTACCCGCAAGAATAAATGACATCGAACAACTTGAACATAACGTTTACAGCCTCGGCGTAATTGAAGAACTGCGATTGTAACTGCGACATCTTGCTACCACCGACCTCGTTCATGCATACCCTGAACCCTTCTTTAACATCGTTTGGCTTATACGATGACGTGTAGGTAGTGTTCATCTTGGTCGAAGCAGCCACCATGTTGGCTATCTTGTTGCGGGGGACATCGCTGAATAAATCGAGATTGAACGACACGTATATACCTTCTGGATACCCACGAAGCATATGTTAAGTTTATTGTTATTTATTTAATCAAAACACCAGCACGTCAAATTCCATATCGGTACTGACCATTCGTTCTATAAAATATGAAAACCTGTCCATATACTTGGATACATCTGGTGGTTGTATACCGTTACATACCATACCGTCAAACGAGTTGCCCATCGGAATATCCCCACCGTTGTCAATGCACTTAATGGTAGGTTTACTCGAACACTTCAATGTTATAGTATCATAATCACCATCAGCGTTCGACACGTTGTAATTACTCATTAAACTCCGTATGGTACCAGCTATCAAATCAGACCTGTTACCTTTACATATTATGGTGTCTGGATGTATACCGAACTCCACCTCGTACTCCCGTATAATCCTGCGTATGGATGTGAAGAACACCATTGATTCCCTACCTTTGCTGAATCCAGATGGAATCATGACAACTCTATTTTTTTCCATCGCCGCCCACTCTTTTACCTACATTAGACATCTTATTGATATAATTGACTTCCTTCTGCCTGCTTTTCGTATGTTCAGACGCCACCTTCATGCCATCATGTATGTACTTGTTCATGTTGCTTGTCTCCCTTATATCAGACATGACCGTCTTGAAGAATACCGAGTACTCGTCAAGTGTACCTAACCTGTAATCGACTCCATCATATAAAACAGAATCGCTCGAATATATGAAACCAGAACCTATATTATTATCGGGGACTATGAAGCTACCGTGTTGGAAATTATATTCAGCCATATCATTGCATTTTTACCTTCTTGTACAGGATATCGAAGTAACCCATAACGGTTTCTATCTCTGAATCCGTCTTCTTGCTAGATTTCAACAGGGAGATGCTGGAATCGTATATATCGAACGTGAACTTGCCTAGCATATCCTCGACAGTATCCACGCCTTCCGTATCCATGCGTTCCGTGAACTCCATCTTCAAGAAAGATACACCCAGCTCGGATAGGTTCTTCCTGAAAAGCACAAGGTCCATCTTGTTGAACAACCTAGAATTGCATATCACATCCACGAACGAGTTACCTATAAGCACATTCAACTCGGGTACAGACAACTCGAGCATCTTATCCATGGTGATTATGGTGAACCTGGGCGAAAATGTGTTCTCGACGTAATTCAACTCCCAACCACACGTGGTATCAATGTAATGGTACCCCCTTGAATTGCCTATATCGCCAGTATCCAACTGGTAAGGTGTACCAACATAGGCAACGTTACCGTTGTACTGCCTGACGTGTATATGCCCGGAGTACACACCCTTGTATTTATCAAGCACGTCACGCCTTACGCACTTGTCTATATCCACACCGCTAGAATACTTCATGCCGTTTATATCCATGTGGCAGAAAAGGTAGTCCGAAGTGTCATCACCGAGGGTAGAATGTATAGAATCGAACGACGTTACCCAAGGCAATATCCTCAATGATACACCGTTCACATCGAGGACACACGAGTCCTGGTAACACGTGACACCATCCACCATCCTGCTAAGGAACGAAACCGAATTAATAGTGTTGTGGTCCACGTAATACGTGTCGTGGTTACCCACAACTATATGCACACCGTTCTTGAAAACAGACGACAACCTGGTGAATATGTTTATGGACTCTTCGAGAAGCATCAGGTTCACCGACTCGCGCGAGTTGAACACATCACCGAGGACGAAAAGAACATCCTTGTCGGGGTCGAACCCCTTAGACCGTATATCGTCAACGAACCAACCGAAGAACCCAACCATAGAGTCCTTCCAGAACAATGAATTGTTACGCACCCCCAGGTGCAAATCGGATACCAAGTATATCCTGCGCCAGTTTTTAAACATTATATAAAATCAATAAGTCCACGCATAAAGAACACAAACCAAAACAACAATCATTACCATGTAAACCATATACAAATCAACTATATGTAAATCACTAAATTTGGATAATAATTTATAAATACGCGACATATACTTTACGTGTTAATCATTTATAATACAAAAATAAACCTCCGGTAACGAGTTCTTATTGACGACAATACGTTTACCCTCGTTATCCCTCACGAGTTCGTCTAGCGTGAACTGGTACTTGCCAAGCCAATACAAAGTAGTACCGACACCATAAAACATACTATCAATAAATTCAACATTTTCCATGAATACACGATTTTTAAACCATGAATTTAACATTACGAGTTATATCATTATCAGCATCGTTGATAAGCAATGATACGACTATTTCCTTATTGCGGTAAGACAACATTGAGAACATATAGTCATGCGATATACTAAGATAACCAACCATTATATCGAACAAGTACGATATATTTATACTCGAAACAAGCTTCATGTCAGTCGAGAACTTACCGTACACGACATCGAACACGTAGTTGATATCGATCCTCGTCACTTTAACATCAGAATTAACAATCGTCTTGACCCTATCGTCAGAACACATTATACCATCTACAATACATTCAAGATCCGAATACAATATGTCATTTATACCACACGTATCCTTCATGTACATCGACACAAGGGACTCATCAACAATCAACTTTGTACCGAACTCGTATTCGTCACCCTTGAGGTTTTCACCCTTAGTGTACGAGTTATTTAGTATCTTCTTGCTATTCTTACGCGTCACGTGCTTTTAATTATTTTGAACTGGTTACACCATTTCTTATATAAGAACGCGCGATACACAAAGATAATTAATACACCGAGAAATATTAAGATGCTATTGGCTATTATAGTATTTCACAATAACATACCAATAGCATCTTAAAATATAATTAACCTTTTAAACCACTAACACATGTATTCAAGAATGAATACAAGAGACGAACGCCCATTCCTGTGGCACCTTTACCACGGTAATCACCACCCTTGGTGTTATACGCTGACCCACCGATGTCTATATGCATCCAAGGGTATGACGTGAACTTCTCTAGGAATTTACCAGCAGTAATCGCACCGGCGAGAAGACCACCCGTATTATTGATATCGGCAATATCAGATTTAATCATATCTCCGTAATCATACCATAATGGGAACTGAACAAGCCTCTCATGGACGGATAGACCACACTCGATGATGTCGTTTATATACTTCTGCTCGGCAGTACCCATAATTACAGAAGCATTTTCACCAACAGCAGCTCTAGCAGAACCAGTGAGTGTAGCAATATCAATAACTATATGCGGGTCGAATTTCTTAGCAAAACTCAACGCATCTGCAAGCAACATCCTCCCTTCGGCATCAGTATTAAGAACCTCAACAAAAATACCACTATGCATCTTTATAACATCACCAGGTGCATACGCGTTTGGACCCGGTATATTATCCGTCATAGGTATTAAAGCTATTACGTTTAGTGGGATATTATTTAACGCGATTGCCCTCATAACACCAGTAACAGCGGCTGAACCACCCATGTCAGACTTCATAGTCTCCATAGAAGAAGACGGTTTGAGGCTTAATCCACCCGTATCGTACATGATACCCTTACCGATAAGAACGATTGGTTTACTGTTAATGTGTCCATCTGGCTTCCACTCCATAGAACATAAATACGGCGGGTCAACACTACCCATATTTACAGATAGTATACCACCCATACCATTATCAACGAGCCATTCCTTATCAAATACATCGAGGGTGATACCACAATTACCACACATTTTACGCAGATAATCCACGTAATCCACGGTTGATAATGATATGGCAGGTTCATTAACAAGAGTTTTAACTTCACCAACAGAATCCCACAGATTTATCAACCCATTAAATATATCAGTATCTGCATCAACGACGTTGATTAATTTAACACTGTTTAATTTCTTGTCATACTCTGATACATACTTTATGAACTGGTACGAAGCTAGGTACATACCCTCGACAACATCAACCAACACCCCAGAATCACCAGTCATGTTGACGACTGAAACAGATCCTTGTTTCAAGGTATTAAGCATCTTTAACACATCAGCACCGCTACACCGCAATGATTCTGATGTTTGCCACGCTTGTTTCTTTGATGGTACAGAGAGGATATAAATTTGTTTATCGTACCTGTTAATATGCACCAAATCCTTGTTGTGCTCAAATTGTGACCCGACCCATGATCGCTCAACATCCGTGAGTTCAATAGGCAACCCAAGCTCTTTTGTTGTTATATACAGAATATTACCAATAGCATCTACTTTCGATATAAACCCAATTTTAACCATATAAATTATAAATTAAAAACTACACGACAAATATACAAATATCTATGATACCAATAACACTATATGGATTATTTCACCGGGGACAAAGATATATTATTTAGAACATCATTCACGTTGATGTGACCACCGTTATTAAACATAGGTTGTTGTTGAGGCATCACTGGTTGCTGCACTGCATGCTGCAATAGTTGATTCGAGACACCACCGTTAACATTAACACTAGCAGTAGAAGTAGAGTTCAAGTTTAAATTCAAACTAGTATTACCAACATTACCAATATTACCACCTATGTTATAGGTCTGGTTGTACTTATCTATCGTAGATGATAAACCAAGCTCCATGTGCGAATAACCATCACCATCTTCAACCAGCCTGTAGTAATCGAACACCTTCTTGTAATTAGCATAAGAATTCATGTAACCCTCGTCCCGGTTGGCGACGTTCTTGAACTTCAAACCAAGCTCATCACCGCTTATCATGAACAAGCTATCGACCGTGGCGACAAGACCAGCCGATTCAGCCACGGCATCCATAGTCATATCACTAGATGTGAAGAACTGCTGCTTAACCTGCGTCGCGGATACAACACACCAGTTATTCCTCTGCGCTATCTTCCTCAATCCCTCGCAAATCTTCTTGATCTTCATGTACATACCCTCGTCGTTCTCCTCTGGTTTGAGAAGGTTGACATAATCAACAACTACGAGGTCGTACTTTATGTTCTTCTTCTTCTGCATCTTCAAGAAGTAGTTCTCTATGTCTATGACACTAGCCGAACCAGTCGGGTACTCCTTAACGTCGATGACACCTGCATTGGGGTTCTCTTCCTTGTACCTGCTTATAGCCATCCTCAAGCTACCGAGGTTATTATCGTCGTAATAATTCTTGTACTCGGTGTACGGAACGCTGAAAAGGTTAGAACCTAAACGTTTAGTGTACTTCCTGTCACCAAGCTCCACAGTGAACACGCCGACGTTGTTACCAAGGTTAGCAGCACGTACAGCCAGGTTACTAAGGGTTAAAGACTTACCGCATTTGGGTGGACCAGCGAACACGACGAATGTCTTCGGCTCCCACCCACCACCTAGAACGGTATCGAGGTACATGAACCCTGTCGATTTGGTGTTCTTTATAGGCTGTATGTGCGATTTGGGGTCGTATATATCGAGACCATCGCTCGAATTGGTCAAGTCAACGTCAATTTCCTCACCGAGCGATGTCCTTACGTAATCGAATATAGCGTTAATGTTATCGGGGTTTATCTTGGTAGATTTCAACTTGATGGCAACCTTAGAAATCTGGTTGTTAAGCGTCTTTACGAGTATGAAAGATTTCAAGTACTTGAACAAGAATTCCGGGGAGTACTTGTGCAGCGATATCAGCATCATTTCCTTGAACTCGTTATGGTCTACTGTTATACCTTTCAGTTCAACCATCTTCAACAACTCGTCCTTATTCGGGATGTTATTGTACGACTTGTAGAAGTCCTTTATGCACTTGAACAAATCAGCGTGCGCCTGTATCGAGAAAAACGACGGCTGGATGTGGTTTATTATACTAGCTTTATCAACATCAACGTTCAATTCATCAACAAGAACGTAGTCGTCGTCCTGCGTTATCAAGTACTTGAGAATAGCCTTCTCGAACACCTCTATGTTCTCCGAAAATGTTACCACTATTTTTCTAAATTAAAGGTTAATACAAAAATGATTATATACTCTTCTTGCCTTGCGAATCACCTAGTTTAGCCACGACGCAACTCTTGATATCATCAATCGTCATAGCGTTCTTTATGTAGATAGACAAGTCGTTTATGAATTTATCCTTATCTGCAGAGTTCTTGTAAAGCATCTTGACTAGCATGAAGTCGGGCATATCAACATCGACAGCCATCTTGAAGCTAGTCTTGGATGTCGTTAGATTCCCGAACATGTCTATCGGTTTAACATCGCTTACGGCATTAACAACAGGTTGTTTGGTAATGGCAACTGGTGTACCAAGAAGCACGTTCGGTGACATTTCCTGTGGCGCGACAACACCAAGTTTCTTCATTTTAGCAACCTCGTACTCGCGCTTTGTTTCTTCATCCGAGAACTGGAAATCATCAAGAACAGGAACTTCACCGGGGTCGAAGTTGATTGGCTCCAGGTAGTAATCGACGTTACGCAACGGTATCGGTTCACCGTTAACCATCTGCAACATGTACTCCCCGTGTTCACCCTTGCTAATACCAGAACACTTGTTGTAACTACCGGCTTTATCGTAACTGGTATCGACCTTGTGCTTGAAATTCTTACCAACGTACTGCTTCTCGACAGACCTTAAATTAAACCCGAAACCATCCATAATAGATTTTATTTTTTTTAACATATATGATATTTTTACATTATGCCATACCAATTATGCAGATATTCACGACACACACTGTAATTTTGAACGCAATTCCTTCAACTCATCCTCTATACCAGCCATGTTCTTCTGGAACATCTTCCTCGTGTCGTAATACTTTATGAGCAACGACCTAGTTGCCGAATCATATGTGTTATCGAACGTGGTACCCTTTACAGTCCTCGTGTAATTGGCAGGTAAAGTCGATTTATCTATCTTGTCCCACATGCCTAGATACGTCTCCGGCGATATGTTGAACTGTACCGCTATGTTAGGGTACATCGAGTTGAAGTCGAAGCACGACACGTACTCGTAGAACCCGGGTATAGGCTGCTTGACATACGCACCAGAGTACTTGAAGTCTTTCTGCACCTTCTTCTTCCTTATGTCAGGCAAGAATATACCGTTGTTGTAGAACTGCCGGCAAAGGAACATCTCGGTCATATACACCGAAGAGAACGTCCTGCTTAACTCTATGTTGGCTATCTTGGCTATTGCGAAAGACCTGTCTAGCGTGGATGTCTTGTTCTCTATCAGCTGTATAAGGCAGCTATCTATCATGTTGTACAGCGTGAACATGTACGTGTCGTTGATGAAGTCGTAGAACGACTTATGTGGGTTGTGCAACTTGGCCACATCGAGCACCTTGTTAGACACGGTTTCCAGAGACATGTTCTCCAAGTCCTTTACTGAACGCATCGTCATGACAGCCTCTATGTAATCTATCATGGCTGTATGCGTCGGTATCCTGTTTATACCGAGATCACTCGATGGTAACTTCTTGGTCAAATCAATATCCAGCTTCTGGCACCTGTTGGTTATATACTGCCAGTCGTAGTTTAGCACGTTCCACCCGGTGATGAACCCAAGCTTAGGCAACATGTGGTGGCAGAAAAAAGTTAGCAAGTGCAGTTCCTTCTGGAAGAACTGGTAGTTTATGGTGTACGCCGTGTTGTATTTCTTGAAGTAAGCGTTCAGTTCGCATTCCATCCTACGTATATCGTCAGGCGACATCTGTGGCAATGTAGTCAGCACGTACACGCAATTCTCGACAAGGACGGATATGATGTTTATAGGGAACTCGGCAAGCTCCGGCTTTGTAAAATCATTGTTCTGGTTAACGTAATTCTCTATATCGAGGTACGCTATCTTTGGCTTGTTGAATTCATTTAGCACCATGAGGCTATCACCCTTGATGTACTTCAACATCAGCTCCTCCAACCTGAACCTAGATAACCTGTTGGTCATTGACGGGTAAATATACGCGTTGTTCCACGTCTTCCACCTTGTTGGCTGTTCCGTCACGTTCCATTTGAACATGTCGTCAGCATTAATCTGCTTCTTTATGAACTTCAGCCTTCCGTCGCTATCGTAATGCGATACACGCAACTTGTCTTCTTCTAAATCAACACCTACAAGCATATATTATTGTTCTATAACACCAATCATATCATTACACAACAATAACTTGTGGTCAACACCACCGACATTGACGTTAAGCCCGGCGTACTTGGTGACCATAACGGTATCACCCACTTCAATGTCTTCACCCTGCTTGTTCACGAGCGAGCCATACGCCTTCACCGTGCCGGTATTGACTATATCGACACCATCTTCGGGCAATATGATGCCACCTGCGGTCACGTCATTAACATCGTCCATCAGCACCAGCACGCGCTCGTGCATCGGTTTGAAACTAGATTCACCGATAACACCTATAACATCATTACACGTGATTATAGTGGTACCATCCTTGACGTTAAACCCACAGCGTTCCATCAACATGACCCTATCGCCGGGTTTAAGGTCAGAACCTTCCCTGTTAACGAGGTTACCCACAGCAACAACGGTAGCCGTGTTGGGGACATCAGCGGAATCTTCCGTCAATAATATACCACCACTCGTCACGCTGGCACACTCGTCCATCCTGACTATAATCCTGTCATGCAAAGGTCTTATAACTACTTCACCCATATCATTTATTTTTTATTAACACAAATATATCATTAAAAACAACATGTTGTACAACGCCGTGTTATTTTTTCACACGGTGTTGAGCCGCTCACCGAACCATCATCGAATTTAATTTTAACAACTTCCATCTTTCAAGATAATTTAGGTATTAGAAAAATACAGCTTGGTCACAAACACAAAGCGACCAAGCTGTTGTTAAAATAAATGCAATTTATTCATTTGTTTCAGGAGTACACTCGGAAGACTTGACTAGTTCGGCTATATCCTCAGCGGTATCGTCGTGCGAACTGTACTTGAACATGGGTCTGATAACCTTCTCGTTGAGCATAACCAAGGTGTTATACGTGAACACCTTGCCGGTGAAGATATCGTTGGGATTCTCGTTGCTACACGTGTCCTTTACAGCCAGCGTCCTAGCGTTGGGGTTAAGGACACACACGTACTCCACACCATCCTTTGTCCAAGAATCCGTTTTAAGGGATTCACCCTTGGAGTTAGATGCACCGCTCTTGTACTTCTTGTCGAAGTCAACCTTTGTCATTATCGTCCCGAAATCAACACCGCAGTTATCCCACCCTATGAACTGGTCTAACCCGACATAAGGATTCATACCTTTTTTCCAAGACAAGTGGAACTTCACATCCATTGGAACAACACCACGGTTCTTGTGACTCCTAGCACGCAACAACACGCCTGTCTTGTTCTTCTCACCGTCGCCAGATTCCTCTTTAAGGTAGTTGGCCTTGCCGAGAAGCGTGATGAAACTAGCCGCGAACGTTGGTCCCTCGCCTGAAGACATAACCTCTTTGTCGATCGCGAATAAATCGAGGCTGTTGGACGTGTGGTTGGTGAACACGAGCGGGATACCAAGGTTCGACAAAGGCAGTGTTATATTCCTGAAAAGCTCCTTAGTGAGCTTGGCACGCTTACCCATGTCCTCGGCGTACTTGCCTTTAAGCGCATTTTCGAGAGCGGTGGACGCGTTCAACATGCCGATAGAGTCTATCACTATCATCACCTTCATCTCCTCGTCTTCCGACAATTCGGCACGCACCTTGCGAACGTTGTCGATGATGGTGTTAACACACTCTATCAGCTTCTCGAACGTGCTTATGTTACGGATGTGCTGCAAGCAACTGGGCGAGTCATCTATACCGAAGTTATCGAACTGGCCCTCGTCTATCGCACCCTCGGTATCGATGTAATAAATACAGTAACCCTTACGCTGGGCATCCTGCATCATGTTCAGGCACATTATAGTCTTACCTGTACCAGATTTACCAGCCCACTCCAAGCTCCGCGTGTTGGGTAAACCGAGGAACAAATCACCTGAAATCTGGGCGTTCAACATGTAGTTGTTCAAGGATATGTAGTCGGTGACCTTACCGAACCTCTCGAATATCCTGAACCCGTTCTTACCATCGTCCAGCTTCTTGGACACCATTGAATTTAATTTCTCGAAAGCACTTGCTTTTGCCATATTGGTTGTAATTAAAAATTAACGATCTTTACTGGTTGTTATAAAGACAACACATTTCTTGAACAAGAATATTTCATATTCTATAACAACAAATGATTCCGTGATATCAACAACGCTAACAATCTTGTTGTAACGAATCCACAAGAATTTACCATCCTTTGTATACTTTACAGCCTTACTCGTTTTATTATACTCCTCTGTTTTTTCATACTTAGAGAATGAAACGTTATAGAGCATTAACATTATAAGAACACAGATATAAACAAACCAAATTACCATAAAAAACATTTTTAATTAAACGTACTTGAAAAAGATCTTGGTGTACGTTAAACCAAGGAACTTGTACTCTTTCGTGTTCCTAACGATATTGACCTCGCTGGTTGTTTCTGTGTAATTAACCCACAGCCGCCTACCTTTAACCACGGAAATGATAGAGCTAGTGCCACATTTTTTACAGTACAGGTTATGTGGATCCAAAAATGATTTATAGACGAACATCATAACCGATAAAATAACCACGGACGAAAAAATGAAATAATAAAACAACATAGATTTTAATTAAATGATTACGTGTTAAAATTTACAAATACTTGAAATATACTCTATTATACGTGAACCACAACACCTTGTATTCTACGACAATTCTGACTATTCTAGTCTCACACACAGTCTTCTTGTACGACACCCACAAGAACTTGCCATTGGTTTTATCAATAACAACATTATTACCATAGTCCTTGCATAGCACCTCGTGTTTCGAGAACACGGTCAAGAAGAATAACAAGAACGGCAAGACGATTATACATAACACCAAAGAATCAAAGTAAATATTCACGGATAATTGCATTTTTTGAATTCATCAACGAACAAACAAACCTCACTTATAGATAACTTATTGTCGAAAACTATATCACCGAACATATTCATGAATGACGGCAACATTTCGAACGTTATATCGAAATCAGTACACCAGTACATGTTATCAACATAGTGTTCCTTGAAAGATAATGAAAGAACACCATCTTCGGACACGGATACATCGTAAGACATAGCACTTCATATTTAAGTTATTATTCCCAAATAATTTTCTCATAAGATTTACTACCATCGAAATGGCACAAGTTAAGTTTTGCTTCTTCTAATGTGAGAAAGCTATCGTTACTTTTAGCAAACAGGTTGCAACTAGCATCAATCCACTTCCAGAAAAATAAAAAATGCTTCTGTTGGATAATGAATATTTTCCTTTCGCAAGGAAGTGTCCTCTCTATTATTCTACATTTACTCATCGTTATAACATACACATTTACCTAAGCAACATTACTCCTGTGATGCACCTTCTTCAAGTATATCAGCCTGAGCCAACAACTTGGCTTTCATATGGTGCGCATCGGTCGAACTGATCATCTTTATGATTTCTGTCAATATATTCTTAGTGTATTGCTTCGCAGACTCATCTTGCAGGTTAGCGATCAGCACAGACCCGAATTGTAATATAGAACCAATGGTATCCCTCGCGCTGATGAAAACATCACCGTCCTTGTCCATGGTACGTATAGCAACATTGAGCGTTTCAACACCGGCAAGCCTGTTGGGGTCATCAACCAGCTGCTTCACCATACCCTTCCAACCGCAAGCGGTACACTTGGCGGAATTAACCTCGTCGATGTAATCATCAACATCGGGAACGTCCTTGTCCGATTTCATAATCGAAAGCGACCCGCACTTCGGACAACACACGTGCGTCGATACCCATTCGTTTCTAGTCATAAAAAATAGTTTTTAATTATACCGCTAATATACTTAAAAAAACAATATGTTTTTCATATTGTATAAAATCACAACATGAAGTACGACATCAACTGGAACGTTATAGCCATGGTCATGTTATCCATGTAATGACCCTTCGTGATGTCGTAATACGACACCCTGCACATGGTACCGTCATCACCTATGTTGAACTCCACCTCGTCATCACCGATAAGCCCAGTTATGTTGACACCGTAACACGTGTAAGATGATTTGAAAACTGACATGGCTACATCGACATCACCGAGGTAGAACACACGCTCGGTATCTATCTTGTTCTGCGGTATGCTGAAGAACTTCGACACGAACGCGTTGACAACATCGAGGTTAGTGTTGAAGTTAACCGTGTTCACGCCAAGAACAGACGTTACCGTATCGCCGAACATGTCCTGCCTCTTGTGTAAGTACACGTGCTTTATCTTCGAGTTCACGGAATCAAGCACGAACGGCATAATGTAAAGGAGCGGTCTGGTATCCTCGACGCAAACCTTTACCGAGTTAACGGAATCATCCTTGTGGAGGACAAGCCTGTTAGTTATATTCTCGCTGACGACATATGACATATAAACACGATTGTATTTTTTACACTATACTTTTCCTATACTGGATATAATTATCGGTTATCCAAGTGCTAGTTTTTGTTATTTATTGAAGATACCACCATTTACAACGATACTGTATCTTTACCATCACGCCTTGAAAATCAACCCCAGCCCATCGTTCGAGAAATATAACACACCATCGCTCTTCTTCAAGACGAGACCACAAGATATGCAGTCGTCAAGTACTTCCATGTCGAAATTCTGCAAGAACAAGTCTGAGCTAAACACGTAATCATCAGCGCACCACGATTTTTTAATCTTCCTAGAAGACCTTATAGCTTGCACTATTGTTATAACCACGTCACCGCTGTCACGTGGGTAACCATCAATTAACCTGTACGTGTCAGTCAGGTACTTCACTGGTAGGTTGTCTTTGTATTCCATGGTTTTAAATTTTTAAATTCTAGCAAATATACATGGAATTTTCCATTTTTCACACCTCCGTGTCAAATAAATAAATAAAAAGTAAGGATACATGAATATAAACTTAGATGCGCTGAAAGCGTCTGGGGTGTACACGTTCGAGTACGATGCCAGTACAACAATATCCGAGGTAAGCGAATACGGGAGGCTGCTTATCGGTTCGTCTAAAAAAGGCCCGTTCAACACTATCGTCAAGATAAACACTGACGCTCAAGCGAAGAACATATACGGTAGCAACGACAAGATGCTCGAGAAGAAGGGCAGCTACTTCCACAAGTCGTTGGAGATATTGCTCCGCGAGGGACCGGTTTACGCACTTAACGTTTTACCTATCGACACCACCAGCGGTCCAGGCAACACGCACAGGGGTAGCATAGCGACCATCAACACGGAATGTGCTGACGTTAACAACGCGTCGGCAGATGTTGAGGTGTTCAAGCTGTTCAACCGCCAGAAACTGTGGTACGCCAGCGACGCTGAGCTTAACAGGACCAAGAACAACACGAGCACATTAGACAAAACGCACGTCCTATCATTCGCAAACACCAGCCAGCGCACGACCACCGTGTTCGTCATGAAAGGTAGCTCGAACGGCTACGATATCACGGTGAACGAGTGGTACGCGGCTCTAGGCGCAAACGTCGAAGTTCCATCATACCTTCACCCCGATGATTACATATCGGATTTCATCGTGCGTGTAGTTGTAGTTGACGGCGACTGGACAAATTACCGCAAGTTGGCAGCAGACCCAGTGTTCTCTAAATACTTCACGACTACAGGGTTGAAGACATCAACCATTGGAGAGTTCTTGCAGTTGAAGACAACCAACGTTATAGTTAACGTGGAGGGAAGCATCATACCCGACTTCAAAGATAACACCGGTACCATTATATCAATAGACCGGAAATTCAACAACATGTTCCCGATATCGCAGATGGTGTGTGCTATTGATGCCGACAACCTAGATATGATTGATTTGACATCCGGTACTTACAACAATACCGATGTAGAGACAAAACGCCTCGACCTAGTTGGACACGGTTTACTTGATAGTGCTAATTACATCGACGTGGATTTAACAGCCAACAACGTTAAGATAATCGACACACTATCGTACAGAGGTATAACAAGCAACACACTTAAATACATGGTATCGACTGCTGCCACACCAGTAACAGCAACACTCATAAAATCATACCTGATTGGCGGGTCGAACTATGGTGTTAGAGCTTACCAAGACAGCAACCTGTACAAGCTATACGAGTACGGTTTCTTGAAGAACGGCGATACAGCTGGTACGAACAAATATCTTAAAATAGAAGAATCAACAGATGCTTCTTTAAAGGTTATAAACATATCGGCGTACAGCGATGCACAGTTGACAACATTAACAACACTAGGTTCAGATGGTGATGATATAACTATAACAGTTTCATCCGCATCTGATTATAGCAACGTCGTTGCAACAAACATATTCGATTCATACGAGTTGTCTAAACCAAACGTCTTGAAATTAGATGTTACGCAGTTCGAAGAAGTTGGGCAAACACCTGACGCTACTGAAAAAAAAGCTTATGACATAAGCAAGGAATACATCAAGGTAGGAAATTACATCAAGGTAGCCGTGACAGATGGTAGACCAAGGATGTCCCGCATAACAAAAGTATCTAAAGTAAAAGAAGGGTTAATAACTTTCCTATACATCGAGACTTTACCAAGTGCTTCACCTTCCGTAGAAGGTATAGACATTTCTGGAAACAAGTTCATCGTATACAAGAGCTTGTCTAAACAGGTCACTACACTCAATGGTACAAAGATGATACCGTTCGCTATAACAAGCGACCTCCTACCTAACGGTTCGAACCAGGAGAGCATAATGTCAACATTGTTCACCACGAACATCGCACAAGCTATATCCGAGAGCGACGCGATAGACATACGTTACATAGTCGATTCGTACAAGGGTGACATTAAGGCTAGTTCGAAGTACAACCTCAGCAAGCTCGCCGCAACGCACGGTCAAGCGATGTTGTTCACGAACGCGCCTTCTATGAAGGAGTTCGAGAACTCTGTTGACCCGTCGTTCATCGACATCACTTCGGGTGGAATCGTAAACGTCGAGTACATATCGGAAGGTGGTAACTTGGCGTTAAACCCTAGCTACACGTTCGCATTCGGTTCCGACACCGTTAACGGTGTACCCATCGAGTCTTTCGCACACTACACGTTCCCCAACCTCGTGATAAACGACGACGGCAAGGAGAAGCTTATGATACCTTCACCATATACATGCAACGCGTATATCAAGAAGTTCAAGGCCAATGCTCCTTACACCATCATAGCTGGTAACGCTGGTAGGATAACAGACTTCGATGTGCTTGGTGTCGAGTACGAACTCACCGATTCAGACCGCGGTTTACTCGAGCCAAAAGGGTACAACCTCCTCGTCAAAAAGCGCAAGGGTGGTGTGATGTTGTTCACGAATAACACTGCTTACAACAGAGTTAAATCTGCACTCAACAACGCTCACGTCCGCGACACGCTCATCACGATAGAGAAGAACATCGAGAACATATTGTTCAACTTCCTGTTCAAGTACAACACTCCTATCACAAGGTCGCGTGTCTATACCCTAATAGACAACTACCTAGAAGGAGTATTCAACAACAACGGCATAGCAGGGTACACGATACAGATAGACGAGAACAACAACGACACCTACATTCTCGAGAACAACTCGGCAGTGCTAGACGTTACGGTTGACTTCAACAGGGGTATCCACAAGTTCATCAACAAGATAACAGTGACACGCCCAGGTGGTCAGCTATCAATCGCTCAAAGCGGGTTCAGCGCGGTATAAGCATAACGATGTCGGTGGTGTAACAGCCACCGACATCTTGTTTAAAAATACACAACGTGGACATGGGCATGATAGGGGATATAAAGAAGTTCAACTTCGGTGAGTTGACGAGCAACAGCAACGGTAAGACATCGGCAACAGGTGTATCCGGGTTGATGTGCATAACAGTTGGTTTACTTGGTTTCATTTTCAGCATACTCGGTGCCGCGTATTATAGCATGAGTGCAGAACACGTGTATGCATCGATAATAGTCATAACCATAGGTGCTGGGTTGCTAGGGTACAAGAAGAAAGTATCCAAGGACATCATAAGTAATTTTAAAAACACAGAGTAATTGATGGAGAAATTATTACTGGTAGTAGCGTTCACGGCTATAAACATAATGGATGCCGTCGGCTACTCGTACAGGCATAAACAACTTACATGTAGAGATGGGTTGACAAAGACTTACAGTTTAATATCACACGCAGCACAAGCGGCTGTACTGTTCATGATGCTGTTGCTGATACCTTTCGCCACTACATTCGATGCTTGGAAAACGTTTACAACTTGGGAAACCGCCCGTGAGATATGGTTCGTAATATACGCCATGGCATGTACAAGATTCCTTGTTTACGACATAACATACAATCTCATACAAGGCACACATTACCTTTACGATTCAGACTCTTCGATTACAGGTAAGATAAAAATGATGTTGTCCGGACTAAACATATTAAGCCCGACCACCATCTTCATATTCAGGATTTTCATATTCATAATACCGTTCGCAGAGGCAATAAACAGCATTTAAAAAAAACATATATCGACATGGAGGAAGAAACAGAAGACGTACAAGTACAAGACACACCACAAGATGACGTTCAAGGTGATGTACAAGATGTTCAGGATGATACTGCACAGATAGACGACACAACACAAGAAGGTGATGATACAGATACCGATGTCGACCTTGGTTTCGAGGAAATACAACCGGTAGAATCACAAGAAAACGAAGGTGAACCAGAACAAGAAGAAGGAACCGCACCACATTACGTTGACGAGTTCGGCATGGACATACAAGTACCGTCTTTCAGTGATTTCGTAAAGGACCCGGGCTACTGGTACGAGAAGGTAGGTCTTCTACCAGACGATAAATCCGGCGATAAAGAAGATGGTTACGAGGAAATGAAAGGTGATATCGACGAGTTCGAGGACGAGCAAGGTGATGGTGATGTCAACATAGATATTGATGAGGAAACACCAGTAGATGACGGCGGTGATACATCTGATTTTGGTGAAGATGACACCACGTTCGACGAGCTAGAGCCAACCGACGGCGAAACCACAGACCAGGAAATGGAAGATAACGCTAGTTTCGGAGAAGACGATATGTCCGGCGACGAATCTGGTGATATTACCGACGAGGATAACTTAGGCGAGGAACCACAAGGTGGGGAACCAGAAGATACAAGCTTCGAAGAAGAACCAGAAGATGAATTTTAATATGGAAAGGGTGTTGTTTTTAAAAACAACACCCTTTTTGTTTAAACACTAACATCACCCTTTATATGCGGGTGTGGGTCGTACCCCTCGATGCGTATATCATCCAACGTGTAATCGAAGAAACCAACACCATCACTTAGAACAAGCCTAGGTAACTCCCTTGTATCCCTCTTTAACTGCATCTTGCATTGCTCCACGTGGTTCATGTATATGTGAGCATCACCAAGCGTATGGATGAACTCACCGACTTCAAGACCGCATTCCTTGGCAACCATGTGTGTTAACAAAGCATAAGAAGCTATGTTGAAAGGGACACCGAGGAACATGTCACCGCTCCTCTGGTACATCTGGCAAGATAGCTTACCACCAGCGACGTAGAACTGGAAGAACGAATGGCACGGCGGTAAAGCCATGTCATCAAGCTCGGATACGTTCCAAGAATTGACTATTATCCTCCTCGAATCGGAGTTGTTCTTTATATCGTTTATAGCGACATCGAGCTGGTCTATCCATTCTTCTTCCCTATATAAACAATATCCTTCAGTTTCAACATGTTTTAAATAATTACACCTACGGTCAACGAATATAGATGTATCTTTACCGTACTGTGCCGCACCGAAGTAGTTATACGATAACTCGTATCTTTTAGGATCTTTAATCCAATAAGAATACCCCTTTATTTTACTTATATCTTTGATAAACCTACCTAAATTGTGCCATTCTGGGTTAACCGTAACACCATAACCACCATATACATTATACAAACCATACGATGTACAATGACAAGCGTTCATGATCGTAGCCCATAGGTTGTAAACTATATCAACATTCTTACCGCGCTTCAACGCTATCGCTGGTTCGTACTTGTAATCGACGTGAACTGGGTGTTTCTTATCAACCGGTATAAACCTCCCGCTTGTGGACTTAACGTACCTCCACTGAGCTGAATAAATCTTACCGAGATTACCGTTTTTATCAGCCCACTCGTTCCATATCTTCACACCATCGCTAACCAGGTTGTTGTTGTTAGTATCGCCGCTTATGAACCACAACAACTCGGCGAATATTGATTTAGTATGTAACTTCTTCGTGGTCAACAGAGGGAAACCCTCTGACAGATCGAACCTCATCTGGTGTCCGAAAGAAGAAATAGTACCCGTGCCAGTCCTGTCAGACTTCTTGTACCCGTTTTCAAGGATATGCGATAGTAAATCTAAATATTGCTTCATTTTTCTTTAAATAATAATATTTTACAAACTCCTAATACTTGTAATTACCACGCATATATTCTACAAACATATAGTAATTGAAACATTTACCCTCGAACAACTCATATGTGTCGAAATACTCGACGAACGGTGCTGGTACCGTGTTCCTCGTCAACGCCACCAACCTGTAATTGAACTTTATACAGTTAACAACATCAGCAACCCTAGCATCGTCATACCCCTCATCACCTATGAACTCGCAAACGAGCGATGCAATTTCAGACAACATCTCCATGTCTGACATATCAATCTTTCCAAGGACAGAAGCTGGCGTTTGCCCCACATCCATTAACGATTTAATCACCTTATCGGCAACCTTGACCCTCGTGGCGTTGATTATCTTTCCGGTTTTAGACAGGATACAGTGACACGGCGGGATATTATCAGAATCGGAATCACCCGTTATAACCTTGGCGAGCAATTCAACGTGCGGGTCAACTATCTTCTCCCCGTAAGTACCATTCTTAACAAGAGCGTCGAACACCGTATGTATATCGCTAGATGAATATGATAGGCTGAACCCGCTCTTGGGTTTTTGAACCATATCGGGACTACACCTGAACATCTTCTTCGTGTTTGTCTTGCTATCGTTACCACCTACAACAACCACATTCTTGTCTATAAGCTGGTGTAAATCGGAATCGTTTGACCACACGAGAACATCACCTTTCTTCTTCAACATATCGACGAGCAAGAACACGATATCATCACCCTCTAACCCTTGGTCTGATACGATCTTGACACCACCAATATGTTTAGACAGCTCACCTATTATATTTCCAGATATGTGCTTCATCAACTCGACCATCTGCACCTTCTTCTCCGAATCAGACACACGCGTACCCTTGTATCCCTTCTGTATTTCGGCGTAATCAGGTCTCCACGACATCGTATCCTTGTACTTGTCGTAATATACCTTGCGCCAAGATTTAGAATCCAAGGCTATGTATATGTTATCAACGTAACCTATCGTGTACACTATGTTTGATATGTACCGCATTATAGCAGAACCGTAATACTTGTTAGCGCCATCCTTTATGACCCATTTACCGTTGACCATGAAGAACGGTCTATTCAAATCAGTATCTTGCGACGTGTGCATCGTGGCACCGATGACGACATTTATAAGCGAGTTACCGTCAATTACTACATTCATCCTCTTTTTCTTTTACTTGTTCATCTTCTTTTACCGGTTCTTGTTTTAATAACAAATCCACCAACGTGAATAAAGAACCGACACACAACTCTATGATATTAGATTCAAATTCGGTATAGACACCAGCCGACTTACCCTTTTTTAGTGCTTCACTCAAAAGATGTACGCAAATAGTAGGCTCGCCGTACGTGGATATATGCCCCTTCAATTCTTCTAATTCAGATTCGGTCTCGTAACTTATAGAACCGAACAGCAGTTTCTTCTCATCTGTATTATTCTCTACCATTGTCAGAATTTTTTACAAATATACTATTTTTTTTAATATTAGGTGAGCATATAAGTAAGTTATACGCAAGTTTAAACAGACCTACGTAATTCGTCCAATTGTCCCTCTTTATATTTTTGAAATGATTTTATTTGTTCTGGTGTTGAATTTGGTGGAGGTGGGATATGTTTCCATGTACCTAAGCCTAAAACATACTTACATCTTTTACATATTTTAGTATGAATTGAAAATTCGGTTTCAGTTAAAAATGGTTCTGGAATATGTCCATTGCTAAAAATTGTTGAACAAATAAAATTTCTTTTAAACCAGTTAGAAAACCTGCGTATAACAACATGTATATTTAATGCCTGTTTCTGTGGTTTATTCAAGTTTTTTTCTTTTTTCATTGTTATTTGTATTTTTAAAGTTTGTAATTCTAAATCAGACACTAAACATACCTGCGACCGTTAGCGTTCATGCTAAAGACAGTCGTTCTCAATTTCATGTTTTAATAAATTGTGAATTTCTGCTTTACTTGCACGTCTTAGATTTTCAATTCCTAACTTGTCGCAATTATGATTTATTACAAAAAAAAACACACGCTGGTACTACCATACCAGCGTGTGTTTTGAAACAGATACATTACTTGCAATCAACCGTCAGTACATGGACACCTACCAGCAAAAAGGCCAATACAAGTATTGTTTTCATAATGCAAAGTATTTAAAAATGTTTTACTAACATTCAAAAATAAATTAAATCTAGGATATTAATAGAGTTAATTACAGCGTTGACATCGCGTTTGCGAATCTTGGATCAATATTAACTTCTTGCGGAGCATCTAGGAATGATAAATCATTCTTTGGTTGATGCTGCATTGCTGGCTGAGGTGCGAAACCACCATCTAAACTAGGCATCTGTGGTGCTGGTTGAGACCACTGTTGCTGTTGAGCAGGTTGATACACTTGTTGTGGTGCAGGTTGAGTCCATTGCTGTTGAGCAGGTTGCTGCACTTGTTGTGGTGCAGGTTGAGACCACTGCTGTTGAACAGGCTGCTGCACTTGTTGTGGTGCTGGCTGAGACCACTGTTGCTGTTGAACAGGTTGCTGCACTTGCTGTTGAGCAGGCTGCTGGGTAAATTGCGCAGCATTGTTCTCAACGACCTGGTTAGTGTTTATATCGAACTGAGTGTTACCAACAGTTGGTATTTGAAAATGAGATGCTTGACCAACGGCATTAACAAGACAAGATTTAGCGAAATCATCATTGGTAACTTCAATCAACTTGTTGTAGATACCTGGGAATCTGCTAAGGATAATACGTAGATAACCACAAGCCTTAGCGATTGTCTCCTGCGATGGGTCTTTGTGGAAATAAGCATCCATCTTCGGAACAATCTCGTTGTACAACCACACGATAGGTTGGTTCGCTGTATGACCAGCCTCTATCGCGTTCAAATGCTCTTGGGCAACATAATACATAGAACCGTCAGGCAATAAGAACTGGAAAGGCTTGTTATTATCCATGAACCTCGCACCATCATACTTGTCATACGTATCGAATCCCTTCTTCGCGATGTAGTAGAAATCCTTACCGTTAACCAAGTCAAAAGGTTTGAAAGGCTTGATAGTACCGGTACCCTTCTCGGCGTCAGTCAATATATCGTTAATCTTTGAACCATACTTGAAAATCTTAACCGTGTTCTGGTTAGAAGGGTTAAAATTGTCAGTCATGATATAAACAATAGAATGTGACTGCATATACCTGCTGAACCATTTCTTGATTTCAGCAGTCTCGGCAGTGTCATGTTTATTGTTATTATTAACGATTGTTCTCAGTATTTCGTTCAAATTACTGAAAATAGAAGCCTTACCATTGTTCCTAGGACAATCAAAAACTAAGAATTCCTTTGGATTCATGGGGTTCTTAACACTAACTATGTTCTTAGTGTACTTCGACTTGTTGATGTCGAACATGTACGGAAGAAACCTGATGATAGCATCGTACTCGTTGTTCTTACCGTTAGACGATTTACACTGCCACAAGTTTGAATCCTGCTGGTACCCACCACCATTAGAAAAATCAGTTGTCTGCACAGATGAAAAATTAAAACTCAAACCGTTACTCATATTTTAAAAAAATTAAAAATTAATAAAAAAACTAAAAAAATATAAAAACTAAAAATAAGATGCCGATACAGCCGTGTGCAAAACAACGAGTTAAATAACCAACACTCTCGAAACTAAACCACGGGTTTTAAAGACCTTTACGCTTTTAACTTATAACCTTTGATGATAAAAGAACTTTGACACTTAAACTTTACACTTTAATCGTTAAACCTTAACCTTTGAGTTGGTAGTTGTAAGTACAACTTAATGTGCTATTTGTAGTAGTCTCTCAAACTTACCCTGTTGAGATTAGGTGGTTATATTCTTGTTTTTCGTATCGGCATCTTATAGCGTTAAATAACTATGAACGTCACAGCGTTTATCTCACTAAGAGCAGCATCCACCTCTAGCTCGAACCCGGTTATCTCGTTGTAAAGCTTATCGATCACGCTCTCTACACCGATAGGATCCACGATGTGGTACTCGTTTCTCGTAACGAACGGTTCAATTATAGCCTTAACATCAGCGTCTGTTGGTTTTACCTTACCTTCATCCGATTTACCAAGGACGAGCTTTGCGTTCTCCAACGCGGTCATGTTGACCTTCTCATTCTCGATGTTCAACTTGGCATTTACAACACTGTGTTTTTTACTCAATGCACCCCAAAGGTTCTTCTTCAAAGAAATCACAGACTTGAAGTTAATGGCATCCGAAATCGTCATCCTTACACCGTTAATCTCTACGTACGTCACGCTATTTGCCGCTACAATAGCAGCCTTTATCTTATTCTTGCGTGCTATCAAGTCCGTTACCGACTGGTACTTAGAAATAGCATTGGCTACGAACTCTTCCTTCTTGTACCTGCCGTTGACCAGTTTATCTTTCTGCATAATACCAGTTGGTTCCAACAGGTCTATGGTCTTTTCGATCCTCGAATCAATCACTTTCAACTCGGCTAAAGCCCTGTGTAGGCTCATCTTCTCTTTATTCTCCATAATACTTTTAACTTTAAAATTACAGTGCAAATATACTAAAAAAAAACAATATATCACCATATTATTTTTTTTTGTAATTTAACCATGAATCACCGCATGGTTAAACAATCTTTTCAATTCAATCTCTGAAATCAACGTCTCCATGACGGAAACTAGCGTATCGCCGTGTATATGGAATTCCTTCTTTTCATCGTAAACCATAACAGTCTCGTGCGATAGTGAAACCTCGCCATTTATAACATCAATGATATACCTGACACCAGCGAACACCTTAACTTTGTCCACGCCACCATAGTTAACGTCGTGCATGTACGAATCACTGTACGTGCATATATTACCATTACGCCCAGAAGTGATATTGTACTTTACTCCTTTTATGGTAATTGACGTTAAGCTGTTACACCCTTTAAACACCAGAGGTGATACGTTCACATTAGAATTCAATATATCGACGGATATCAAGCCGTCGCAGCCATTGAAAGCAAAACAACACACGCGTTCAACCGAAACGGGGATGGTTATATCTTTCAAACTAGAACATGATTGGAACGTGTGTTCCTCTATCTTCACCAGCGAACGTGGTATCGTTATCGATGTCAACCCGGTACACTCTCTGAATGCAGAACTACCTATGCTCTTTATCGAGTCATGCATATCTATCAACGTTAGACAGGTGCAACCGCGGAATGTGTTATTGGCGATGCTATCGACAGATAATGGTATTTTGATAAACTTTAAGCTGGAACAACCCATAAAAGCAGCGGATCCTATTCTATTTACCGTGTCCGGTATATTGATTGATTTTAAACTGCAACAACCTTCGAAAGCAGAACTACCTATACTCAATAACGTCCCCGTTACATTCACTTCCTCTAACGATGTACACCCATGGAACATATTGTTCCCGAACCATACCGTTTTACAATGTATGTTCACCCGTTTCAAGCTAATGCAATTCATGAACGCACCATCACCGATACGGGTCACCGTATCAGGTATCGTGACTTCAACCAGGCACTCGCAATCTCTTAAAGCCATTTTATGTATGATTGTAACACCGTCGGGTATTGTTAATCTAGTTGACAGTTTATCAATTCCCAACAGCTTATCGCCATTCTTGCTTATTCTTACAAAACCTCTATCCATATCATCGACATTTAATTTTTCACATCAAGCACGATATCCACCCTCTCTATCGAGTAATCCTGCTTGTTGTACAGCTTCTCCCTATCCTTGCTCTGGTTAACAGTATGCTTGTACAGCCCATCGATAACGTCTATGATAACGACCTCCTTCTTGCCCTTGAACTCACGTAAGCCGCGCCCTATGCTCTGGCCTATGAGCGTTGGTGACTTGAACGATTCCATCTCAACTATGTAATGCACGTTCTTCAAGTCTATACCTGTCGAGAACGTGCCGTACGATGCGACGAGCATCATCTTGCTACTGCCCTCTATCTTTGATATGTAAAGTTCCCTGTCCGAGTTCTTAGTACCACCGTCTATGTAATCGCACGTGACACCTCGGTCACCCAAGTACTGGCATATCCTGACGCCGTGTTCGTTCTTGACATCATTGAAAAGTATGAGCGTGTTCTTGTCCAACCCCATGACATAATTCATTATAGCGTTGAACCTTATCTCGTCGTTCAATATCATGTCGCGCTCTATGGTGTACAACGACTTGAAGTAAATCAGCTCCTCGTCAGTGTTGGGGCTCGGCTTCTTTCTCCTGTACTCCATGTACCCCGAGATGTTACCCTCCTGCATCCTCCTCGAATAATCGAGGTGAAGCTGGATTATTTTAACGTTCGGCGCGTAACCATCATCAATCAAGTCCTTCGCGTCGTAGACCATAGTGAGCGGCCCAAGCTGCTCGAGGTTCTTGTAATATTCAGAATACCCACGTGCCTCGACGAGAGTACCAGAACACCCGAACCTGTACCTCAGCGGCGTACTTGCCTTTATTATACTGCATATTGATTCCGTCTTGGCAGTATGAGCCTCGTCCACGTTTATGGTCTTGACCTTCGAGAACAAGGATAACGGCAGGTTGTTCAACGACTGGTACGTCGAGATGACGCAATCGCAATTGTTGAACATGTCGATGTCGAACTTCACGCCACCACCTACCATCATCGCCTCGACCTTTACGGTCCCGTTGTCGTAACCGCCTATGAACTTCTCGTAAGTCTGCTTCACAAGCCCGCTCCTAGGCACAATCATAAGGAACTTGTTATTCTTGTCAACCGCACCTGTGTGTTTAAGGTAAGCGTACACGGCGAAAGATATCATCGTCTTGCCGGAAGATGTTGATAGCTGCTGCGCAGAGTACCTGTACTTCAAAATCCTGTAAATCGACTCGTACTGGTACCACCTAGGGTTTATACCCGTGTTCTCAAACAAAGTTGCTATGAAATCAAACACCATATCCCTATCGAGGGTGAAGTTCAAGAACTTGTCTAGCCCGTTTATGTTGAAATCGTACCCGTTCGATACCACGTAATCCTGCAACTCGCCCCACAACCCTATCGGTAGGTAAACGTCGTTGAAGAAGTGGTCGTACCCGTCCCAGAAACCTTTCCTGAACGCAGGTTTAAGGAAATACCCCTTCTGTCTAAGGCTGAAATGCTTCTTCAAAGCCTTGTATTCCTTCTCGGAAGGGGCTTTGACGCATTGGATCATCTGGCAATTCGCTATGACGTTGAACTCAAACAATTTGATTGTATATTTTGCTACTGCAAATATACTACTTTTTTATTAAAAAATGCTAAATGCAATTAAATATATTTTTGTTTTTTTTAACAAGTGGTTGTCAATTTGTTACGTTTATTCTCGCACAGGAAAGAAACGGCATCTCTCGTGTAGAAATTCACGCTACACTCGCATTTAGGGTAAGAAAACTTGTTTTTTTGATACGCACAAGAAACCATCGTTAAGTTACATACATTCCATTTTGGGTCGTTGTTAAATTCCAATAGTTTTTAAAATAACGGAAAAAACATGCCATGCATACGTACGTCCGCGTGTGCGAGGCATGTTTTTTTTTGTGAAAAATCTTGTTGGTTTTTCAAAAACACGAAAAAAACAAACGCTCATAAATGCGTTTAAATCGAATAAAACACATCAAGACGTGTCAATGTACTGTTTTTGTATTTGGATTGAAAAAAACATCGTTTCTGTTCGAAAGGAATGTATGCTGCTGTTATTTGTAGTTTCTTGGTTTTTGTTTTATGACCGAACTCGAAAAAAAAACCACGTCTTGCATACGTACGTCCGCGTGTGCGAGGCATGTTTTTTTTGTGAAAAATAACTCGAAAAAAAAACCACGTCTTGCATACGTACGTCCGCGTGTGCGAGGCATGTTTTTTTTGTGAAAAATCTTGTTGGTTTCAAAAACACGAAAAAACCGACGTTCATAAATGCGTTTAAATCGAATAAAACATATTAAGACGTGTCAATGTACTGTTTTTGTATTTGAATTGAAAAAAACATCGTTTCTGTTCGAAAGGAATGTATGCTGCTGTTATTTGTAGTTTCTTGGTTTTTGTTTTATGACCGAACTCGAAAAAAAAACCACGTCTTGCATACGTACGTCCGCGCGCGAATATTATACTTATTATACTTATTATACTTATTATATTTATTATATTTAATTTATACTTATTATACTTATTATATTTAATTTATATTTAATTATATTAATTATATTTATATACATTTATATATAATACTAGTATTATATATAAATGCGTGTGCGCATGTGTGCGCATGTACGTGTGTGCATGTGTGCGCATGTACGTGTGTGCATGTGTGTGCATGTGTGCGCATGTACGTGTGTGTACCTGTGTGCATGTGTACCTGTGTGTAAAAATAAATTTTTAGTTTAAAAAAGTGAAATTTTACTTTCAAAAAAATAAATTTTTAGTTTAAAAAGTGAAATTTTGCTTCCAAAAAAATAATTTTTTAGTTTAAAAAGTGAAATTTTACTCTCGAAAAAATAATTATTTAATATATTAAAACGTTAAATATTTAGTATTAATTTTTAAATCTTTTTAAATGGCTAAATTTAAAAACGGTTTCACTCTGGTTTTACCAGACCCGCAATTTGATTACCTTTTCGACCAACCTAAATGTAAGTATAATACCAATGTTAAATTACATAAGGATGATAACAGCAACACAAGAATACTGTGCAAGGAAAGTTACGCTCAAGAATTATACAACAAGTACAACCGTGTAAGTGGTTGTTTAAATGTCGCGAGTAAGGATCTTGTATCCGGTGATATTTACTCGGTTAGTATCAAAAAACTCGATGTTGATAATAAAATGGCTTATTGCGAGGAATTATCAAGTAAAACATTAGTTATCGTACCATTTTCCGAGTTCAAAACGAGTGATGTTGACATGATGTCACGGACTTCGTTTAAAGTTATAACCACGCTCAACGCCAACGGTGCCATCTATGGTTCCATAAAGAAATACCAGAAGGTAGAATCTTTTGACGTGTTAGGTAAATTACACAAGGAGAATACGCCGTTCGATGTCAAGATCGTTGAACTCGTCAAGGGTGGTTTCATAGCAAAGTACAACTCCAACGTCGATTGCTTCTTACCTGGTGCACACGCAGCACCTAACGTGATATACAATTTCGAGTCGTACATAGGCAAGACCGTTAGTGTAATGGTCGATAATTTCGACAAGTTCTCCAACCTGTTCGTCGTTTCCCACAAGAAGTTTATCAAGAATGAAATCCCCAAGAGAATCAACAACCTAGAGTTCGGTAAGCGATACCGTGGAACGCTGACGAGTAACCCGAGCAAGATAGGTCTGTTCATAGAGTTCGAGGGTATATTCACCGGGCTTGTCCACATGTTCGACTTCAAGGATTACAATGAGGAAACAAGGCATTTAAGGTCAGGCGACGAGGTTGATATATACATCAAGAACGTGTCTATCAAAGATAATGGCGAGTACAGGATAAACCTTACTTTAAACGCTGAGAGCGTTGACCAGACATCGTTGTGTTACCAGGAGTACAAGAACAAGCTTGTCGGTGGTGAGTACGATTACGAGTACAGCGAGAAAACACAGCAATTCGTGATATTATCAGGTGGTAAACCAGCGTGTACCCTTAACATCCCGCACAATTCAATCAAGAAGTACCTCGACGTTTACAAGCTGGTGTGTGTCACCGATGTTGACGTTATAGGGAAACAAGTGTACTTTGATTTTCTAAAGTAATCCCCTTTCTCTTTTTTTACCTCGCTGGGCGTGTGATGTGTCCGGCGAGGTTTTTTGTGTTTTATCGTTAACTGGTTTAAATCAAACGGTCAGAATTACGAATAGTCCTTACGCAATCGCAATTATTTGTTAGAATATTTTTATGATTTCCATCTGTAATAGAAATTAGTTTTTCTTTTAAATCAACATCATTAAGTTGAAATAATTGTTTAAATATTGCTTGTCCTATTTCGTATTTTTTTTGTAATTTTTCTACTGCATTCATTTTGATTAAAAATTAACTGTTAAATTGAACATTTCGTGACTATGATGGCACTACCTTGACCATTCATCATGTTGAAGTAATATCCGTTGCAGAAGAACAAACCAGATAAGAATGCGTTACCATGTTTAATCCATTCTTCCTCGCTGCATTCACGCCCATATTTTTTTGCGTAATCGAAAAGAAAAAACAACAAATCTTCTGGTGGAGCGATACCTCTATTGTACCATCTGTCTCGGTATTCGCTGCTGTTATATTTTTCGATTGCTTTTTCTGTTAACTTTTCAAAACATCCAGACTCGTATAGTCTTTCTAGTTGTCTAGCTTCTACCTTGTTTTTGTTTTTGATGTCGGTGATATGCTTTATACCTTCTTCCGAATCGAACCAGTCCCTTAATTTTTGTAAATCCATTTCGTTGCTATTTAATTGGTTAAGTTTAATATGTATGGTATGTTCACTGGATTTTTTCCCAGACAAGTTCATCAACGAGTGTCCTACCAATTACCGTTTCGTATTGCTTACCTGTGTGTGATTAACACATCATCATTGGTGATGAAATTTGAAACAAAAGTATGTTATTTTTTAATAAAAAAAATAATTATAACAACTTATTATTACCTATAATTATTGTTGTATATTTGCAGTGTGGTTATTTTTCTCAAAATGAGATATTATTTTTTTTTAGAGATTTAGACCATAATGGTAATTATAAAGATAACGTGAGTTATCATGCTGCTGGGCTTCATTCTCTGCTAAAATATACGGTTAATAGTTTACGTTTCAAAAAAAATATGTAAAACGCAAGTTGTATAATATGGAAAAAATAACGAATGTGCTTAGTTTGTTTGACGGGCAATCGTGTGGTCAAATAGCTCTTAATCGAGTTGGTATCGAATACGAAAACTATTTTGCGAGTGAGATTAACAAACCAGCGATGAAGGTAACACAATCCAATTATCCTAAAACGATACAGCTTGGTGATGTGAAGAACATCAATTACGATAATTTACCCAAGATTGATTTATTAATCGGAGGGAGTCCGTGTCAATCCTTTTCATTCGCTGGTAAACGAAATGGCATGACGACAAAAGATAATGTTGAGATATTGACATTGGAGCATTATCTATCGCTGAAGAATAATGGTTTTGAATTTCAAGGGCAATCCTACTTGTTTTGGGAATATATGTATGCTTTGACTATTTTAAAGCCAAGATATTTCTTATTGGAAAACGTTAAAATGAGCGATAAATGGAAAAAGGTATTGAGTGATGCTATTGGTCTTGAACCTGTGTTCATTTGCAGTGGTGATATTACAGCACAGAATAGACCGAGATATTATTGGACAAATATACCCAATGTTGTTAAACCAACTAAAACCAATGTTACGCTAAAAGATATATTAGAGCCAGTCGTGGATGTTAAATACAACATTAAAGATGAAAGAGTTGAAACATTAATGAAGTTTTTACCTAAAAGTTATAAAGCGACCGGTAAAGTACCTACATTAACTACTGAATTAGCACACAGCACCGGTAAGAATTTTTATCCAAAAGCGTTAGTTGAAATATTCGATGTTCTTGGTTATTACAGAAGATTAACACCGGTTGAAGTTGAAAGATTACAGACTGTGCCAGATAATTATACTGGAGTTGTTACGGATACCGAAAGATACAATATGCTTGGAAACGGATGGACTGTCGATGTAATAGCACACATTTTCAAGTCGCTCGTGGATAGTCACGTTTCAAATTAATTAGATATGTTTAGTTGCTAATTTGTTTAACCAACATAATGGTTTCAGATATAAATGAATATGTGTGATTAAATAATAAAATATAATTATTATCAAAAATGTGTCAATCATCTTCTGGAACCAACAGAGTTCAAAAGTGGTACAACAAGAACATCTTCCCGCTGGTGCCTGTTGTCGAGTGCAGTAAAGCTGACGAACACAACACTAGCAGTTTCTCGTTCAGATGGTTGTTTTTCACGATGTGGACGATTGATGAGCCGTGTTTTGAAGTTTCAATTGTTACGGATACGCACTGGGGGGTAGGTGTCACCGGCTTGTTTCCGTATTTCCGCTGGTGTGTTTCAATTCCTTGCCCTGAAAATATTGGGATGTGGATTCACCGCAATTTCTCAAGGTGTGGTCATAAGTAATGTTTTGCCTTAATCAGGGAAAATCTGATGCGTGTGCTGAGTGGTTGCGAAACCAACTTAAAGGCTTAAAACGGACACCAACTGGTGAATATAGAATCCGGATTAATAGCAGACAGAGTTCTGTGTTCATATGTCAATTAGTTAACATACACGTATAAACATGAAAGTTAGATTAAAAATACACGAGACTCTCGAAAGTCTGTACAGCGAAGATGATTTAAAAGATTTGCCAGTGTATGAATCAATATACTCGATTCGCATTTTAAAGTCTTTGGTTGAATCAATGGAAAATGGATTCATTGAAGTCACGGAAGTGGATGGATGTGGTCAGGTGTTTTCTGGAAAATACAATGTGTGGTTGTCGCACTTTGATTTTGTATTATGATGTTTAATATGTTCATATATTTGTAATTATTAATTTAAAAAACTATAATAAAATGGGAATGTTAACGAGAATCCAAGGTTATGTTTCATCCGAAGATATAAAATACAAGAAACATTCGAAAGTTTTAATTGCGTGTATTGAGGCTGGTGTTTCAGAACTACCAAAAGAAACGGCAGAATATTTTGGTAGTAAATATGTTGATAAGTGTTTACTGTATGAAAAAATAGAGGTTGCTGTGCCGTATAGTAAATACACAGAAGATTATGCAGATGTATATGAAATCATTGTTTCCGAAATACCTGATGATGTGCATAAAATTCGTTTCGTGAATTGTTGGTAAATTTCGTTGTCGTTTTCATTTGATATTGGTTTGGTGTTGTTGCTGGTATTAATAAAGTAAACTTTAAAAATATGGAAAACTTATTAGAAAAACACGATGGTGTTGCTACTTTGTTATGTATGGGTTGTGGTTTAAAATATATTTTAACAGATACAGATGAAAATAACTTTGATAAAGTACAAATATCACCAGAAAGAAATGTGTATGTTGGAATAATGGCATGTGATGTGACAATATCAATTTCTTGGTGTATAAATTGTGAAAAAAATGTTTCTCCAACTTGTATATAAGTAGTTCATGTATGTGCTTTCAGTACACAATACACACGACTCGAATAAATAATTAAAATACAAATCACCATGCGTGTTCCTTCGTTATCGGATATGCTTTTAGAGGATTTCAAATCGGACATCCAGTACAATCCAGAGACGGTAGATGCCGACATAGAGCGTTTGCGTTCAGAGACCGAGTCGTCGAAAGTGGAAATGGATAAAAAGATAGAGGAGTTCAAGAACGGTACCGTTGACTTCAATTCGGTCAACGATTTAATCAACAATTATTTCAACAAGAAGACGCAGTTGGACTACCTGATGATAGTGTCTCGCGTGAAGGTAAACCTGCCGGCTGAAGAGGTCAAGTAACATTATAAATAACCTATATTTTTTAAAGATTTCTTTTGAAGTTATTATTAAATTAGTAACTTTGGAGGGAATTTTTGTCTTTTCTAATTTAAAAAAATGTAAATATGAGTTACACTCACGAGGAAGTATTGCGCGAGACTCTCGCGTATTTTAACAATGACACTCTCGCCGCTGACGTATGGATAAACAAGTATTGCATGAAAGATTCCGATGGTAATCTGTACGAGAAATCACCGGACGACATGCATTGGCGTATAGCCAGGGAAATGGCACGCGTGGAGAGCATGTTCCCTAACCCTATCGGTCTTGACGAGTGCTACGCTTTGCTCGCCAACTTCAAGTACCTCGTTTTCGGTGGTGGTGGTATGACCGGTATCGGTAACGATATGCAGGTGACTTCTCTCGCCAACTGCTACGTGGTTTGTAACGAGGGTAAGTCTGATTCTTACGGCGGTATATTCCGTGTCGACGAGATGATAGCGCAGTTGCAGAAGCGCAGGGGTGGTGTTGGTACTGACTTGAGCCACATACGCCCGAAGGGTTCGCCTGTAAAGAACAGCGCGTTGACATCGACAGGTATAGTCCCGTTCATGGAGAGGTACAGTAACACGACCAGAGAGGTTGCGCAGGATGGCAGGCGCGGCGCCTTGATGTTGAGCCTAAGTATCCGCCACCCCGAAGCAGAGAACTTCATAAACGCCAAGCTGGTTGACGGCAAGGTTACCGGTGCGAACATATCGGTTAAGATAGACGATGATTTCATGAATGCGGCGTTGTACGGCTACAAGTACACGCAGCAGTTCCCTGTTGATTCAGACGCGCCGTCTGTTGTCAAGGATATAGACGCGTCCAAGCTGTGGGCTAAGATAGTGTACAACGCTTGGAAGTCGGCTGAACCCGGTATACTTTTCTGGGATACCATCATACGTGAATCGGTGTCTGATTGCTACGCCGACCTCGGTCACAAGACTATATCTACCAACCCTTGCGGCGAGATACCTCTCGATGGTGGTTCTAGTTGCATCCTGATGTCAATCAACCTTTACTCGTATGTTAACGACCCGTTCACCGATATGGCAACGTTCAACTGGTCCTTGTTCAAGGAGCATTGCTTCAAGGGCCAGCGTTTCATCGATAACCTCATAACTTTGGAGCTGGAGAAGGTTGACAGGATCATAGCCAAGATAGATTCTGACCCCGAGAGCAATCAAGTGAAGGAATGCGAGCGTTCGCTGTGGGTTGGTATCCGTGGTAAATGCACGAATATCCGCAGGAGTGGATTCGGTATAACAGCCGAGGGTGATATGCTTGCCGCTCTTGGCTTGCGCTACGGTTCTGATGAAGCCAACGACTTCTCCGAGGAGATACACAGGGTTATGAAGCTGGAGGCTTACAGGTCTTCAGTTGATATGGCTAAGGACAGGGGTAGTTTCAAGATTTACGACCCCAAGCGCGAGGAGAACAACCCGTTCATCGCCCGTATACGCGAGGAGGACGAGGGGTTGTACAATGATATGGTCAAGTACGGTCGCAGGAACATATGCTTGTTGACGTGTGCGCCTACCGGGACGTTGAGCTTGATGACACAGACATCATCGGGTATCGAGCCTTGCTTCTTGCCTTACTACAAGCGCAGGCGCAAGATCAACCCCAACGACAAGAGCACGAGAGTTGATTTCGTGGATTCAACTGGTGACGCGTTCAGCGAGTACTACGTGTTCCACCACAAGTTCGTGGATTACATGAAGATAAAGGGTTACACGGAGGACAAGATAAACTCGTTGTCTGTGGAGGAACTCGATGCTATTGTTGCTGGCTCACCATATTACAAGGCGACTAGTGCTGACGTTGATTGGACATCGAAGGTAAAGATGCAGGGTATGGTACAGAAGCATATCGACCACTCCATAAGCGTCACGGTTAACGTTCCCGAGGAAACAACGGTCGAGACGGTGTCTAGCATATACGAGGCTGGCTGGAAGTACGGGTGCAAGGGTATAACCATATACCGCGCGGGGTCGCGTGACGGCGTGTTGATTTCGGATAAAACACCCAAGAAGACCGAGGTTAGTGTCATCAAGAGGGGTAAGTTTTTAGATGCCGATATCGTCAGGTTCAACAACAACAAGGAGAAGTGGATAGCGTTCGTCGGTATCAAGGATGGCAACCCGTACGAGGTGTTCACCGGTAAGATAGACGAGGATACCATGAACATCCCGACATCGGTGAAGCACGGTGTCATCACAAAGGTCAAGCTCGAAGACGGTACGTCAAGGTATGATTTCACGTACACCGACAAGCAGGGGTACAAGACAACGTTAGACGGTATATCGAGGATTTTCGACAGCGTGTACTGGAACTATGCCAGATTGATTTCTGGTGTTTTGAGGCACGGTATGCCTGTTGCCGATGTCGTTGACCTTGTCTGGTCCATGCACTTCGATTCCGATTCTATATCCACGTGGAAGTTCGGTGTTGTCAAGGCTTTGAAGTCGTACATAAAGAACGGTACGGTGGCTGGCAAGAAGCACAAGTGCGATAACTGCGGCAGCACCAACTTGATTTATCAGGAGGGTTGCTTGTTGTGCAAGGACTGCGGTATCCCAAAGTGTGGTAGCTAGTTATGGTTTAAACAAAAAAAACTCTGGTTGTTAAGGTACAACCAGAGTTTTTTGTTTGCTGTTACAGTATTTCGAGGAATGACTTGTCTGGGACTACCGCAGATATCGAGCCGGAATCCTGCGCTATATTGGTGTAGTAGTAACCACTTTTAGCGTTGCCCATTTTTAAGTTCCTTTTCATCATGGAGTTTGCTTTGTCGTCGGTGTGGGGGTAAGATTGCGTGTTTGTCATTTGTCCTGTGATTTTAACAGGGAACACGATTGGTTTGCAATTGAACGGAATGGGGGTTCCATCTGAGAATGACGCTCTATATTCTCTTTGTGTGGGATAATAATCTTCTTCTGGTAAATCTTTCCCGCAATTATATCCGGTAGTGCAGTTGTATCCTAACTCCGTGTTTTTAAGTTCAAGTGTTTTTCTACCAGCCAACAGCGTTTCACCGTATGCTCTTGTGCCATCCCATTCACCTTCTGCCGGAACACCTATCCTTGCTTGTAGTGCTTGTGTTGCTGCTAATTTAGTTCCGACATGTATGCCGTTCTTACCGCTCATGTTTTTGTCTGTTGATCCGTGGTAAAACACGTCTGTTTTTTTAATTGGGTTGATGTATTCCAATATTGTTGTTTCTATTAGCCGCATGTACTGTGTGTTTTATTTTATTTATGTTGCGGTTAGATAACCATTTGTGTGTTGCTGATTGGCTGTATATGAATTCAGTTTCTTCTTTATCTCTATCAAATACACACCAAACCTGATTGCCATCTCTACAAACGCATAATTTTTCTTCAGTTTATTCGAACAAATTATTTTCTCTACAATGACAAATAGCATTAAGAACATTTGTCATCATATTCTATTGCGGGTTTTCAATTTTAAGTGAAGAAGAAATAAAGGAATACTCTATTCAAATTGGTGAGTTATATGATAAGGTAATTTTTAACCTCGGTCAAATATCAACACTCAAAACCATAAAAAACAATTTGTAGCCAAAAATATTGAATGGTGATGTTAGTATAGAAATTTAATGAATAAGTTAAAAAAACAATAGAGCAATATGGTCGTTGGGTTGAACTGTCAATTTACATTGGCAGAATAGAAACGCATATTGAATCTGATTTTAGCCACTCATTAGAAAACGCCAAAGTATTATTAGAAACCATAGGTAAAGAAATCTTAGATTCAAGTAGTAAATGCAACTTTGGGAATGGTAATAAAAATCAAATATTTTTCAAAACAAAGGGGTAATTTCTCACCATCTATTTGCTAAATTACCCCCCTAAGTCTCCCAAGACAAGTTGCACTTTTGCTCATATAACCGAACAACAAAGGTATCAAATTTCTTGTTTAGTACAAGCAGGGAAATCCAAGACTGAGAAGCTCAGCTAAAATGAGAATGTGAATGGCTTGATTCGGCAGTATTTTCCCAAGAAATCATCTTTTGAAAATATTACTGATGAGGATATTAAGCGTGTTAAGGATAAACTTAATACGCTACCGCGAAAAAAAAACATAAATTTTCTTCGTACATTGAATTTTTAAATTATAAATTTGCACTTACTAAAGTTGCATTTGAAGCTTGAATCTACCTTCAAGTGTTTTTCTACCAGCCAACAGCGTTTCACCGTATGCTCTTGTGCCATCCCATTCACCTTCTGTCGTAACAAAGAATTGCAAAAAAAAATCAAATCCCCATTCGATGATATTTAAAAAAAACATATATTTGTGCTATATTTGGCAACAAAAAAGTACGCATATACAACAAACATATGTAGTAAATTCGCACCTTTGGTAAGCATATAAGTAAGTTAGGTACAAGCATAAATAACGAAACCAGATATTATGACACCAGAAGAAGAACTAAAAGAAATTAAGAATAAATACATTGCAGATTTATACACTGATTTTAGATATAGTATTGAAAAATTTGATTCTCAAGCTTTATATCTGAGTAGCGGTGCTCTTGCAATTAGTTTAACTTTTTTGAAAGATATTGTTCCTATCAAAGAGGCTAAACTTTTGTGGTTATATTATATCGCTCTGATCCTTTTTGGTCTTACAATCTTGATAGGATTTTTAGCACATTATATCTCAGCTCGGTTGATTATGAAACGTATTAAAAAAGTTGAGAATAATGATTTTACAGTAAAAGACAGTGACTGGATTACGTGGTTTAATGAATTTATGATTGGTACCTTAGTTGCTGGAATTGGATTGCTCATAGCTTTTACTATTGTAAATCACTAGCATTGCGTTATAAGTCAAACAAATTCAACTGATTACAACTGTATGTTCTTTTATTTTCGATTTTTACTTGGTTAAGTAGTTCATTTATAGGTGTTTTTGAAAAAAAAAATTGAGACGCTTAAAATTTGCTGGATTTCGTACAGAGTCAGGTCTGACTTCACCTGTTTCTTCAGGTACGCATATAAGTAAGTTGGCAGCAAGGTTAGAAAACGACTCAGCGGACAATTTGCTAAAAAAAATGACAGAAAAACAAGAATGAATAACCAACCCACATTGCAGCACATTTGCAAGCCACACGAGCCAACGCTTGACCAAAAATTGCAAAAGAGCATGCAAGCCTACGCTGACAGTGAGATTGGCAAACATTGAAAGATGAAAAAAATAAAGCCCAGCAGGTAACAAGCGGTCATACGCCATAGGGGTTTTAGTGGTATATCAAGCGTTTCAGCTCGCATCAAGGTTCGTAACGGGTGATACAGACGCAGCTCCGAAATCCCCTACGGCGCATACCGCCAACCGTTATGGTTCAGTTTAAGAACCGCACTCACAAAGTTGGTACATAATACCATTGCCTTGTATTGTTTTATATTTTCCGCAGTTTTGACAAATTGGATTAGATATTAATTTTTCAAACCGTTTGATAAGTTCACAAAAAATCATATCAGTATCGGTAATTTGTGGAGGAACTGACATTTTATGACTCCTACCACCAGTTTTAGCAAGTTCTGAAACCTGTTTATCTGCCAGTTTAATGAGTTCTTCATTACTCATTTCGGCTTGTTTAATTGCAAATTCTTCTGTTGTCATTTTAATATTTTTAGATTGATAATAAAAACCGAAACCATAACACGCAATAAAGCAAATGGCGGGTTCTGTGGTTATTTAAAGTACCTAACCCGCTCAAACGGCAGTGCAAATTGATAGGTTCGTAGTCCGTAATCAGCCACTTGCCTTATTGCCAGCCGTTATACGTAATATTATTTTTGTTTTGAGTTTTTATAATATTCATCCAGTTTTTTCATAACAGAATAATATGATTTACTTATTTGTTCATATTCTTCTTTAAAGAAGTCTTGTGATATTTGTAGTCCCTCTACTGTTATGAAAAAACCTACTTCTGGATTCATCGGTAAAAAATTATTACCAAGTAATTGTGATTTTGGTGAATTTTCCCTCATCCACTTCTCTTTTCTCAGTTCTTCGTAATTCATAATATTTATTTTTAAAAGGTAAAACAAAAATAATACATATTTATAACAACAAATATACCATATTATACGTTAACTTAATTAAAAAGTCACAATATTAACATGGTATATTTGTTATTGTTGTACGCAAGCCGAAAAAACAGACACAGCAGATAATTAACGACTGATTAAAAGACAAAAAAAGAAAATGCCAACGCTCACCCGGATTATTGAGATGAATTCTTTACATTTGAAAAACTAATTTTAATAATTTATGATAGATAAAAAAGAGCTTATTCGACAATATTATCAAAAGGTTAAAGCCTCAAATAATGAATTGACTAAAAAAGAAGCGTTTAAAGATTTATTGAATGGGCTTTATTCCTCTGACAAGGAAATTCAAAAAATAATTGATAAAATTACACTTGGTGCTGAAGCTACAATAGTTAACATCCCCCGTGAGGACAAGTTACATCGTGGCAGTGCTGATACTTTGTTCAATACCATTATCATAGAATTTGAGAATGATTTAAAAGCAACATATAATCATGCCAAAGAACAATTAGCATGCTATTTACTTGGACAATTCAAATCTGGTGTCGGGTATAATTTCACATTGATTGCATCGGACTTTATCAATTGGAAAGTCGTTGCACCAGATGTTAGTTGTTTGGATAAACTGGATTCTTTATTGGGACATGAACTAATCCTGAATGAGGTAGAAAGTGCATCTTTTGTACTAAATGAAACCAATTCAGAAGAGTTTTACTATTGGCTTGACAGGTTTTTATTCAAAGAAGAAAAACAAAAAGCGACTTTAAAAAGTATAGAAGAAGCTTTTGGATATCAAAGTCCAGTTTTTATTGAATCTTTTCGAGAACTGAATAATTGGTTTAACGAAGCTAAAAAATATGGAGTAATTCAAGTTTCGTATGAACAATGGCATAAGTTTCTTAGTATCGCATACGGTTCATTTGATGCTCGTGAAGATATCTTTTTAATCCATACGTATTTGAGCGTATTTTCTAAAATGATTGCATATGCTGTTGTATCAAATGATGATTATATCGATGATGATGAAATGCGGAAAGTTTTGGACGGTAGCATTTTCCATACTTACAATATTTCCAACTTTGTCGACAATGATTTTTTTCATTGGGTAAACGGGGACCGCGATTATCCAAAGCTTAAAAAAGTATTTCGATTAATAGCTCAAGAGATTTCAGCCTTTGATTTTACCAATGTTAATGAAGATATTCTCAAAGGTGTTTATCAGGAATTAATTGATTTAGATACACGTCATTCTCTCGGTGAATACTATACTCCCGATTGGCTTTGTGAAAGAATAGTTAACGAGTTTGAATTTACAAAAACAGACAAAATTCTTGACCCTTCATGTGGAAGTGGCTCATTTCTTCGAGCTATAATTCACCGAATTAGAGAAACAAATAAAGAAATTACACCTGAAGAAATTAACGATCAAGTTTATGGTATAGATATTCATCCTTTGTCAGTTCAAATTGCAAAAACAACATTGCTTCTTGCTCTAGGTAATACCATTTCAAAAGCAAGAAAACCTGTTCACCTAAATGTAATACTTGCAAATACCTTACTTGCTACAGAATGTATTGGGGATTTATTCGGAGGTGAATTTATTATGCACATCGATAAAGATAAGTACATGATAAATGCACAGGTATTAGAAAATGGTGAAGTATTTGATACCGTGCTGGATGTCTGCGAGGAACTTTCGGAACAGACAATGGATAAAAAAAATATCGAAAATTCAGTTTTCGAAAATATTTTAAATCAACATACAAGTGGTTTGACGCCTCAATTAGTCGATAGTTTTTACAAAATTTATCAGGGGTTTAAAAAGGTTAAAGAAAAAGGTAGTGATAGTATCTGGAAATTCATTATTTCTAACATGTACAAACCATATTTCTTAGCAAATAAATTTGATTACATAATTGGAAACCCACCTTGGTTTACTTATAGTTCCATAAAAAATGAAGATTATCAAAACATTCTTGATAAACTTGCAATCAAATATGATGTTAAACCGAAAAAAGCAGCTAATTATCCGCACTTAGAAATTGCTGCAATTTTTCAGTCATATTGCAGTAGTTATTTTCTAAAAGACCAAGGTAAAATTGCATTTGTTTTACCAAGGGCATTTTTTAGTGCCGACCATCATGATAATTCAAGAAGTGGTGTCGCCAAAGGATTTCGTTTAATAGATATTTGGGATTTAACAGATGTTACTCCTTTGTTCAGAATCCCAAGTTGTGTACTTATCTCTGAAAAGGCACATGCCGATAGAAAAATAAAGGCAACCGGTTTAGAAGGAAAACAGTTTTCAGGCAGATTACCGGCTCATAACTGTCATTATGATATTGCCAAAAATAAATTAACTGAATCTACTGTCACATGGTATTATGCAAAGCAAGGAAACTCAACAGCATTTTCGACCAGGAAATCTAGTTCACAGGAAAATGTGAATCCATATAAGAACCGTTTCAAACAAGGTGCGACTATTGTCCCGAGAGCATTTTATTTTGTCGATTTAAATCAGGAAATGCCCGATGATTTCAATGACAGAATTATTAATATAAAAACGGCAGATTCAATAAAAGCAGATGCAAAAGCTCCTTGGAAAGGATTAGATTTTTCCGGTAAAATTGAAAGTAGATTTATCTATCGAACGGCAATTTCTAAATCAATTCTCCCATTCCTACTATATAAACCTGATTTTGTCACTCTACCGATAACCGTCGAATTAAGTAGTGACGAGCAAAAAAAAATCCATTTACACACATCTGAAGATTTAATGAATAAAGGATTTTTAAATGCTTCTAAATGGTTTGTAAACGCTGAACGAATTTGGGATATAAATAAAACTGAAAAAAACAGTGAAATAAACGCAGAAGATTATTTGAACTGGTTGAACAAATTAACTGACCAAAATTTAAATGCAAGGTTTTGTGTTTTGTATAATGCATCTGCAAAAGATGCTAATGCACTTGTAATTGATAGGACAAAAATAGACCTTGATTTTATTAATGAAAGCAAAGCCTACGCTTGCTATACAAATGATGAAAATGAAGCATATTACTTATCATCCATTTTAAATTCATCTATTCCAAACTTGCTTATGAAAGACTTCCAAACAAAAGGATTATTTGGGGCAAGAGACGTTCATAAGAAAATCTTAGATGTTTATTTTCCTCTCTTTAGTGACAAAGATGAATTTCACATCGAACTCGCCACATTAGGGAAAACTTGTCACGAGAAGACAATTAAATACATAATTTTAAATCCACCAGATGGTGATTTAACTGCTCATGTATTAGGTAAAATAAGAGTCGATTTAAAGAAACATTTGGCGGAAGAACTTGAAAAGATTGATAAACTTGTAAAAAAGGTAATGGAACAATGATTTCGCTAACGTGCACCATCCCTTCGCGTTCAGGCACATTTGGCATTCCCGCAGAGCTTGCCCTCGATCCAAAAATGCCAAATGTGCCTTCAAGTCCATCCCGCTCCATCGCTGGGACTGGGAGACAGTGTGTTAAAAATGAGATAATTAGATTAGAAAACAATAACGACAAGCGTACAACAACGTCTCGTCTCGCAGGTAAGGTATGTAACGTGGGATACGGGAGCAGCCACGAAGCCCGCCACCGCTCATAGCAGCGACCGTTACCAACAAGCCGAAGAAAAGACCACCTGCCAATGATTTAGCATTTACTGTATGAAAAAAATTGACTTTTCCAATATTAAGATTTATATTTGCCAAATAATGTTAAGACAAAATTTACAACGTGTTGTTTGCTGATAGAATTAGACAGTTAAAGGAACAAAAACTAATGCATCAAAGACAATTGGCTGCTGCTTTGGAGATAGATACAGCTACATATTGCAAAATTTAGCGTGGAGAAAGACGTGCAAAAAGGGAACAAGTTTCAATTCTTGTCGATTTGTTAGAAACCGACAAAATCCAACTGTTAAATCTTTGGCTAGCTGAACAGATTTATTCAGTTGTGAAAGATGAGGAAAATGCAGAAAAGGTACTTGGCATTGTACATGAAAGCGCGATTGAGTATAAATCTGGATTTAAAAAGTAAAATATATGAAACCACTTGTAAAATATAGGGGCGGTAAATCGAAGGAAATACCTAATTTAATAAAACACATTCCCAATTTCACAGGAAGGTATATTGAACCCTTTTTTGGAGGTGGGGCATTGTACTTTCATTTAGAGCCCAAAAATGCTATAATAAACGACATTAACTCGAGATTGATGGCTTTTTACAAAGGAGTTAAATCAGATTTTGAGATACTTAGTAAAGAGCTTCAGGAAATAGAGAAAACATACTTAATCAATCGAAGGAAGTTTGAAGAGTTAAAAGCAGAAACACCTGATTTAAGAGTTGATGACGAAAATGAGACTTTGTATTACCAAATTCGTGATATGTTCAACGATTTGACAAAAAAGAAATATTCTGATGCTCTTTTGTACTTTTTTATCAATAAAACTGCGTATTCGGGCATGATTAGGTATAATGCAAAAGGTGAATTTAACGTTCCTTACGGCAGATATGCTAACCTCAATACTTCCTTGGTAACCAAAGCACACAGTGAGTTACTTGCTAATACAGAAATATACAATTTGGATTACAAGAATATTTTTGAAATGGCAAACGAAGATGATTTTATGTTTTTAGACCCTCCTTATGATTGCGTTTTCTCTGATTATGGAAATGCTGAGTATAAAGATGGTTTTAACGAAAAACACCATGCTGAATTAGCTATTAGTTTTTTGAATCTTAAATGTAAGGCATTAATGGTAATTGGCAGGACACCGTTAACAGATAAACTGTATAATGATTTGATTGTTGATGAATATGGTAAATCCTATGCTGTAAATATTAGGAATCGGTTTAAATCTACCGCAAGCCACATTTTAATTTCAAATTATGGAAACGAGGCAAACAAAAAATATCCAAAATTGGAATTTCAAACGGAATTAGCATTTTAAATAGATTATGGCAAGGATTGACAGCAAAGTAATATTCGTTACAACATCACCGAGAACTCCAGTTAAAATGATACCTGAAAATGAGTTATTGAATACTCATTTTTCAGGTTAAATATGGAACACAGACAACCAAAGTTGCATTTACTACTTGAATCTAAGCAGGAAAGATAATGCTCAACACCTTTTTCAACTACACAACCATGGCAAACGACAAGGAAAGAATAGCCTTATTGAGGGAACAGCTGCACCATCACAACTACCTGTACTACGTGCTGTCTGAACCGACAATATCAGACCAAGAATATGACGTGCTGATGTCTGAGCTTGTAGAGCTGGAGAAGAAGAACCCCAGCGAAACGGACCCCAATTCGCCTTCGCAACGCGTGGGAAGCGATATTTCTAAGGAGTTCATACAGGTTGAACACCGTTTCCCCATGCTCTCGCTAGGAAACACGTACACCCGCCAAGACCTCGCCGATTTCGACGAACGAGTGAGGAAAGCGCTTGGTGAAGAGCCCGAATACTGCTGCGAGTTGAAATACGACGGTGTGGCCATCGGCATCACATATCGTGATGGTGTGTTACTGAGAGCTGTAACTCGGGGCGACGGAACAAAAGGCGATGATGTGACACAAAACGTGAGGACGATAAAAAGCGTACCCCTTGTTTTGAAGGGAAATAACTATCCCGCAGAATTCGAGATTCGCGGAGAGATTTTCATGCCCCGAGAAGCATTCGACAAACTCAATGCCGAGCGTGTCGATTCGGATGAAGCTCAATTTGCAAACCCGAGAAATGCAGCATCGGGATCGTTAAAACAACTCGATTCAAAGATAGTTGCCAAGCGTGGACTCGATTGCTATATGTATTACGTGCTTGGTCTCGAAAACGCAACGAGCCAAATAGATAACCTGGAATTAGCGAAAAAATGGGGTTTCAAAACTCCCGAACACACGGAGCTATGCCCCACGATCGACAATGTTTTCACGTTCATTGAGAAATGGGACTCCCTCCGACAATCTCTCCCCTTCGATATTGACGGGGTTGTGATTAAGGTCAACTCGCTGAAACAGCAACTGAAACTTGGTTTCACAGCCAAAACACCACGATGGGCTATTTCCTTCAAATTCAAGGCTGAACGCGCTGCAACACGCTTGCTGTCGGTGAGCTTTCAAGTGGGGAGAACCGGGAACGTGACTCCAGTGGCAAATCTTGAACCCGTTCTGTTGTCGGGAACCACGGTGAAGAGAGCCTCCCTTCACAACGCAGACCAAATCCGATTGCTCGACCTACATGAGTCTGATTGTGTTCTTGTGGAAAAAGGTGGCGAGATAATACCGAAAATCGTGGGTGTGGACACTGCCTCGCGACCACAAGGCGTGTGCCGAGTGCAATTCCCCGAACAATGTCCCGTGTGCGGAAGCATGCTCGTGAAAAACGACGAGGAAGCCAACCATTACTGCCCCAACCAATGGCAATGCCCTCCTCAGGTCAGGGGTAAAGTGGAGCATTTCATCGGAAGGAAGGCTATGAATATCGAAGGATTGGGACCAGAAACAATCGAATTATTCTTCGACGAGAACCTGATTTCCGATGCTGGAGACCTGTTTTCTCTCGACAAAAACACCATAGCCAAACTTGAACGACTGGGAGATAAATCGGCAGAAAACATTATCAAGAGCATCGAAGCATCCAAATCGGTTGCCTTCGAAAAAGTTTTGTTTGCCCTCGGAATCCGCCACGTTGGCGAAACCATTGCTAAGAAGATTGCTCGCTCGCTCGGTTCAATTGACAAGACAGAAAATGCTAGCGTTGATGAACTTATGTCGATAGGCGAGGTTGGCGAGGTCATTGCTGTGAGCGTGAAAGACTTCTTCAATCAAACTCCCAACCGAAATCTCGTCGATAAATTGAAACGTGCTGGCGTGCAGATGGAAATAGATACCTCGAAACAAACCCCCACATCGAACAAACTGGGAGGTGCTGCCATAGTTATTTCCGGGACATTCGAAAAATATTCCCGCGAGGAAATGAAATCTATCATCGAACAATACGGCGGCAAAAACGTGTCATCGGTTTCTTCTAAGACAAATTTCCTCCTCGCTGGCTCAGACATTGGACCTGCTAAACTCACGAAAGCTACAGAACTTGGTGTTAAAATCATCTCCGAAAACGAATTCCTCGACATGATTTCTTGATGGCAAATAACGAAACGGGGGAAATCGACTACCATAGAGCAAAGGTATCAAATTGATGCTTTGCTCCAAACAGGAACACCGAAAAATAAAATTGCTCAGATAGTTGAGACGGACATGAGCACGGTTTACCGGGAGATTAACTGGAACTGTAACAAGCGTCCATACAGTGCAAAATTGGTCCAGAAACTCTGCGACGAGAGGAAAGATTTGAAATAATTTAGAAATAAACGCCAGAGCATTTGGATTATTTAAACAAAAAAAGCATTACCTTTGTGCTGCTTGACGGCTTGGTGATAATCGGCATCACCGAATACGAGAGGGGTGTTCCGAAGAATAAACTGTAGGTGTAGCACTTCTTTTATTGTTTAATCTTTAAATCATAATAATATGTACACGAGAGGAAATTGGAAAGTAGAACCATCGGAACATATCGGAGCGGTAAATGTTTCTTTTGGTAATTTTAACGGAGGTATTGAATGCTGGTATCATCACGGCAACACTAGGTATAAACTTTAAACACGTGATAAAAATATGAATACCGATAAACTATCAAACGATAATGATACCAATAATGGTATATTAGGTGATGTTAACACTCGTACATCTTGTATTAAATGTAAACACTGTAAGGTAATGGACGTTAATTTGTACTCGGATAGATCCTTTTTGTGTTTTAAAGGTAAATATGGATTAACTACAAATCAAAAAGTATTATCAATGTACCTAGATTGTCAATTGTTTGAGGATGAGTTCTAACGTCAACTATTTCATTTAGTGTCTGATTAGAATGTAAATAATTAAAATAGTAAAAAATATGGCATACAGTAAGAACTTGAAACAGATAGGTAATTTATTTTTTTAACTTGACTTTTGTTAAAATATTCATATTCAAATTATTACAAAAGTCAACAAAAACTTAAATTTTATTTTAACAAAATCTATCATATTGATATTCACAACAATAACCCCATTATAAGGGTGGTAAATAGTTACAATAATCATAAAATATAACATGGAAAGAAAAACAAAAGAATCAAAAACACAGAACCACACTAATTGTGGTTATACTGTGTTGTCTACTGTGCCTTACCAACTTTGTCCAAAATGCAACGGTGATGGACACGTAATGGTGAAGCAATGGTATGGTGGAACTAGCATGTCAAGTGGTATGTTTGGGTGTGATGTGTGTGGTGGTTCTAAAATAATACCTATGCACGTTATAAATCAAACAGTAAAAACACCTTTTTGAGTATTAATTCTTTCTCCAATAGATTTGATAAAACTTTTTGTTTTCTTATCTATATCTTTAATGTCGTTAAGCGAAAAGGAGAGTTTGTAAATCTCCAACAATTTGTCTTTGTGATTCATCGATTAATAATTTTTGTTCGTTTATACTTTCAGCAATGGCTCTTATCACTGGAATAGCAACAGAATTTCCAATTTGTTTATATTGTTCCCCGACATTTGAATGTTTTTTAAAATTTGGCTTAAAGCCCATTATTTTATAACATTCATTCAATGTTAATTTCCTAACTGCATCTAATTCTGGAATGTAAATAAAAAATCTTCCTGTTGTTTCTTGTGAGGGAATTGTAGGATGATTTCCATCGATTGAATAAATTCTGTTTGGTTGCCGATGAACCCTTGAAAGATGTTCAGTATTTTCCCTAATGCCATTTTTCCAAGTGTTTTTATTTCTGTATCCTACGAATAAAAGACCACTTTCTTGTTTTTTAGGAATGTCAATTAAAGTGTATTCTGATTTGTCTATAAATTCAAAATCGCCTTCAGTGTCTAAAAAATCTCTTAATATAACTTTCTTTTTCTTTTTTAATTTAGCAAAATCAAAATAATGATTTTTTGTTGCGATGATAAAAATTCTTTCTCTGTTTTGAGGGAGTCCGAAATCTTTAGCATTTAATATTTTATGCGCTACATTGTAACCTAAGTCCATTAAAGCTTTTATAATAACTGTAAAAGTTCTTCCTTTGTCGTGGTGTATTAAATGTTTTACATTTTCTAAAACCACAACTTTGGGTTGTTTGCTGTCAATTATTTGGCAAATATCAAAAAACAAAGTTCCCCTTGTGTCTTCAAATCCCATTTTTTTACCAGAAATGCTAAATGGTTGACAAGGAAACCCTCCTAATAAAATATCAAAATCTGGAATATCTGCTGGATTGATTTTGGTAATGTCCCCAAATGGTTTTTCTCCAAAGTTTGTTTCGTAAACTTGTTGGCAATGAGGATTAATTTCTGATGTGAATACGCATTTAAAACCTGCTTCTTCAAAGCCTATTCTAAAACCTCCAATTCCTGCGAATAAGTCTATAAATTTATACTTCATCTTGATTTGCTTTTTGATATTTTATTTTCTCTTCTGCTAAGAGCGTGTTCTAATAAACTTCGTAGAATAACTTCTTGTGATATTTTGTGATATCGTCTATCAGCATCCCAATAATCTAATCCGTTCCATTCAAATTTATCATACGTTCCTGTTTCCTTTGTCATATACAAGTATCCCCAAAGGTCATCCATTTCTTTACGAAGTTCTTCTACTTCCATTTGTTTAATATCTTTCATATAAGAAAGTTTTATGTTAAAAAAAATACATACTTATAACAACAAATATAAAACATTTTATTTGTTTTTCAAAATAAAGTTCTACCAAATGTTGTTAGTTGTAGTGATTTTCTAATCGGCAATAATTATATGACACACGTGTACGTTTCTAAATAAAAGATAAACCACGTGTATATAGTAGGGATAGATTACTCGATAACCCACGCGTCTTATTGCATCACCCGTGATTTTGATGAGTACTGGTTCGGTTCCATAGTAAACCCGACGAAGATGCCGAAGAAGACTCTCGACGTGCTGTCTGATTTATCGAAAAAAAGCAATGGTTATATTAATTTCACCATTACCAAACGCGTGAATGCGTGTGTTGATTATGATGGTATGACGTACCAGGAATCCGAGCGTGTCAAGTTGATAAACCACATGCACGTGAGCAACGTGTTGGCAAACAAGATAATTGATTGTACGGGCAACTTGCCGGACACCCTTGTCGGGATGGAGGGGTACAGCTACTCGTCTGAAGGTTCAGCCGTTTTCGACACGGCTCAGGCGACCGGCATGTTCAGGCGGGAGTTGATGTTGTCTGTATTGAAGAATGATGTTAACAAGTTGTTCGTATTCTCACCTAGCGAGTTGAAGAACAGCATAGGGTGCAAGGGCAACGCCGCCAAGTCCGAGATCTTCAACGCGTTCATCGAAGATCCCGTGTTGCCCAAGCTGAAGAGCACGGTGTTCTACAACTATATAGTCGATAACAAGGATGACAAGGTGCTGAGGGTTACAAAGGATGATAAGTCTGTCATAAAGTCGCCGTTCAACGATATCATAGATGCTTGTCTGCCTGTTATGAAGATATACAAGACGATAAACGGATAAAAAAATAACGATGTTTTGGGTTACAAGAAGATAGGTACCAGGTTGAGGATAGACCAGGCTGATTTCTACAGGGAGATAGTCGAGTCTAAACGCAGGGATGCCCTTACCGATGGCGCCGTGAATTACTTCATAAAGATGGCATCGCATGGTGTTAAACACGCCAACTTGAATTACCCTGACCCGAGGGACCAGGAAGACGTGATACAGTCAGCGTTGCACGACTTGTGCAAGTACTGGCGTAATTTCAACGAGAAGGATTGCAACGACCCGTTCTCGTTCTTCACGTCGTTCATATTCAACGGGTATGCCAAGGAGTTCAAGGTCATACACAAGCACAGGTTCATAAAGCACCAGAAGAAGTACAAGGTGGAGATTGATGATGCCATTGATTTCCCAAAGCTAGTGTCGGAGATAAGTTGCGTGGAGAAGATGTTCTGCGACACGATGTCGTATAGCCAGATAAAGAAGATATTCGTCAGGTACAAGTGCGGTAGCGTGTTATCGCGGTGGTTCGAGTACGATAAGTCTAACATCGACGCTACGTGCTGCTTCATCGACGGTGTTGGTCACGTCGATTCCATTGATGTTAAGATTGATTACATAGCGAGCATGTCGTTCCTATCGTTGAACCAGGGTGGCGACAGTGAGATATACACTATATGAAAACCTTTAATAAATAAACCAAAGCGTTCTCCGTTAGATGCAGGTCAATGATTTGAGGTTTTTCGATAAGGACGGGTACCCGTGTAATTACGAGGTTGACCCGGATGGTTGTTTCGTTGGCGAGGTGTACCTTCAACCTCTGTCTTTATCCTTGTACGATAACGTCAACTTGTTCGTGTTGCAGGAGAAGCAGGACGGTAACTTCTACTTCCCGGAGCTATCTGCCGGCGAATCGCTGTTGTTCAAGTGGGTCGGTGATTCGGTGCAGGAGTTCTTCCTGTACGACGTGGTTGATGATGATTCGAACGGCTACCCGTACATAAACAAGGTTAATTCCGTCACGATCTCCGAGAGCGTGTCTGGTGTCAGGTTACCGCTACAGTTAAACGTGGCTTTCTGCCCGTCGTCGGAGTCGATATTCGAGAGGTACCTTAACGGCTACGTGGTGTCGGCGGGTGGTTCCATGGTCAAGTTCCTTAACGTGAAGTTCTACGGCGAGGGTGTCGGCGAGGACGAGCGCATGAGGGTCATACTAGAGAACTTCGGCATTCGTTTCAACAGGACGGATTCTTTATGTATAAAGGATTACGATATAAAGGAGGCTTACCCTGACTGGACGCTGGTTAACGACATACGCAAGCAGCTTATAATAAACAAGGAGGAGATATTCCCGTATGTCGGCACGTACATTGGGTTGAAGAACTTCGTTGATGTCCTCGGGTACAAGGGTGTCCTTGATATAAGGGAGTACTGGAAGAACGTCAACTCCAAATCGTCGTATTTCAACAAGTACATGCTGGTGAGCATAGCCGATATGCTTGACGACGGCAAGATAGACAACATGAACATGATAGAGAACAACAAGAACATCAAGTTCGATAGCTCGTTCTCTAAATCTGGTTTCCTTGCCTTGGCGTACCAGTTCGATGTCGAGTCGGGCGAGTACGATGCCGATGGTTTGCCGATAATGGTTAGCACCACGGACATGGCTTCATCGGAGATGTTCTACAAGCTGCACAAGTTGAAGGATATGCTCCACGACACGTTCTTGCCTGTTAATGTCACCATAAAGGATGTCATCGGCGAGTGGAAGTACTTCATAAGCTTCAAGACGTACGTGTGGTCTGATTCCATAGAGGTACCTGTCGTTAACCTCAACCGCGAGTTATCCGTTAAGGTTTTACCGGATGGTGCTTTTTTCCAGGTATCGGATGTAAGTTCGTTCAGTAAGGTCAAGTACAAGGGTGATGGTATGCTCGAGTTCCCGAAGGTGTCGTTCTGTGATTTGTACGATAACCCGCCGGTAGCTCCTAAATCAATAAACGAGGCTGATATACCGGGCATGATACAGGCGGTGAACGATTACTACACCAGTATACTGCCTGATTACGGCAACAGGATACGCGATAACAGCAACGAGTACACGGATGATGGTATGAAGCCGATAGGTTGCCCCGTTATATTGTCGCTGGATGTACCAGAGCTAAGGGTTTCCGAGCTTGATGGTATAAATATACACCACTTCACGGATAACGGAGACGAGCTTAACATTTTGTCTAACTCCACCGCCGAGACTATAAAGTACAAGGACATGTACGAGATAGAGTGGACCGTATCCCACGTTACTTCCGTAAACAACAACAGGAAGTATGAGTTCGTGCAGAGGGGCAGTGTGCATGCTCTGAGGCAGCTTCCCATCATACTGCCGTATTCTGGTGATTACAACATATCAGCTAGGGTGTGGGATTTCAGCGGTAACTACTCGTACTCTTACAACGCGTCGCTGGTGGTCGTGAACAGGGTTGCGCCTAGTGTCGTGACTGCTTTCGTTGCCAACGACAAGACATCGTTCATGACCGGTGACCTCCACAATGTGATGGTGTCTGATTTCGGCACGTCGGCTGCTTATTGCCCGAGGGTGAACGTCATTGATATAGATAACGGTGTCGAGGTTGACCCGAACATAATAGACTCGTGTATCATATCAGCCGAATTGAAGGGTGCTGAGGTTTACAACAGCGAGACTAGGGCGTGGGAGAGCGTCGTGACATCGACGTACCCGTTCGTTGAGAACTTGCGTTTTGGTGACAGGAAGTGCTTGAGGGTTCAGGATTTAGCGTCGTTCCCCGTCGGTGACCTGTACCACATACGGGCGGTCGATTGTGTCATGTCTAACGATGTGGTGCCTTGCTTTTACTTGAAGGGTATAAAGGCTGGTGATAAGATACGTGTTGGTTACCACCCCACGCACGGTTATCCGGAATGGGTTGTCCCCGTGTTACCACCAACGATACCGACATCGCTTGAAACGTATTGCTTCCTTTTGAACAACGGTTATTCTGGTTATACCAACGCGCTGGATTACCAAGGTAACCCTGTTATAGAGAACGGTGTTTACGTGTACGAGCCTGTGTACGATTACAACCCGGGTATAGCCATGTTCGAGTTCTCTATCTACGAACCGAACGAGGGTGCGTCCGAGTTCAGGTACATAATAGCGAGTTGCAGGGACTTGACCAATAAAGGGTTCTTGCCCGTGGAAGTTCTAAGGTTACAGGGTGATGGTTCGTATGTTCCCGAGAAGATGATGTCGTTCGATGCTATGGATTACGCCGTGGATGGTGTTGTAAGTGCTTTCAAGGAAAGCGGTTTCGGAGGGTACGAGTTGATACACGCTGGCGTTCCTTACGTTGACATGATAAACGGTAGGGCGATGTCTATGGATTATTACGTGGATAACAAGTACGTCGATGTTATTGATGGTGTTCAGTACGGCGGTTTGTCGATGTACTTCGTGGATAATTTCATAAACATCAACACGTGCAAGATAACCAACGGCTGTGTCACCGTGCCTCAATACAAGCACGTGTTTTTCTTCATAAATAACATAAGTAGCAAGAAGCGCGTGGTGTGGAAGATAATTGATGGTTCTAGCGGTTCGGTTATAGCCACGGTTAGGAACACGATGTGTCTTGTGTGGTTCTTCGATACCGATGGCATGTACGATATATCTGTTGATGTCGTCGACAACGCGGGTAACGTGCATGGTTTCTACGGCAAGAACCACGTTTGCGTTAAGGATAGGCTCGGGTACATCGAGTACGCCGAGGGCAGGTTGAGTTATAGGTTAGGTTAAAATAAGAGTGTAAAATATATGGCATATAATAAGGTCTCCTTGACAGTTAAGGATTTGTTGAACAGCGATTACATACCGGAGTACGCGGGTAAGATAAATTACAACACGCAGTTGTTAAGGGTAAACATTGAGAATACCATCAACAATTTAAGGTTATACACCGATAATAACGGCAACACGTCGTTGGGTTACGGTTCTGAGCCGCTTTATAATGTGTACTCTAAGTCGGTGAACGTCAGGTTGGCTGAATCTAGCGGTAACCCGACTACCGGTATAGTTTTCACGAAAGCCGACGGTACAGTGGACAAATCTAACGGTATAAAGGCTGATACCAACGGTAAGGTCAAGGCGGCGTTTGATATACTGGAGACTAGTGGTGATGTAACGGTGAACGGTGATTTGAATGTTATCGGTGATATATCGTACGATGATGTTAACCTTAATGGTATAGTGCGTGAGGGTTACGGTAGTGCTCCAGTTCTTGCGGTTATTGATGTTCCTACTACTACAGCCACCGTTGGTGTCACTATTTTGAAGGGTGATGGTTTGCCGAATAATACCGTGAAGTCTGATATATTGCTTAATGTTACTTTGCCGCAGAACGCCACGGCTGGTTATTACGACATGTATGCAGTGGATGTTGTTGTTGATGTTACAGACCTTGATGATACCGAGGACGGCAGGTTGTTCAGCATAGCTTTTGGTGATATAACGAACGGTACCACCTCTATATCTACCATGGGTGATGTTACCGTTCGTCTATCTACCGGTTCGTTCATGAATAAACGTGTTGCTACTGGTGTAGTGGGGCAAGCTCAAAGTATAACCATACCCAAGTTCTCGACTTTCTACTGTGCGAACACTGTTACGTTGACGTTCAAGTATTACCACGGTAAAGGCGTTATGGTTAAATCAATGGACGTTGTTGATTTAAGCGTGTAATTTTAACCGGTACAAAATAGCATCATATCATTATGGCAGTAACCCCGTTGATAAAACCCATAACTAACAGGTCTGGTGTGTTTTACGCATTCCAGAGCGCGATAAACGACACGAACTTGATAGCGAGCCAGCAGAACATGAAGTTCACGTTCTCTAAGTTCGCCTTGCTCCGTGTCCCCGAGATAGGGGTGTTGTCCGAGTCCGACGTGTTCGATGTTGTCAACGGAGACATGGTTGTTAAGCCGAGCGTGGTGAATAAGATGCAGTTGGGCGCGGTTGGTGATTCTCTAATCATAGACCCGACGTTGTTAAGGGCTGGTGGTGCAACCGAGCAGTCGATGAACCTTGCGGAGAGCTTCCAGAACTACTGCCTCAACATGGAGGCTGTGTTGATGTCGCAGCCTGCTTACAAGAGCGGCAACAGGTCTACTACTTCCGAGAGGGTTTTCTTCAAGTGGTTGAAGGAGTCGGGTGCCTTGCGTTTCAGGGCAGGTAACACGTACGAGAACGCCGCTACCGGTGGCAGGTTCGTCGAGGAAGACGAGGTGTTCGACGTGGATTCGGGTGCTTTCATTGGTTACAACAAGGTCGTCAAGTACATAAACGACATATCAGCCGTGCATACCAACAAGGGCGATAACGTTTACACGGAGCTGTACATATATGTTCCTACCGACCACGGTACTACACCTCACGTGTTGTTCAAGTCGGTGTCCGATGATAATTACAAGGTTGGTACCAATTACGTAAACGTCGCTAACGCCACGTCTAGTATAGAGTACTTGTCTGGTAGGGATGAGGATGATGTGCACCCGTTCGGGTTGACCGCAAAGTCGTATTACGATTACGACGGCGATGAGAACGTGGTGTACGAGAAGTTCACAAACGGCGCGTGGGAGAGCGGTGCGTGGTTCATAGATGGTATCAACAACGCGGTGCCTAACTCTTACATGACGGAGCCAGCGTTCGGTACTGCTGTGACCGATGTGTCTAGGAAGACTTCGGGGAACACCAGCGTGATGTGCCCGAGGAACACGTTGGATGGTATAATGATCGACTGGGATCTCGATTCGTACAAGCTCGCGAAGGGTAACGATTCGATAGAGAACCTCAATGATTTCAACTCGTATATCGGTTCCAAGGACTTCGAGTACAACGTGGTGTTGATATACTACGACATGGTTGATTCGTCTGATCCTTCTAATGTGAAGACGGTAACCAACCTGTATGGCGTGCAGTTCGTGTCGAACATGGTCGGCGTGGGCACTGAACACATCGTGCATGTTAAGGCTAAGTACAAGCCTGACCTAGTCGGCAAGATAAATGGCAACGCGCTTGCAGAGAAGATAAACTTGAAGAGTGACAGTTCACACGATAACGCTGGTGTCGTGAAGTTGCTTAACACGAAGACCGGTGGCGATTACAACACGTTCTCGATGGACCTGTTCATACAGGCACTCACTTCGATGAACGACATGTCGTCGGCTTACCGGGATAACATCACGTACATAACCGATATGCGCAACGAGATAACAACGTTGAAGCAGTTGTTCCTTAACGACGAGAACAAGGAAGAGCTGGCTTTAAGGATAGGTGTTTTGGAAAACTCTGTATCCGCGGCTAGTTCTTTATTCGAGAACTCGCAGTCGGTAATGATGTTCATAACTGACCTTTACAAGAAGTACAACAACATAATGGAGAACACGACTACAGTTGACGTTACGTACAACATGAGCAGGTCGGCGATAAACAACCTCGTTGACCACCCGCAGGAGTATAACCCGGATGTCCTGTCGTACAAGACCAATTTGTTCTCTACTGATATAGTCAACACGGTTAAGCTTAACAAGAACTGCAATTACCTGAAGCACTCGCACACGGGTGATGTCACCATATCCAGCGATTACACCATACGTGTTGATGACACGCTCGTACCGTGGAGCAGCGGGCAGGTGATGGACATAGTGTTCGACACCAAAGTGGTGTTCGCCGGTGGTTCTGGTAGCGTTGGTGGTGTGCTCTTGATGACGGACGCGACCAACAAGATGGGTGCAGGTACGTACAGCAAGTTGATAAAACGATTCACCTATGATGATTTCGTCGGCATAGGGTACGATACGACTGTTACTCCACCGGTGTTGGCTAACGTTTACGTCACCCCTATGTTCAGGGTTACTTGCGTCGATTCAGATTCTATGAAGTTCGAGGTAGACAGGTTGCGTTAATTAAGATTATGTTTGTCTTGCACCGCATGTGGGAAAAAATTTTATATGCGGTGTTTTTTATTTAAAAAAGTAGTATATTTGCAAATTAAATTTATGAGAACAATAAAAAAAAACATTTAAAAATGGAACACGAGAAATCGAATACAGAAGAAACTGCATTGTTGGACATATGTTTTGGTCATAAGATTATATTTCCACTTGAAATGATTTGGCAACCTAAAGAAGATATTACTACATATGAACTCGCGATGTGTATACCTTACTTTTTCATGCAACGTAGAGTTATGCCTTATGAAATTGACGAATCATTGCCGCATTTTAGACATTTTGAAATAATTAATCGCAATATTTAGACTAGTTCATTAATTTAAAAATCAAATATTATGGGATGTGACATTTATTCATTTGCGGAAGTGAAGATAAACAATAACTGGGAAAAGGTAGATAACCATTTTTCGCTTGATTCTTATGAGAAAAAATACTACAACAAAGAAAAAAGTGGAAATCCATTTTGTTGGAGAAGTTACTCGATGTTTGCCTTTTTAGCTGGTGTTAGAAATTACGACCGCTGCGAACCAATAAGTGAACCTAGAGGATTACCTGAAGATTTAAGTGATGAAGTAAGACAATATTACGAAGATTTGGAGTGTTATGCTCATTCGGCTTCTTATTTAACAGCAAAAGAGCTGCTAGAGTTTGATTATGACAAGACCTTTTGGAATAGAAGGGTTACTAAAAAAGAAGGTAACTGTATAAATGGAGCAGCACTTGCAGAAGAGGGTGAAGGTAAGGTTTTAACGTATAGACAAAACTTAGATGGATGGTTTTTTATACACCTTGAAGAACTAAAAACACTTGGAGAACCAGAGGATGTCAGGGTTGTTTTTTGGTTCGATAATTAAATCGGCTTTGTCGTGGGTGAGTTGTTCATTAAATATTAATTTTTAAACTTATAGTAACTTAGATTCAAGTAGTAAATGCAACTTTGGGAATGGTAATAAAAATCAAATATATCCATCAAAACAAAGATGGTAAGAAATTACCTCTTTGCCTTGATGGGTATATTTGCTAAATTGCCCCCCTAAGTCTCCCAAAAACAAGTTGCACTTTGGTTCATATAACCGAACAACAAAGGTATCAAATTTCTTGTTTAGTACAAGCAGGGAAATCTCAGACTGAGATAGCTCAGCTAAAATATTTTTAGGTGTGCGGTGTTTTTATTTAAAATATTTGTATATTTGCAATGTGATTTCATTTTAAAATGGGATGCAAACATAAACTAGGTTTTTATTTTTAATTGATAAAATGAAATTTTTAATGATAATAAAAGACTCACAAAAAAGCGTTATGTTTATAGTCTTATTATGTATTGCTTTTGCTTTTCTCGCTCAATTAACCATATATTCTTTTGAAAAAAACAAGCTTGTTTCTCAAATCAAATTTGAGATGAAGAAAACACTAGCACTCAACAAAAAGAAAGGCGACATAGAAAAAGACATTGAATTAAAGAGCGAAATTGAGCAATTTGATGAAAAATTAAATTCAATTAATAAAAGATTGGATGATTTTCTTGTTTATTTAGGTATCATTGTAACGTTGCTATTATCTATTGTTGTTGCATCTTATATTAGTGCGGAAAATCAAGTTGCAAAATACTTTAAAGAACACTATGAAGAAATAAACTCAAAATTGCAAAATTATGATACTAAAGCAGAAGAACTATTCTCCGAATTTAAAGCAAAGAGAGATTTATATTTAAGGGAATTACAAAAAAACACAATGCCTCCACCACAAGAACCAATTGTATGATTATGAATGAACAAAATCAAAAATTTGATATCGATTCTTTAAATCTCATAAAACAAAAGATTGAAAGAAATATTGAAAATGTCGATGATTATGAATTGCTGGACTATTTTATTTACTCAGCAACAAATAGTAAAGATTATATTTTGAAGAAATTAAGGGAGAATGGGTACGGAACTTATGAGTTATTTCTAATTCAAAAACGCATTATTAAAAACGATAAACTTGTAAATGGCACATTGTATGGTTATATAATGGGATCGATAGGATACTTAGAAGATTTTTTAAAGTATATTTGATTGGAAGTATCAGGATTCCTAAAATATTTGTATATTTGCAATGTGATTTCATTTTAAAATGGGGTCCAAACATAAACTAGGTTTTTATTTTTAATTTAAACACAATCAATTATGAAAAACAAATTATTCTTTTCAAGTGTAGGGTTGATAACTGCATGTTAAATAATATACATTATTAGAAGAAATTGGAAAAAATACCAACTTTTATAAACTAATAGGAAAGCAGGAAATGAAACAAATGAAAGTAGTGCGTGTAACGGAAGATGAGTTTGAATTGGATGTCGGAACCATACAACCTATGAAGTTGGATTCGTATATGATGAAGTTGGTTCCGGTATGAATGATAAGCGATCAAAAGCGTAGTCACAAAACAAAGAAGTCAGTGAGAAAAATAAATAGCTCGAAGAAATGAAATACATTAGATCATCAAAATGCCATTTCGGCAAGTGGATAACAGAATCGAAGTTGACTTCGATCCGTGAATTCATATCTGAAATGCATAGAGTTGTGACCTGGGCTATCGAGCATCACGAATCTGATATATTGAATGGAATGAAGAAACCATCTTTGTTGTTAGCAGAGAACCTATCAAGATGCGAATCGTGGTTGACCGCTAGAGCAAAGAAGAATGCATTCGCTGAAGCACATGCTTTGGTTCTTGGAACCAAACGCAGTGCTGATGAATTGAACAAGCCATATTCACGACCGCATCATAATTCGAGTCGTATTCTACTTAGCTGTACGAATGTAAATATTCAACTGAATCCAGAACTGAAAGGATTCGATCTGTTGGTTGATTTGCGTTGTTTTGATTCACGTGAGAGAGCAGTTTCTGTGGCAATTCCATTGAAAAAGAACAAAATGTTCAACAAATGGAAATCTAAAGGGACGCTGTGTGCATCGGTTATCTTGACCGATAAATATGTCCAGTTTTCATTTGAATGTGAAAAAGTAAAGAATACGGAAGGAAACATCATTGGTGTAGATCCTGGTGCTGTACATGTCATCAATGACGATGAAGGAAACCATTACGGGTCAAAAATGATGCCACTGCTACAAAAACTGAAACGTAAGAAACGAAATTCAACAGCATGGCATGCGTGTAGAGAGGAGATCCTTGAATACATAGATCATTCCATAAAGCAGATTCCATTTGATACTTTACGGCTGCTTGTCCTAGAGGACAACCGGAAAATCAAAAACAAGAGTAAACTAAAAAGCAAGAGTAAACTAAAAAGCAAGAGTAAACTCAGAGGTCGCCTGAGTAAAAATATGCGGTCTGTTCTCACTGGTTGGTCTATTGGTAGAATAAACAGCAGGATTCAAATGCTAACCGAGGAGAACGGTGTCTCTCTTCGGAGAGTGTCCGCTTATGGTAATTCTATTACATGCCCATACTGTAACCACAGGGAGAAGGCGAACCGAGCAAGTCAGGGAGAATTTGTTTGTGTGAAGTGTGGTGTTTCACGCGATGCCGATACTGTCGGTGCGACAAATTCACTGGCTCGGTTCGCTTTGGGTACTTACGGTTCCCAATACAAACAAATGTTTTTGGTGAAACATCCTTATTACCACTCAGGCGATACGGTAATTTCTTCCAATTTCATTTGAACGGTGAAGACGACATCAGGTCTATAGTTGTTAGGAATACGATGCGTGACGAGTTGAATAAAATTTGTGGCTCTATGCCGGTTGAGTATGTATATGGTGAAGGGAAAGGTAAGCTAATAGATAGTTTGCAAAATAAAGTAACCTATGCTTTAAAAAATACAGGTATTATAATTGATAAAGTATATTTGATTGGAAGTATCAGGATTCCTAAAAGTGTTAAGGATGCTTTAGATTCGAAGGTTAAAATGACACAAGAAGCACAGGCAGCCGAGAACGAGGTTGCTAAAGAAAAAGCAAAAGCTGAGATTGCTATTGCTAAAGCAAATGGAGATGCGCAGAGTATCTTACTTGTCGCGCAAGCACAGGCTAAAGCGAACCAATTGCTTGCCGCCAGCATTTCGCCAACTTTGGTTAATTATAAAGCTATTGAAGTCTGGGATGGTAAATTGCCGCAAGTTTCAGGTTCAAACACGCCTTTCATTAATCTAGGTAGGTAAGTTTGACGAGGAATATTATTAATCGAACCACATACCTAAAATATTTTTAGGCATGCGGTGTTTTTTATTTAAAAAAAGTAGTATATTTGTTTTGTGATTCTAACTTATAGAAAAAAAATATTGTTAAAGGTGTACATATATGATTTCATCATGTTTTTCAGAACTTTGGTTGTTGGTAGAACCAAGCTTTTGAAAGTTACCTGTGGCGAATCACTTAGTTTTGCTGGTATTAATTTTACAGAATGTTGTAAGGTTGGTCCCATAACGAAAGAGAAGTTCTGTCCGAAATGTGGTAACATGATAGTTAGAGATTGATTTTAATGGATCATTAGCTCAATCGGTTAGAGCGGCTGACTCATAATCAGTAGGTAATTGGTTCGATTCCAATATGATCCACTTGTGAACAACCAACTCGTGTAAAGCGGTTGGTTGTTTTTCGTTGTGTTTGTGCTCGTTTTGTATTGAATAATACACGTATAAATAAGTACATACGCTTCCAAAAACATACTATTGATGAACGGTGTAATGTCCCAGTCGCAGATGATGTCGAACCTAGTTGTCCTCTACAGGGCACTTGACGAGTTCTTGTTGAAATTCGCACAATCAACGACATCGCGTGCTGATCACGAGAGTGTCGTGTGGTACGATAACAACAATAAAAAGCAAACCATAAACATACCGTCGTATGGTAATATGCGCTCCGATATAGACAGGTTGAAGTCCGACCTGCACTCTATGATAGAGAACAACAGCGATACCATAAACCTCGCTTACCCCGATGGTAACATCAGGACGTTCGCAATGCAGAAGATGTCAAAGCTTGTTGACTTGCTTAACTCCACGTCTGATGTATCGCTTTCGAACCCGACCGAGTTCAGGGCTAAGAGCAACTGGATGTTCGAGTCGTTTTTAAACCCGCTGTTGAGCATACCCGTTAACGTTTCGGGTATGGTTGGTGATACGTCAATGTCCAAGTTTTCGGTGAGGCGTGTTATAATGAACTCCAGTGATGCCGATGATATAAGGTTCTTCGATTCTAACCTCAAGGGTGTCAACACGCTCAGGTATGACGATGTTCTCGATTCTTTCAGGAATGCCGGTATAGCGTACGATGTAGATGACAACGAGTACGAGTTGCCGTCTTCTATAAACAGGAGGCGCGGGTCTTTCAACGTGTTGAGGATTGATGAATCTTCGGCGACCATAGACGGTATCGTCGTCAAGAGGGTGTACTACACGCTCGACGTGTTGTTCTACACCGACGTGTTATCGGCTAACAAGGGTAAGACGTACCTTGCGGAGGGCGATGTCCTCGTGACGTCTGGTGATAGCGAGTACGTCGTGAGGGCTATTGATTCGCAGACCAACAGGGTGTTGTTGGAGCGTTCGTTCGGCAAGGACATCATAAACGTCGGTGTTGGCGTGTTGAAGATTAGACCGGAGGCTTACAGGATACCCGAGTTGTCGGTCAACGTCGGTTACTCTGAACGCGAGGTTATATTCGTTAAGCCGATAGCCGCGCAGATGGACATGACGACTGACGTGTGGTCTAAGGGTTTCGGTGTTTACACCAACGAGTTGAGTATATTGTTGTCTGGTGGCAAGTCGATGTCTCTCGGCGAGTACTACACTAATTACGTTAGCGATTTCGGTCTCGTGTTGATGAATTTCGCCAAGGAGAGGCAGATCCCATCAGTTTTGGGTATGACGCCCAACGCTCCCGTCGTGAATGCGGCTGACATGGCTGTTGTCAACATAAACAACCACATAAAGAGCAGCAAGTCGACATCCGAGTTGAAGACCAAGATAGCGGGCAAGGATAACATAAAGAACGAGATAGAGTCTACAAACAAGGTTATAAACGATTACAGGGCTAAACTCAACACTTCCGCCACGGCTACTGACCAGGACAGGTTGAACACGCAGAAGAAGATAACCGACTTGCTCAACAAGAAGACTGGTTTGCAGAAGCAGCTCAACACCATGTTGGACGAGCTTACTTTCGATATAAAGACCAACATAAACCTTAGCGTGTCCGCCAAGTACAGGGTGCGCGGTTTCTTCCCTATGCCGTTACCCGTGGAGAACGAGTACGGTAAGCAGGAGGTGATACAGTTCGTTGTTTCTTACAGGTACAAGAACAAGTCCGGTGGTACTAGTTCGGCGAAGAACATACCTTTGACTGGCGATGGTCAAACGAACGCTTATTTCTCCGAGTGGGTGGAGGTTTTCTCGAAGATTCGCAAGAAGGAGTTCGATTCGGCTACAGGGTTGTACGTGTGGAGCGACGAGAACGTGCAGGATCCAGATGTCGTTAACATAAACCAGATTGATATACCTATAAACAAGGGTGAGATAGTCGAGTTCAGGGTTAAATCGGTGTCCGAGGCTGGTTACCCGATTAACCCAGTGATGTCAGATTGGTCGGATATAATACCGATAGAGTTCCCCGCCGAGATGGAGATGCGCGAGGAGGATGTGACGTTGACCGAGAGGTTGCTTATAGAGTCATCTCTCGTTGATTTCCAAGATGAATTAAACTCTAGGGGTCTCGACATACACCTGTATGATTCGATAACGAAGGGTGACAAGTACTACCCGCACAAGCTGGAGTCGATAGCGTCGGGGATGTTCACACAGGAGGGTAACATAATCGACGCGTATGCTGTTATATCTGATTTCAAGAGCAGGATAGCCGCTTTGGAGCTTGCCATAACCAACTCCATAGGTGAGATACGCGTGTACGTCGTGGAAAAGGATGGTACTAGACGGTTGGTTAGCAACGGTGAGAACGTCAGTATTTTTGCAGGGTACTACGACCAGGAGAAGCTCGGTGTAGGTGGTGTAGTTTCATACGATTTCCTAATAAGTATAGAGAACTCTGCCGGTGTACCTCTCGAGCTTGTTTCGAGGTTCGGTGCTGGTATAGGTCTGCCTGTACCTAGTTCGTCTACCGTGACTGACGGTGATTACGCGTGGAGGAAGTACGATAAGGTACCGATGTCGGTGTTGCATAACGAGACGCCGGATGTCGGTGGTTTCAAGAACGTCGTAGGATACCAGTCAGGCCAGTCGATGTCGCAGTTCATCAATTCTAGGTATTACGATTTCCCATTGGAGAAGGAATTGTACCACGTTCCTGTTGTTGCTAATTCTAGTTATGATTTTACTGGTGCCTTTTATACTGGTTTCGGTACTGTACCGACTGATGGTAGGATGTTGTTGCCTATCGCACCTAGTTCTCACCAAATTATTCCTATGCCGGACGAGAATGTAAACATATGGAATGGACATGCTGACCTTACCGGGTCTTTTGCCATAAATGGTGGTGGTTCGTTGAGTGAGTTCTGTATAGATAAGAACTGCCCGTGGCTGGAGGAGTATCTAACTGCTTTTAAAGCTGCTAACCCTGATACTGATTATATGTTCGGTTCTGATATCAATAAAGCAGTGTTCAAACCGGCGTTCACCCAAAACAATAACGTGTACAAGCAAAGCGTTATGCCTATATGCCATGCGGTTGGTTTCGATGTGCAGATGGAGGAAACGACTAACGGTATGGGTATAAACTACCTCAAGCAATCGGCTTATTCGGCGGCGACTACATACAGTTCTGGTGTACCTACAACGTTGAATTACCCTACCAAGATAGGGTTCAACGAGAACGACGAGTACTTGATAGGCAAGTACACGTGCGGCGCGTACCTTTACCTGTCGCCGAAGGATTATGAGTCTATTTCCATAAAGGGTAATCACCAGAGCCTATCTTCGGCCAAGTTGAAGAGCGGTCAGGAGAATGCCATTAACATACCCGTTGTTTTCCAGTACAGGTGCCAGGATAAACTTGGTTATGTAGGTGGGTACAGTGCTGTTGGTAAGAAGCGCACCAACGTGACGTACATGAAGCAGATGGGTATAGATATCTACCAGAAGGTGTACCAGGGTAACAGCGGCAGGTACGATGACGTGTTCTCGTTCGACATCACGGTCCAGTGCAAACACAAGCCTGACGTGGCTACTTCTTCTGTCAACACGTCTAGCATAAGCGGTACCAAGAGCGTTTACAACGTCATCAAGAACTTGAAGTAAAAATACAAGCGCGATGGTTTTTTTCAGGGATATTTCATCTAACGAATCTACGTTCTCCCTAGTGAGGACGAACCCCTTGTTCACGGGTAACATAAAGCTCACGGTCGGTTCGTCTGGTGGCGCGTGGTTGAACACGATTGATGCCAACGGTGCTCTCTCTGCGCAGGCTTACAAGAATTACGTCCTTGACACGAGGGCATCGTACCCCGCCAACATAAAGCAGTTCCTGTCGAGGGGTGGTGCCAACAACGACCAGTTCTTCGACGTGTTCACCAAGGTTGACCCGACTCGGGTTACTTCAGATTACGCTGACCAGTACGATTTCTCGCTGTACTTCGCCGGTGTTAGGTACCTCAACTCGAGGTACTACGCCGAGAAGTTCTCGTACTTGTCGCCGCTGTACGTGAAGGGTGGTGATGTACCTGATTATTTCGTCGTGCTGAAGATAAACGGGCCTGTTAACTACGATGTCGTGGAGTTGAAGAGGAAGTTCGAGGCTGGCACGTACAAGAACACTGATTACATGTACGACCTTCTTAGGAATTCCAACATAATAAAGACGTTCGATTTAACCGCGAAGTCCAAGATAGGAGCGTACTTGCGCAAGGTCGTGTCGGGTGATGATTTCCCACAGACACCTATTGATGTGAGTTTCAACGAGGGTAAGATGACATACTGGAACGGTATAGATATGCGTAGCGGCGTGTACTCGTCTTACGGTGAGTACCTGCACGATTTCTACAAGGATGACCACACGTTGAAGTACTTCGAGACGTTCATATCGGAGGGGTTCAAGCGCCACTCGCTCCTGTACCCCAACATATTCAACTTGGAGTTCCTCTTCGATGATAACACTTCTAATGTTTTCGACCACAACAGGTACATCGGCTTCTACTGTAACGTGTCCACGTACGGTTCATTGCTCGCCGACGTTGGTTCGCAGGTGACGTACAACAGTGTTGCTGGCGTTGATAATACCCCCAGGTTGTACTCGGATATAGACCCGTATTCGTCTAAAATCATCACCGTTAACAATAACACAGGTGTCTCTCTTTTCTTCTCTGGTCTGAACGGTGATGAGTTCGGTATATTCAAGGACAAGTTGTCAACATCAAATCTTGTCGTGCCGGTCGTGTCAGATAGGAACGGTTCGCTACACAGGGTTATATCTGGCGGTGAACACGGTGATGGTGGTGTTGATAAGTCGTTGAAAATATCCGACAAGTCTGTTAATGTAAATGACTTCTCCGGTACATTCAAGGATATATTCGTGACGGGTATAGCCAAGGTACCCGATAGTATGGGTGTTTGCCACGTGAAGATGGACATGTTGTCGGTGCCGTCTAACACTGATACCATAGTTATAAACCACGTTGGTGGCAGCAGGGTTAACGGTGATGGTAGCAGGTATGATGTTATAACGTTCACCACGGGTTTGTCTAGCGATTTGCTTTATGGTGATGCCGGTGATTACAACGCGGTGGTGTTTAATTATTCGAGCAGTAACAAGTTCGTCGTTCCTTCCGAGTACGCTGGCACGTGGGATGGTTCGGCACCTCTCGAGCTTATAGATGATTACGACGTGGTCGATGTTTCTGATGGTTCGCAGAAGGTTTACGTGAACAACGTGTTGCAGAAGTTCGTCGTGGGCGGTGTTAACGATTACGTCAAGTGTTTCGGTACTGGTGGAGTGGTCGATAGGAATGGGTTGCTATGCGTCATGACCAAGCCTGTATACTTCGATAGTGCTACCAAGATGGACGAGTATATATACGATATCAACAACTATGCGCAGGGTGTAGATATTTCGGGTAAGACAAAAGATGAGATTTTAGACGAGTACTTCCACGTCATAATTGCCAATGTTGATAACGTTGTGTCTGCTGTGGAGTTCACGCCGAGGTATCTAGTTTACAAGACGAACTCGAGCGTCAATTACTCGTACACTGGTTATGTTGACGGTGACGTGTTCAAGCTTATAGGCTCGATTGATGATAACGGTTCCGTCAAGCTCGTGTACTCGCGTAACGATGTGGGTGTCGATGAATCGAACTACTACTTCGTCGGTGTCGGCAAGTCCGTTGTCGGTGACAAGGTTTGCGAGGGTTTGGTTAACTGCATAAACCAGATTCCGGTGCGCGGGTTCTTCGCGTGTAACGACGGTTTATCGGTTTACATCGTGTCTTACGAGGCGAGCGACGAGGTCGAGTTCTCCGTTTCGTTCACTTCGTCTACTGGCTTGGACGGTGTTATGTCTGTTAATGGTTCGGCGGCGAGTGGTGATGTCATGGATGCTGTCGGTGGGTACACGTCCGGTCACATCGTGCTGGTCGACAAGAAGCATTACGATGCTCTTGTTGGTTCCATAGGTGAGCTGTTGATACGGGTTGATGGTGGGTATTGCCTCGTTGATAAGGTATGCGCGTACGCTGGCTATATAACGAGAACATCACGTGAGTTCTCAACGTATTCCAATTACGTCGCGGTTTGTTCCAGCAAGAAGCCGATGTTGTCTAGCGGCACGTTCACGACTTGCTTGAGGTACAAGGCTGGTGTCGGTGTTCTCGCGTTTTACTCTGTGTGTGACTTCGATTTCGACTATTATTCCAAGTCTTATATGAGCGGGCTTGAGTCTGAATACGGCGAGTATTACCACGTGTACCCGGGTAGCAACATGTTGAAGAAGGATACGGCGTACCTCGTTATAGGCGATGGTTCCGTGGTATACGATGGTGGTGATTACAGCTCTGGTGGGTACTTCTGTGTAGAGAATGGCACGTACGATTATTCCGTCAAGTCAGGTGACCCGATCGTTATCCCGTGGTTTTATATAACGAGGCGTGATGATTTGCTGTGGGGTGATATAGTTAAGGATGATAATACTGGGTTCGATGGGATTGAGGTAAAGTTCAGGGATTTGACGGTATATGTGAGAATTCCATATTTAATTATACCTGGAAATGTTGCTCTTTTAGATGGGGTCAATAAATATCCTTTGGTAAACAATGAGGTCATAAAAGGTAACACTATATGTGTGCCTACTAGTAATAGTGATGTATCGTTGTATTATAGGGGTGTTAAGTACGATAACATATCTCCTGATCAGGAACTGTTCACTATTGATGGTGTTTCGATACCTATATCTAGGATGAATATCGGTATTGGTGGTATTGATGATACACACGCGTATGTCGTTTGTGGTAAATCTGGTGCATTGTTGTACGAGGGTAAAGAATACGCCATAACTCCGACCGGTACGATGTTCGTCGGTGGCTCTGAAAACACTTTCGAGGTTATAGATGGTGTTGATGCTGGTGTTAGGATGTTTTTGTACGAGGATTATGCTAATTATACGATAGGTGATGTTGTTAAATCGTACAAGTTTTCAGACGACGTCATAACATATACTATGTTTGGGTTGTCTGATGATGTTGTATTTAAGGATGTTAATGTTTCGGCATACTCTATGTGGACTTATAGACTACAGCCTAGGTTTAATTTACACCCTATACACGATACCAACAGGGTGTTGTTCGATTTCAACGGTATGTCTAAGTTGCACTTGTCTTCGGGTGAACATGATTTGAGCTCCGATGCTTACATGTACCGCGACCGGTTCACGAAGAACGCTATTTCAACCGAATACGATTACAACAAGGAGAATTCTAACGTGGGGTACGCTTATTTCAACAAGCTGGTCAAGTACGCTTGCAAGTGGAGGTACGTGGATGGGTTCGATTGCCGTGGTAACTCTTACCGGCTCAACACGTCGTATGTTTTCGGCGTGAACAACATATGCCCGTCGTTCGATTTAGATGGTCAATCCACACAGGGATACACGCACGAGTGGGGTTACCTTGTGAGCAACAGGGATAGGGCATCGGCTGATTACATATATGGTGGTCTTGATGTCGTTATATCAAATGGTAAGAAGTTGCTGTCTGGTATATTTAGTATTGGTGATTTTGTCGGCAAGTTTACCGTTAAAACCGGTGGTGTAGACAAGTTGCAATACACCAAGTTGCGTTACAACAAGAACACCGGTGAATGCGAGACGTTCTTCCGTGGGGTTAAGGTTATAGTCGGGGATTCATCTAAATACGATGGGTATCTATTCTCTAGCGTGACGCGTGTTGTCAACAAGAGCAGTACCGACGTGTTGCCCATAACATTCGATGTTATCGTGGGGGATAACTTGTCCGATGGTGGGTACATCGTTTTCTGCACGACGGTATACCTCGATGACATCAGTAATGTTTTAATGTACGATGGTGTGTTTATTGATGGTATTAATATGGGTAAGGGAGTGCATGATCTGGTATATCATCCAGGTGACCCACCTATTCCACAACCAAGGTACAAGTATCTTTATAAGTTATATGCTAATAATAATTACAACATAGATGGTGATTACAGGTTACGTGATGTCACGTCCCTATCGTACCTTGATTTGTACACGCTTGTAGACAAGAAGTTCTCGGCTAAAGACATGGAGTACTCTAACATAAAGCTACCGTTCACTTTTAATACCAGCTACATGTACAACACCATGGGTAGTGGGGAAACATTTGTTAGACCGTATAACTACGGTAGTTATAATAACAGCACGTACCCTAATTACGTGTATGATGTTAGTATGTACATCGACGATTTCGGAGTTAACAACCCGTTGCTCGTGAGGTCATCAATATCTGGTGATAGTAAGATGTATGGTATCCACTTGTACGATGGTAGTACTATACAAGAGATGAATAACATTACTGGTGCTGGTGGTTCTAATATATTCTTCGATAATAAGGGCAAATCGTGCAGGAGTGTTGATTCTGGTGGCGATTCCACGTCGTATGTTTTACCTATAGACTACGCGTACCAGCTTATGGGTGGTAGGAATTACTACAAGAACATGTTATCGTACATGTCTTTCTCGAACATATACAACATGGTTAACAACATGTCTGGCATGGTTGATTTCGGTGGGATATCATTGAGGTTCGAGCGTCCTACGCAGATATATAAGTCGAACAAGCTCGATGCTTATGGTGTTGATGTTAATGGTTTCAACGGGTTCTCCGCGTATGAACTGTACGCGGCGCAGAACAGGGTCCCGTATGTTATAAACAGGTACAACGGCAAGTACGAGCCTATGTTCTCCGATGTCATAACGTTCACTATCGGTAAGTACAAAGGCGTTTACTTGCAGAACTCGTCGTTCAATGCGTCTAATGCTGGTTTCGGGTTGATACGCAACTTCAACCACGTGAAGGTATCTGATGGTGGTATATTCAAGTTGTACAACAAGAACACGAGCGATTTGTTCTACGAGGATATACACGAGATCAACATAGGCAAGGCTGATTACAACGTGTTGTTGTCGTCGTGGGATTACGGGTTCCACAGGAAGTACACTTCATCCAAGGATAGTGTTGTTGTCCCGGGTACATTGCGCGTGCAAGAGGATGACACGTTCCTTAACAACGTCATGGTGTTGCCGTCTGGTTTATCCGTATCGGATTACGAGGTGGTTAAGGTTGAAGGTGTCGTCACGTCTATCCCGGACGGGTACGATGTCGCGTATTCAGAGGTCAACGGCAAGGTCAGCGGTTTGTTCGACGTGTCGCATGGTATAATACGTGTGCTTGTCGGCATGGGTATAAGCAAGTCGTTCGATGATTTCATATTCGGCGGTTTCGACGGCACGGTCGATAAGTCAGAGTTCATAGGTGGTATGTCCGAGGACGAGTACGTCGAGATGTACATAAGGGAGAACATATTGCCGTCGTTCGGTATATCTGCTGTCTCCACTGCGTTGTACAGGTTTGGCTCGGGTATAGTCAAGTACGTTAGTGGTGGTACAATCACGGACGGTATAAGTATAAATAAAGTAAGTAACACGGTGTTCGCGTTCACTTACGATTCACCAAGCGATGGTGCCGCATCGTTCGCGTTCAATGTTTCTGTTAAAATGTTATAGTGTTTTTATATGATAAAGATGTTAAATATCAACCCTTCCGATAACCAGGACAGGCTCACGTACAAGTGCAACTACAACTTCCAGAGGTTGATGGACTTGGCTAACAACATAAAGACCATAAAGGGTGATACGGGTGCGACTGGTATACCGGGGATGCAGGGTGTTACTGGACCGATGGGTATGACGGGGTATTCTATATACCCGTATCCTGTTTATAGTGAGGTGGATATAATTAGCGGTACAACCCAAGCGTTTATAGGTGCTAATAACCCACGCATCGGTGATTTTTTCGTATTAGAAAATGGTAATATTTATAAAATAACATCTATAACTCCGTTCTTATTTGAAATCCATGTTAATAATTTAGAAATAATACAAACAGCCGCATCTGGTTCAACTAATGTGTTTACGAAGGATGATACTGTTGTAAAGTACACTACTGAACCAAGTACTGGATATAATACTATGTTCTTGAACGGTGGTGGCTTGACTGCTGCGGATTTCACTGGTTATAATGTTAACCCTAGTTTGTGTATAAGTCGTGTGAGGGGTACCGAAAATGTAGGGAGTACTCCAACAACGGGTACTTTGCTGTTGACTAGCTCGCAATTGTCCGGGCAACAGCATACGCTTGATGAGTATAGTGACTCGTTGAAGATTTTCCATTCGGTTTATAATAACATGAGGGTTGGGGTGTTCAGCATGCACGGTGAATCTTCGAGGGATATTGTAACTGGTTTCAACTTTATCCATAACCCGATTACCAATTCAAATGGACATGGTTCTGTTATTATAGGTTCGTCAGCTTATGTTAATAATTTATATGGTGTTTCAAATAGTGCATTTGATTCTGGTATTACTATACTTAAAGGGGATGCTTTATCTGTTGGTGTTGATAGTGGAGGTGGTGTTATATCTACTGGACAAAAGTTAAATATAAAATCTGGTGCAGGTTTAAGTTTAGAATCTGGTGCAGGGGCTTTTGAATTTAATACTACCGGTAGTGGCATCACTGTCAGTTACAATAAAGCTACTACGTTTAATGTAACTTCTGGTAGTTTATATTTAAAATCATCAACAGGTTATTATTATTTTAATAGTGAAGGATCTTATTGTGGAATTAGCTTTGATAAAGGTGTTTTCGTAAACACACCAGGTAATATTACGTTTTCCTCAGCAACCGGTTATTTTTCTTTTTTCTCAAGTTCGTATACGGCGATTACTGTTGGGTTTAGTAAAGCCACTACTTTGGATGTGACTGGTGATATGACTTTAAAATCATCAACAGGTAAGTATTATTTTGATACTGCCGCATCTGATTGTACAATTGACTTTAATAAAAATGTTACCGTAAACACACAAGGTAATCTTTCGTTTTCCCCATCAACTGGTGGTGTTTATTTTAACTCAGGTTCGTCTACGGCGATTACTGTTGGGTTTAATAAATCCACTGCTTTGGATGTTACTGGAAATTTGACTTTAAAATCATCAACAGGTAAGTATTATTTTGATACTGCCGCATCTGATTGTACAATTGACTTTAATAAAGCCACTACTTTGAATGTGACTGGTGATCTAACTGTTAATTATGGTGATGGTGGTAGTGGTTCATGGTCTAATATTTATATTAATTCATCTGGTACAAAAACCGGTTTTATTACGTTTAATAGTGATGTTATTTTAGAAACAAGTACAGAGTTTGAGGTAAGATCTAGTAAATTTACGTTTGATAGTGGAGAAGCAGGTGCTACATTTTCGAGTTATGCTAATTCTAATGGTTATATAGTACTACAATTATATGGTATCTATAATACTATAGTCGGTACCCGCTTATTGATAGACGCTGATACAATTGATTTTAAATTAAAAAATATTGGTACTGTTACGGTGGAGGAAATATATAACCATATACATAATACTGCTATACATAACTAATTAATGTATTATTTTTTCATAATCCTATTGTTTTTTAAAAAATAAGTTGTAAATTTGCTTCACACAGTTGGTATAAAGGTGGTCAACTGTGTGGAGCTTATACACCACCTTAATTTTAAATATTAATAATATGAAAAGAGTATTTTTTTCCGTTGCTGGTTTGCTGTTATCAGCATCGCTACTTGCACAAGTAGGTTTCGTTTCAGCAGGATCATCTGTTAAGGTTAGTTTTACGCTTGGTTCTAAAGGTATTCAATCGCCTAACGCTGTCAAGATAGGTAAACGACAAGTTGTCGACACCAGTAAAAACACAAAACCAATTGATCCTAAAACATCTGTTGTCGATTTTAACAGCGGTAGTGAAAACGTGTACCCGAACCCCACGACAGGTGTCGTTAATGTACGAGTTGGGTCTCCGTACAGAGTTGTGAACAACATAGGTGTTGAAGTTGTTGGGGAATCTGAATCTACATCTGTTGACTTGTCATGTTTGCCGTCAGGTGAATATATTTTAATTTTTTCTGAAAAAAAATATAATAATGTAGCTGTAATTAAAAAATAATTTGTAAATTTGCGTATATTAATTAATTTAAAAAGTAAAATTATGAGAACCTCAATTTCAAAAATCGTTGCTGTTTTAACAGCGTTGTGTATCGTTTCGGGTGTTTTCGCCCAAGTATCAAACAGAGTTATGCTAGGTCAGGCTACCGTCAGGTCTGCCGGTGGTGTCAAAGTAGCCAACAAGTTGGTCGGTATCAAAGTGTCCATAGTGGATAGTAAAGGTGTGGTGCTCTTCTCGGAAGAATCAAATTCTAAAACCGATGCTAGTGGTATCGTTACGTTTGAGGTTGGTAATAAGACCAGTCTAGTTGATATTGATTTCAGCAAGGATGGTTACAAGATGCGAGTTGCTGTCGATACTAGTGGTGGTGTAAATTACAAGACCACGGAAGAATCTAATATATACTTCGTACCTAAAGCCTTGTACGCTGAAAAATCTAGGATTGCCACTACTGTGGAGAAAGAAAACGACCCTAGGTTTATGCAATCTTTGGCGAGTAAAATAACACAGAAGCATATCGACAGGCTAAATGGGACTAACCTTAGAGA